CCAACTTAACAATTTCTGTTGGAGGTAATTATTTATCAAGAGCAACATCTGTAAAGGTTAACAATTTAGACATATCGTTCTCCAGCGTTAATGTAAATAGTATTAGTCTATTAAAAATAACAGTTCCAAAGACATATGCATTTTATGAGATTACTTCAGTTTATATATCAGATAATTATGGACAAACAAATACATATACAAATGCTACTATACTTTATCCCAGAGGGTTTACACCAGTAGTAGGCGGACTTAACGTTGATGCATCTAATTTGACAATAGGTATAAGTGGTGAATACTTGTTGAATGCAACAAGTGTATTAATAAATGATAATACTAGTAATGTAATTACATCTGCTAACATTACAGTAGTAAATAAAACCTTTATCAAGGTAGTTATTCCCAAAATTGATGATTTCTTTTCAATTACAAAACTTTCAATTACTGATAACTACAATCAAAATAGTAACAATTATAGTTATATTGGATTTTATCCTAGAGGATTTACACCTAATATTTCAAGCTTAAATGTTGATTCATCCAATTTAACAATTTCTGTTGGAGGTAATTATTTATCAAGAGCAACATCTGTAAAAGTTAACAATTTAGACATATCGTTCTCCAGCGTTAATGTAAATAGTATTAGTCTATTAAAAATAACAGTTCCAAAGATAGAATCATTTTATGAAATTAATTCAGTCTTAATATCAGATAATTATGGACAAACAAATACATATACAAATTTTTACACTTTATATCCCAAAGGCTTTACACCAGAAATATCCAGTTTTGTTGTTGGAGATTTGTCGGGAACGATTGTTATTAATGGAAAATATTTAAGAAATATAAATTCAGTAAAACTCAATAATTCGTTATTAACTAACCCAACAATTACAGTAACAAATAATTCATCCATAACAGTTTCAATATCAGTAAATAACCAATTATTTTATGAAATTCGTTCTGGTTTAGTAAAAGACATTTATAATCAAGAAAGTTCTATATATCAAACTACAAAATTTTCAAGTAGTCCAGGCATTTATCCAATAGGATTTTTGCCATCTATTAGTACAATTTTAGCAAGTAGTGATTTAGATTTTACGTTTTATATTAATGGTAAAAACTTAACAACATATGACCTATCAAATAATAATATCTTTACAAACATATCTAATATACAGATTAATAATCAAGCTGTCATAATAACAAATATTTCTATTATAAGTAGAAACTCTCTTTCAGTAACAGTACCACAATCATCAAGATATTCAACAATAAATACATTTATTCTTTCAGATTACTGCGGTCAATCCGTTACATATAACGGGCCATCAATAAATCTAAAAGGATTTAATCCAACAATTTCAAATGTTTCAATTGATATTTCTAATAATTTTACACTTGAAATTAGTGGTAATTATGTATCAAATGTTTCATATGCAACAATTAACGATTTACTAGACGTTTCAAATATTACCGTAATTAGTAACAATTTAATAAAATTAACTGTTTCAAAAACGGATACCTTTTATGAAATTTCTAAAATATCATTAACTGATAACATAGGTCAAACACAAATAAATCCATGGGTTGCCAGACTCGGTGGTAATAGATTTGTAAAAGGATTTAATCCAGAAATTACATCAGTCTCGTCAATTGACGCTTCTAACATAACAATTGAAATTAATGGTAACTATTTATTAAATACATCTAAGATAACTATAAATAATGTAGACATTTCATCAAATATTACAACAGTTAGTAAATCATTATTAAGAGTACATTTTTCACAGAATGCTAATTTTTACGATATTTCATCAGTTTCAATAACAAATAATTATTCCGAGACTAGTACCGAATTTTCAGTTTCACCAAAAGTATATCCAAATGGTTTTAAACCAATTATTGATACTGTTAAATCTAGTACAACCAACTTTACTATTGATATTAGTGGATCTTACTTATTCAACGTAACTGGTATTAATGTAAATGGAGATGACATTTCATCAAACATCACAGTAACTAATAAGAATTTAATATCAGCGACGGTCCCTTTAGATATGAAGTACTATGAAATTAAATCACTTGTATTAACGGATAAGTTTAAAAATAAAAGTTTATTAGCAGATTTATCATCAAACCCTGTTTATCCAAAAGGATTTTTACCTATGATTACTAATGTGGTAGTTGATAACAGTTTAAATTTTACTATTAATGTTACTGGTTCAAACTTTGAAAATGTTATAGGTGTATTTACAAATGATAATAGCGGTACTATTATTCGCAAACCTGATTTTACAATAGCAAGTTCAAATTCTTTAATAACTGTAACATCTAATATATCAAATACCAACTTTTTTGCAATTAATAAATTATCCTTAATAGACATTAATAATCAAGTTGTAAGTTTTCCATTAACTCCTTCACCAACATTATATCCAAGAGGATTTAATCCTGTTATTTCAAAGGTTGTAGGAGTAGATGTTTCATCGGCCGCATTTAAGATTGATATAAGTGGTATTTACTTATTACGTGCTAATATAATTAGAGTTAATGATGTAAGTTTTTCAGTTACAGATGCTAGCAGCGTAACTGTAATTAGTAATAATTTAATAAGAATAAAGCTTCCAGAGATTCCAACCTTTTATGGAATTAATACTGTATCAATTTCCGATTATTACGTTCAATCTAGTAATGTTTATTCAATAACTCCTATACCTCTTTACATTCATTCACCTATTATAGTTAATGCGGTTCTATGTAATAATCCATTTGTTGTTGATGTAAGTGGTATAAACTTTACAAAAATGACAAAGTTTAAGATTAATGGCGTGGATATTTCATCATCATTATACACTGTCACTGATAATCTTATACAAATGAGTGTAGCTCCAACTGATTTTGTTATACAATCTGTAACATTAAACGATATATATGGATTCACAGTTCAATATGATATTTCTGGATCACTCGCGATTCATACAACAATTTGCTTTCCAGCAGGAACACCAGTTAGAACAGATCAAGGCGTTATGTGTATTGATAAAATAAATACCGATAAACATACAATTCGCGGAAAGAAAATATTAGCAATTACTCAAACCATTACACCAGATAAACATTTGGTTTGTTTTGATAAAAATTCAATTGGAAATAATATTCCTTGTGAGAAAACTTTAATAAGTCAAAATCATAAAATATTTTATAACGGAAAAATGCGAAAAGCTAAAGATTTCGTAAATGAATTTGAAAATGTAACAAATGTTAAATATAACGGGGAAATACTGTATAATGTTTTAATGGAAGATCATGAAAAAATGATCGTTAATAATTTAATATGTGAAACGTTGCATCCAGAGAATGGTGTTGCAAAGGTTTATAGAAAATTCCCCAATTTGACACCAGAACAACAAAGAGAGATAATTGTTGAAGTAAATGAACGTTTGTTAAAAAAGAAACTCGCTGCAGCGTGCGCCGCTTTAAAATAATAAACATAACATAATAAACATAAAATAATAAACATAAAATAAAAAACATAAATAGTTGAATGTTAATTCTAAAAATATATAATAAATTTTATATTACCTCTTTGCTCATTTGAAATGCGCAAAGTAACCATTCCATGCCACTCGCATCTGCCCACAAATTGGACGTTTTGAATGTGCAATTGTGTAAAAAATATAAATCAATTTCCATAAAAAATTGATTTATATAATATATTAAACGGTAGACACCAACATATAACAATAAACAAAATATATAATGATGGAACAAATACTAAACAAGAAAAATGCTCTTAAAAATTTATCGGATGAAGATTTTGAAAAAAAACTTCCAGAATTAGTAAAAGAACTAGAAACCCATGGAGTTTTATATGAAACTTATTCTGAAGAAGAAATTAAAAAGGATTGGAAATTACTAATAAATAAGAAGATTGATCCAAAAGTTACAAACATATCAGCAACTTCAGTAGCTGGCATGAAAATTATGCGCAAATATATGAGGCATTTTCATGATGTGTTAAATTATAAAGGGCAATCCGTAAGAAATTTATGGAAAAAAGAAAATCTAGAAAAGGCTGTACGATTTAACAGAGCAAACCATTCTACTCCATACGCTTCAGAAATAATTAGATCGTTGTCATTTACAAATGGATTGGGAAAGGTAACTATGTATAGACCAGTAATGGCTAGGAATATTGTATCTTATTTTAAAGCAAAAACTGTATTGGACGTTTGTGCTGGTTGGGGTGGAAGAATGATAGGTTCCAAAAGTGTTGATTTGGAAAACATTTTATATACAGGAATTGACCCTTGTGTAAAAACGTATGTAGGATTGTGTGGAATTCGTGACGAATTGCAGTTAACAGGGGTTACGTTAATTAACAAATCTGCAGAAATAGCATTATTAGAAATGTCAGAAGATAATAAGTTTGATATCGCTCTAACTAGCCCCCCTTATTTTAATTTGGAGATTTATTCTGATGAAGAATCTCAGTCAGTTAAACATTTTGATAATAAAAAAGATTGGAATTATCAATATTGGATGGATACCTTTTTGGAACCAGTTATATTGGGTGTTATTAAACGCGTTACTTATAGTTGTTGGAGTGTAAAAAATTTTAAAACAGATAAAAAATATAATTTATTAGATGATGTCATTAGATTACACGATAAATACGGATGGAAAAAATTAGATGTAGTATTTACTATGTCTAATAGTAGAAGGCCTGGAAATGCTACTGCTACTGCTACTTCTAGTCTTAAAAAAACAGAAGAGGTTACATATGTTTTCATAAAAACATAATTTGATTACAATAAAATATTCACAAATTCTCATATTTGCAGGTTATCATAAAACTCTCTTACTTTTTTATTAACTAATATTTTTGACGCATCAAACGACGACAAATATAATCCCTCAATACTTTTAACTCGCGATAATGCAACATACGTTTGTCCACATTCAAATATACCACTTCCTACATCAATTTCAGCTATATCCATAGTTGCACCTTGAGATTTATGAATTGTAATAGCCCACGCTAATATAAGGGGTATTTGAGAAACACCCACTCCTAAAATATGCTCACTTTCCCAAGTGTGATAATTCATAACCATTTCTGTTCCGTTTTTATACTTTACAAGAGGTAATCCTTCTCCTGTAAAACTAAGAACAACACCTTGACTTCCATTACAAATAATTTCACCTGTTGGCATTTCAATATTAACCACGCACATCACCTGCGCACCAACTTTTAATTTGACAACATCATTACAAAGAATACTATTGCGTATATTATTCATTTCTGCATCTATTTGTTCTGGTGTAAATTTTAAATTAGACTGTTCTTGTTTTTCATCAGAAATCACATTTTTTTTTAAGTGGCGTATTTTAAATTCTACTTCAGGTGTATTAATTTCCTTCATTTTAGATTCATTTATAGCATCAACTTTACTTCTTATTGGAAATAATTTTGTAGGTTGTATTAATGAACCTTCATCCGGAGTTTTACCAACAAGTGTTAATAAAAAGTCATTACTGCTTTTCTTTAACCTACCTTCGCGAATCTGATTTAATATTTTAGTGTAAATTTCATCACTTTGTCTGAATATTTTCTTAAGTTGTATAACATTATTCTTTTCAAAAGTCTCATTCCATAAAGGGCTTTCAAAACAAAAACGTGTTGTTTCTATTTCATCTTTATTTCCCACCGGAGGCAACTGATAGAAATCACCCAAAAATATTAATTGTATTCCTCCAAACGGTTTATTACATTTTCTACAAGATTTTCCAATCGCATCCAAGATTTCAAATAGTTTTTGAGACATCATGCTAACTTCATCAACAATTAATATATCAATCTTTTTCCAATTTTGTTGTTTATATTTATTAACACTCACTTTTTTTACATTCAATCCAATTGTTCCATTTCCTAATCCTATTCCAGACCAGGAATGAATAGTTCTTGCTTTACAACCCAATAAAACAGCAGCACACCCAGTTAAAGCACAAACTTGAACATTCAAATGTTTTTTTATAGCATCTGTTCTAATACTTTTTATTAATGTTGATTTTCCAGTCCCCCCAGGACCAGTAATAAATATATTCTTACTTTGAATATATTTATCAAATGCATTTTTTTGTTCTTGTGATAATTCCATTTTACTTAAATTAACAAATTAATAATTTTATAAATCAATTTTTATACAGCATAAACAAAAAATCTAAGAGAACTAATAATATTGTGTAAGAACCGGGTCTTTTGCTTAAAACTATATGCGTCAAATTCTTCATTTTCATCTTCATAATCACTGTCACTATCAACACTATCGGCTTCATCTTCGTAATCGCTGTCACTATCGTCATCATCACTAAATTCATCAGCATCACTATCAACTACACTAAAATCATCGTCGTCCTCATCGCTCTCATATACGTAATCACTATCATACGGATCGTCATTATCCTCCAAACTCTCGTCGTCTATATTATCTGTAAAAAAAACATTATCCACAAAACTTACTTGTGGTTTCTCAACCACATTTTTTGACTCATTAAAATTTGCAGACCACCCTCTAACATCCGCCCAAGTTTCTAAAATTGCCCCCTCCTTTGCCAACTTATGCAAAATAGCATACTCACCGCGCTTATGTAGCTTGGCAATTTCTGAAATAGGCAACTGTTTAATCTCATATTCATTCCATAGTCTATTAACTTCACCGGCACTCCAAGTAAAACGATAACGGCAATCTACAGGCATGTTACTATATTGTTATAGGATGTCTTTATATTATTTGTAATAATATTTCAACATGTCATTCAGCTCTACCAATTAATAGAATCTTAGAAGATATCCATGTTCCAAATACTATCCACATTGAATCAATTGAATGGGCACCATTATAAATAACCCATCTAAGAGCTTTACAATGTGGAGCTGAAACTAATATAGGAGACATTACAATTCCTTGAAGCGAATAATTGGCGCAGTAATATACATACAAGTGTGCAGAAATAAAGTGCATAATCAGCCAAAATATGTATATACCAGAAACACTATTTACAAATAATACAATTGGTTTTACTTTATTAAAAATTTGCGTTGTAATATCTTGGTCATGTTCAATAAATTTATTGTCTTCATTATCTTCTTTTAATTCCAATATTTGTTCCCGATTATTATCCTTTGGCATTTTTTTTTTATTCATGGTTAAAATTTTAACTTTTAATATTTTTGTTTCAATTTTATTTTTTTTATTGATGATGTATTTATGTATTTTACTTATCGTCGTATAATTCCTTCAAATACAAACTGATTATTTGACGAATCATAAAATAAAGAATTATAAGAAGGATCAAAAAACGAACGATATTCTGAGTTATTTGATGGAAGCATACTATTTAACAACTCGTCTGTTATATTAGACAAGACATTTGTAATATTTTCACCAGAAAACATTCTATTATGATTATGATTATGATTATGATTATGGTTATGGTTATTATGATTATTTCTTCTAATATTATTTCCATCACGATTATTCGTTGGTTGGTTGGGTGTATAGTTCTCTTCATCTTCATTTTCATTTTCATTTTCATTTTCATTTTCATTTTCATCTTCACCCCCTGGTACAGTTTCTCTCCTTCTAGATTCTCTTGTACTAGGCTCAGAAATATTCGGAGCCCTATAATCTCTTATATCATAACGGCAAACTGGACATCTAACATTTGATTGTAACCATCCATCAATCCCAGTTGAAGTAAATATATGTCCACAATGTAAAATTTGTGTAACACTACTATTTTCATCAAATCTATCTAAAGTAATTGGACAACTATTATTTGTTGGGTTAATTATATCAGAATATCGTACTATTCTTGTAGCATTTTCTATTTGGGTTCTAGTTGGCACAATTGCCACATTTTCATAAAATGACCTCCAAAAATTTTCACCAGTTGAACCTAAGTTCAATACATTTTGATTTACACGCCTTCTAATATTATTTAGATCAATCAAATAAGGTATTCCGTCAATATAAAATATTCTAGATTGACCAATCCTATCCAAGTTTGGTATATTTTGTTCTCTTGTATGTGGGGTTCTTCTAAAATTTTGGCCACGATTAAATGATTGATGATTATAATTAAAATTATGTTGATTTTGATTTTGTGAATTATTAAATTGTTCACCTAACCCAACTATTTGATTAATATGTCCGCGTATTTCACTTTGTAAATCATACATAGCATCAATTTGTCTAGATGTATGGTTATAAAAGTTCATATACATATCTAATAGTATCCTTTGATCATAAGTCAAAGCGAAATCTCTTTGCCGTCTATTAGACATATAATTAATATATATATTAAATATGTTTAAATGTATAATGTATTATAATTATAACAAATGAGTTTTGATAATTATAAAAATAAAGGATTAACCGGATTAGCAAATCTTGGAAATACGTGTTTTATAAATTCATGTATGCAAGTATTATCTCACACATATGAATTGAATAATTTTCTAAATAATGAAAGTTATAAAAAAAAAATAAAAAATAAATATGATTCAGTGTTATTGGTTGAATGGGATAATCTTAGAACTTTAATGTGGAGTGATAATTGCACTATTTCTCCTGGAAAATTTATAAAAACTATACAAAAAATAGCACATATAAAAAAGGCAGACTTGTTTACAGGATTCGCGCAAAATGATCTTCCAGAATTTTTGCTATTTATAATAGATTGTTTTCATACAAGTTTATCTCGCGAAGTGAATATGACCATAAATGGTGAAATAATAAATGAAACAGACAAAAATGCGTTATTGTGCTTTGAAATGATAAAAAAAATGTATGCAAAAGAATATTCAGAAATATGGAATTTATTTTATGGGATCCACGTTTCACAAATTATTTCATTAGAATCTGGAGAAGTTTTAAGTACATCCCCAGAACCATATTTTATGATAAATTTATCCATACCAGAAAATAATAAATCTCCTACTTTACATGATTGTTTTGACTTATATGTAAATGGAGAAACTCTAGAAGGAGAGAACGCTTGGTATAATGAAATTACCAAAACAAAACAGAATGTACAAAAAAAAATAGTTTATTGGAGTTTACCTACAATTTTAGTTATTGATATTAAACGATTTAACCATAGAAATCAAAAAAACCAGATCTTGATTACATTTCCTTTAGAAAATTTTGATTTATCCAACTACGTAATTGGTTATAAAAAAGAAACATATATTTACGATTTATATGGAATATGCAATCATAGTGGAGGGGTGCACGGCGGACATTATACAGCATTTATTAAAAATGCAAATGGTAAATGGTATCATTTTAATGACACTTTCGTTACTGAAATTGTAAATCTGCAAGAATTAATAACACCCAAAGCGTATTGTCTATTTTTCAGAAAAAAAACAATTCAATAATATATATATGGACGCCAACACAAGTTTAACAATTGATCCAGAAAGTATGTATAATTATATTAACAATTTATTAATTAACCCGACAGCTTTTATAATATTAGTTTTTGTAATTATAGTTTATATAATCCTTTTTGTTAATTTAGGAGATTCATCAGCAAGTACAAATGGATATAATACTTCTTCGTCTGTGAATTCTGGATTAGACAGTACTAGTAGTTTTTTTATTATAGTAATAGTCGCAATACTTATAATAATAATTTTATTTAATGCGCTGCAATTCATTTTTAATATTGATATAATGGCTTCTATAAATAACTTATTTACTCCACAGAAGCAGTTAGATATTAAAATAAATGAGAATAGCAAATTATATTCACCAATTAATGATATTTCGTTAAATCCTGTAAATATAAAAAATGAAATAATTGGTAAACAGGTATTTAATATTCCAGGTAATCATTACAAATATGATGATGCTAAAACATTATGCAAAGCATTTGATTCTCGTTTAGCTACTTATGAAGAAGTTGAACGTGCATATGTTGACGGAGGAGAATGGTGTAATTATGGATGGTCAGATGGTCAGATGGCATTATTTCCTACTCAAAAAAATACATTTAATAATTTACAAAAAATTAAAGGACATGAGCATGATTGCGGGCGCCCTGGTGTAAATGGTGGTTACATAGCTAATCCAAATATAAAATACGGTGTTAACTGTTTTGGTTACAAACCCAAAATTACTTCAGAAGAAGAAGAGATGATGCGAAATACTACACCATATCCAAAAACAGAAAAGGACATTGCTATGGAAAAACAAGTTGATTTTTGGAAAACTAAAATAGACGATATATTATTATCACCTTTCAACTATTCAAATTGGAGTAAAATTTAAACCATTTAAGAATTATAAAAAGGTAAAATATATTATATAGGTAATTTCATTAAAATAATGTTTATTCTAATAAAATTATTATTTTTATTTATCATAATTTCTGCTTTTCTTTGTCTTAGAACTTGATACAATATTTGAGCGTCTCGTTTTCTTAGGTTTTGAGCCACTATCCACTTCAACCATTTTCAATAATCTTTCGTGAAGGTCATTTCCTATGGTTTCATCATGATTTTTTATGTTAAAATATTGTGTTTCACCACCAAATTGTTTTCTGTTAAATTGTGCAAGACCTGCAGGCACTGCTAAATCTTTAAATAAATCAGAAACATTTCCACCACCTATTTTCAATCCGGTATTTTTTGTAATTAATGCAGGTTCGCCTTTTTGCATTAGAATGGAATTTACAGTAAATCCTGCACTTTGTATTTTTCCTTCAGATTTATTAAAAATCATATCATCATCTTCAAAAATAGAGGTTGTTGCCATATACATTATTAGTATATAAATTACTTATTGGAAATCCGCTTTATTTCTGGAATAACTTTAATATCTCGGTGCTGTTTCAAATATTCAACTATCTGATTTACTTGCGTTTGATTTTTTATAACTTCTCCTAAAGTTTTTTCAACATATTTAAATGTTAATGGAGAAGCAACTTTTGAAGTTACAAACCTAAGTTTACCATCACTAATTTGAATTGTTGCATTTCTTAATTCATTTTCTTCAACATAACTAGTTATATTTTCACTCAATTTGTGTTTTTTCTCTCTAAGTTCAGCAATTTTGTCATTTAATAATTTGATTTGATTATCAATTGATACCCACTGCTGTATGTTTTGTTCAAAGCTCATTTTTGTTTTATATAAATATAATATAATTAATTTACTCAATTAAATAACTCAATTAAATAACTTAATTAAATAACTTAATTAACTATACTATATATTATTATATATGTTTTCAAAGAACGATAATCGCGATTATATAATGAATAATAAAAATAATTCTGTTTTTTTAAGTGATATCAAAAGAAAAAATTTTGAAAAAATTATTCTATTCACTAATGCAAGAGATGAAGTAAATATAAGAGAATGGGTTGCACATCACTTACTTTTAGGTTTTAAATTAATTTATATATTTGATCATAAATCTAAAATTCCGTTGAGAGAAGAACTCAATATTTTTAAAAGAGGAGTTATTGTTGAACGCTGTGAATTAAATGGACCAATTAAAATGCATCTAATGATGAAAGCTGCTAAAATTTCTTACAACGCTGGAGCTGATTGGATGTTATATTTAGATGCCGATGAATTTCTTGTTCTAAATGCATATCAAAATGTTAAAGATATGTTAAAAAATTACCCATTTTCAGATTCATTATCAATTAATTGGTTAATGTTTGGTACAAATTACCATAAAAAAGACCCTGATAGTGGTCTAATTATAGAAAATTATACAAAATCTGATTTAAAATTGGATAAGCATGTTAAAACATTTGTTAGGCCATCACAAGTAATAAATGCAATAACTCCACATTATTTTGTTATATCAGATCCACGTCGTATGTTTTCAATAAATATGAAACCGATGAATGAATCTAAATCATTTAATAATTGGGATATAGAATATAGCAAATGTTCTGCATACATAGCACATTACGCATTTCAATCAGAAGAATCTTACATTAATAGAAAAATTAATTTACCTAGAGATGACAACAACATGTTTAGACAAATAGAAAATAATATACACGAAAATCACAATTCAAGTGAAAATTTATCAGTTAAAAATAAATATGCTGACCGAATAAATTCTCTTCTAAAAAAATTAATGTAAATTAGAAGGGAATATAAAATATAAAATACAAAATATAGTTTATTAAAAAGAATATTACGGTATTGATTAGTAGGGAACCTGGGTCATCAAAAATTCACAGGATTTCCAGACCCTTTTGTTTCACTAAGATCCCCTCCTTAAAACCTTCTTTTTAGAAAACTTATAAATCTCACTCCGCATATGCTAATGAGATTTATTCTTTATTAATAAATCTTCATCTTCTTACGATGCGTTAAAATTTTTAATTTTGGGACCTGAAAACCTAAAGGTTTCTGACGATCGGCGGAAATAGAAAATTTTGATTATATAAAATCCGTATACATTACAAATAGACATTTATTTACGATGCTTGCGCGTCTTCCCTCCAATTTTAGGTACAAGACTAGACAAACCTCTGCGCTTTGAATAACGGTTTTGAGCCGCCCACAAACCAAAAGGAACCAAAGCGTTATTAATAACTTGTCCCCAATATCCACCTCTTTTGGTACGTTTCTTACCACCTTTTATAACACCAGAAGAAGCTACTGATGCGGGAATTGTTGAATTTTGACCGCTTGTTCCAACAATTGCATTTCCAAATGGGGTAGGGCCGGCATTATTATCAAAAACGCGATTGTATGCAGCATCTCCGGATCCAATAACATTTACTCCATTTTGCCACGCAGAACCAGCACCACAATTGCCCCCTCTTCTACGTCTTCTTCCTCCGGCTAAAGCCATAGAAGCAGATCTGGATCTACTTCTAGACAAATTAAATCCGTGCTTTCTTTTACGAGATCCACCCCTTGAACTAGCGCTAGTAGCTAAAGGATTAGTCATAGAACTTGTTCTCATTATATAAATTAATAAGAAAAATAAATTTTAGAATAGTTTAGTAATTAAACTTTTATTACGCAATACTAAAATAAGTAATGTTAAAATTGCTAAAATCATTATAAAAATTAAAAATACGAGAAATATTGTAATATAGATATATGGATTAATAAAATCTAGTACCATTTGGATTAATGGACTGCAAAATGATTTTAACTCATTTCTAATGTCATCCCTTTTTAATATGTCTAAACATTGTTGAATAATCGGTTCTTTCATAGAGTATTGAACAATAATTATAATATAAAAACACAATATTTTTTATAATTTTGCGTGTTATTGTAGTTAAAAATTTCTCAGGAAAAAAAAATGGAGGATATATTTCAACCAAATGACAAGTTTGATTTTTCACACATATCTTTAGCGCATCCTACTGGAATTCAAGGTGGGGCATATTTTACAAAAATACAGATGCATAATAAGCCTCTTTATATTGAAACTCCAAAATCTTTAACTAGACAGGGGTTTGTTAAAAATGGAAAAAAAATTTATTGTGACTTAATGTTTGATAATAATGATGAGCAATTTATCCGCTGGTTAGAAAGTCTTGAAAATAAATGTCAAGAATTAATTTACAGCAAAGGCGAATTATGGTTTGAAAATAAGTTAGAAATGAACGATATTGAAACTGCATTTGCTTCTCCTATGAGAATTTATAAATCCGGAAAATATTATTTAGTAAGAGTAAATGTAAAAGTAAATTACAATACAAATATACCTAGCATAAAAATTTATAATGAAAACGAAACACCAATAACGATAGATGATGTCACCGCAGAAAATTATATTATATCCATTTTAGAGGTTCAAGGTATTAAATTTACTAGTAGAAATTTTCAAATTGAACTAGAATTAAAACAAGCTATGATACTAAATTCTGAGAAAATTTTTGAAAGTTGTTTAATTAAGACAAATTATAAAAATAACAAGCCTCCAGAATTGCAAACTGATAAAATTATATTAAAAGTTAGCACTGCAGAAAATTTAGAAGAAAATGAACAAAAATCTTCACCATCAACAGTTTTAGAAGAAACGCCTAATAACGAAACTTGTGAAAACCACGAAAATGAAATAACCCAAAATTCTACATTTAGTAATACTAGTACTAATGAAATTATATTCAAATCAGATAATTCTGAATTAGATGCAGTAACAAATAATACTGATTTAGATGTAGATTTAAATGTAGATTTAATGGAAGTAAATTTAACATCTGATTTAGATAATTTAGAAACAATCAAATTAAAAAAACCAAATCAGGTTTATTATGAAATTTATAAAGCCGCAAGAAAAAAGGCGAAGAGTGCAAAAAAACTAGCTATTGCAGCCTTTTTAGAAGCTAAGAATATTAAGAAAACATATATGTTGGACGATTTAGAAGATAATGACGACAGTGAAGATAGTGATATGGATATTGATGATTTATCTGAAAATTCTGAAAGTGATTTAGAAAAAGAAGAAATGGAGCAATAATGTTTAGAATAAACTAATTAAAACTGTATTCAAAAAAATATTTTATCAGTTAATTTTATATAATGAGCAGCACTTTAAAAAAGCTATGGTCCGATTATGGTATTGGCGCACTTGTCGTCTTATTAATCGTTGCGTATGGTGTTAGCGTATTTGCGAAATACTTAACTTCAAAGGGTATGTATGGTTCAGAGTCTATGACTTCAACACCAAATTCTGCGTATGCTGGAGCCGGATCTAGAGGATCAACTCCTTCTGGACCCCGCCCTGCCGAGGCTTTAGGACAAAACGAGGTTTTCGCTTCTGTTAAAGGTATTTCTACTCCTAACGTTGGCGTGCCTACTTCTTGCTCTAAGCCAAATATTCAAAATCCTTCTGATTTGTTACCAAAGGATACAAATAGTGAATGGGCTCAATTAAACCCATCAGGTAAGGGTGAGCTTGCAAACATTAATCTATTAAAGGCTGGATACCACATCGGTATTGATACTATAGGTCAAACATTAAGAAACGCTAACTTACAAATCCGTTCAGAGCCTCCTAACCCTCAACTTTACGTTGGACCATGGAATCTTTCAACAATTGAACCCGATTTCATGAGACCACCCCTTGAATTGGGTCAAGGAATTCAATAAATTAATAAAATACTGGCATAATAATTAATAATTAATTTTAATTAATTTACTTATATTATAAGATGTTGCAGATTAAACATCTTATAACGTCTTATAACATCATGTATTATTTTTTATTAATTTTAATAATATAATAATATATGTTTAACAATTTATGGAAAAGTGATTTATTAACATACGCAATAATTGGATCAATACTTCTCATATGCTTAAAAATTTACTCAGAATCAGAATTATTCAGTTTAAAATGTGTAATATCCACTGTAGATGGTAACAAATATTGTGTTAGAGATAGAACACAAATAAATCAAGCTGCTGATTTATTGGCTCATGTAACAAAAAAATGCAGAGAACTTGTTGAATATGTTGGAAAAAAATATCCAGATGATCCAGACGTTAAACGCTTAATAGAAGGATTTAACCCTCAACGAATATCTGAAACTTTACCAACGAGCGAATTGACAGCTTATAGCGAGAATAAAGGGGAGAAATTAGCGTTCTGTTTAAGTAAATCAAAAAATAGTGCTACGCTTATAGACATAAATACATTAACCTTTGTAGCACTTCATGAATTGTCTCATATAATGACAAAAACTGTAGGACATAAACAAGAATTTTGGCAAAATTTCAAATTTTTATTGGAAAATGCAAAAACTGCAAATATATATCAGCCAGTTGATTATAAAAAGAACCCACAAGGTTATTGTGGAATGACAATAACAGACAATCCATATTACGACTTATAATTTATAGTGTATAGTGTATAGTGTATAGTGCATAGTGTATAGTGCATAGTGCATAGTGCATAGTGCATAGTGCATAGTGCATAGTGCATAGTGTATAGTATATAAGTGTACAAACAATAATTAAAATGCTTAACAATTTAGAATTTTAATTATTACAGTCTTCCAAAAATGATAATAATGAAATATTTTCATATAAAATAATAGTACGAATATATATACGCATACATGTCAACAAATCATAATTCAATTTATAAAGTATGTCATTTAACAGATAAAGATATAATTAAAACTATTTACGTGTTTTATGGGAATAATTTAGATGTTCCAAATCCAAATGAATTATTTAAGAAAGACCCTAAAAATAAAGCGTTCTTAGATTCAAATACAGGATTACCAATTTTTAACGATAATGATCTCGCAAAAATTCAAGATAAAATTAATCCAATTAATGTTCAATTCTTACAACAACAAATTAATTTTGACGACTCAATTGGTTCTATTAAATTAAAAATTACAGAAGTTTTATCAAACGTCATTTCATTAGAACAAATATACTTATTTTGTATGAAAAATACAGTTCTGAATTCAACAAATATATATCAAAGTCTTACTCAAAAAAACAAATTAGAACTAACAAAAGTAAGACTAGACCAATTTTTATTGAATATATTTAATGAAAATGGAGAACCAATTGCAAAACAATTACCCAATAAAGATGTATATAATTATGATGATATTATTGAATTGAATTTAGACAATAAACGCATTCAAGTAAATACGGTTTTAGGTCAAAAACTTTTTATTGTTGAAAACGAATATCCTTTTGTTTGCAACCCATTTGAAGTTGTTGAGTATGATCCATTTATTGAAAGAGCAGTTAGAAAATCATTAACGACTTTAAATAGTCATTTATTATTGAATAATGGGGAATTAATAAATAACAATATTTATTTATGTATAGCAGAAGATGTATTGAAAAGAGCAAAAGAAAACGAGTTATCTGAAAACATTACAGTTTCATTATATTATCCATTTTTACAAAAGAAGGATATTAATTCTTATGATGAATTAAAAGAAAAAAAATACTTCCTACTTGAAAATAACAAAAAGTTGTTAAATAAAAATACTATTGACACTTTTAAAAATATAAATATGTTTTATGACATATATAAATATAAGACAGACACATCAAGTTACAAATATAAAAATTCAGGTATAAAATTTATTAAATTAACTATTCGCCCCGAATATTTCATTAAAATCCCACTTGAAGTAATTTTCAAAGTTATTCATGCAACAGAAACAACACCATTTATTAAATATAACCCATCTGCAAAATTAGAAAATATATACCGAATTTATACAGATAAAATATCTACAGATGGGAGAAAAATACCATTTCTTGAAAAATCGTCAATATTTAAACTAATGCGTGACATCGGAAAAATTAAAACTGTCGCCGTTTACATAAATGGTGTTGAAAGTGTTAGTTTATTAACATGTGAATTTGATGAAAATGGAAACATCACAATTTCAAGTGAATTTGAAAAAATAAAAAATATTGAAGAAGTAAACCAAATTATTAAAGATTATATTAATCCAATAATTCAAGAAGTTAAAGATTATTTGGAACAAAGTGGTTATACAATTCAAATATATGAAAATGTGTATAATGAAAACGTTGAAATAAAAAAAATAGATTATCAGTCAAATATTGAAATTACAAAACCAATTAAAATAGATAATTTTATTGGTTGCATTACAAGTGCATTTGTTATTGAAACAAAAGACTTGAAATCAAAGAATGGGATAAATATGAGGTTTAAACGTATTGCAAATTTCAATAAATTTAATAGCCAAGAAGCTTTTGTAATTGAGCAAGCTAATCAAAAAGATGGTTTGAAAGGAAATGAAATAGTTTTAGCTCTTATAGAAAATTATAAAATGGATGAATCTGAAGCGCGTAATTTGGTTGCAAAGTTAGCAAGTGAACTACAAGTTGAACGAGGTGTGAAGAAACGAGATATTGAGATTAAATCAAATCCTGGATTTAAAACAAATATTAAATTAAATAGCATTACTAGTACAATAACTATTACGGTTGATAACATTAACGACATATATTATTTAAAGACTATTCCTATTTATTTGGATTCATTCATAAGGTTAACACAAGATAAAAACAGTACACGTGTACCAACAAAAACTATAAACTCTTTATGTTCAACTGATGAAAAAATAGAAGCAGTTATAGATGATATTATTTCGCCAACTGAAATTGCATTTCCAGACCAAGAAATACCAATTATTGAAGGTAATGAAATGGAATTTGAAGATTTTAGTGAATATGTAACTGGTGTTGAAGAATTCAAAGAACCAAAATTTAAAAATGCTTTAGATTTAATTTATGGAGATGACGATTACGAAGATGATGATGAAGTTGACGTTGAAGGGGGGCAAGCGATCGGAGGAACATCATCTGAGAATTCAGGGGAATTAATTGAAAATATTAAATTACCTAGTAGTTCTGACGATGAATCCCCAAAAATTATTTCTATTAAGAAACAACCTCACCCTTCCAAAAAAAATAAACAAGATATAATTCCAGAAAAAGTTCCTGTAAAAAAATTACTTGTTCAAGAAGATAAAGAAGATAAAGAAACTGTAAAGGATATAGTTGGTATGAGATTAAAGAATCCAACTCCATTTGCTGCTAGGATGTATGAATTAGAACCAAGATTATTTTTAAAAGAAGACAAAGGTAAATTTGTAAGATACTCGCGCACATGTGGATCTTCTGCAAAAAAACAACCAATTTTAATAACAGAAGAAGAAATGCAAGAAATGAAAGATGAAGAACGAGAAAAGGTTATAAATAATTATGGAAAAGAAAAATTTGAAACTCTAACTAAAGAAAAACAAGACGAAATTTTAAAGGCTGAAAGTTTTTTACGACCAGAAGATATTATAAAATATGGCTCCAATCCTGACAAAAAGTATTATTATGTTTGTCCTAGATACTGGTGTTTGAAAACAAATCGTCCAATTGATCCAAAAGAAATGATAGTTGTTAAAGATAAAAATGGAAATCCAGTTATTGACAAGAACGGAGATAAGGTTAAACGACATCCAACTTGTGGAGGAATTATTCCAGATGATCAAAATGAAATTAAAAACGATGGTAATTATGTATATGAATTTTTTGATAAACAAGAACATAGATCTAGAGACGATTATAAACAGCACTATCCAAATTTTCTGAATAAAGAAAAACATCCAGACGGATTGTGCATTCCATGTTGTTTTGCAAAGTGGAATACTCCTGGGCAAATTACTAGAAGGAAAGAATGTTCACAGCGTGAAGAAGAAAAAGAAAAAGAAAAAGAAACAGAACAAAAGGGAACAGAACTACAAATTAAAATTGATAAAAAGAATAAAGACAGACCAGCAATTACAAGTGTTATAGATAAAGAAAATTATATAAAAGGCCCTGAAAAATTTCCATTAGAAACAGGTAGGTGGGGATATTTGCCAGTTAGTATTCAAAATTTTTTTCAGGAGTACAGTTCAACATGTCAAATAAGTAAAACTAACACCAATCTAAAACCTAATCATACATGTCTTTTGAGACATGGCGTTGAATTTAATGAAAAACAATCGTTTGTAGCATGTATATCTGATGCAAAATATTATGGAGAAACACAAGATATACCAAATATAGTTGATATGAAAAAAATTATAATAAGTGCGTTAAATATTGATGATTACATTACATATCAAAATGGAAATAACGTTTCTAATTTTATGATTGAAGATAAAACAATAATAAATGGAATTGATTTTAAAAAATATTCAGAAAGTAAACTCTATAAAAAAATTTATAAATCAAATAAAGTTGTAAATAGTGACCAAGATAATTATTTTAGAAAGATAGTTGCATCTTTTGAAAATTTTATTGCATATTTATCAGATGATAGTGAATATATAGATTATACGTATTTATGGGACATTATTTGTAGACCAAATCCATTTTTATTCCAAAAAGGAATTAATTTAATAATATTAGAAATTGTAAATAATGATATCACAAATAATATTGAAGTTACATGTCCAACAAATCATTATTCAAATGAATTTTACGATCCATCAAAAGATAGTTTAATACTTATTAAAAATGGTAATTTATATGAACCTTTATATGCATATAAAAATAGTCAGATGGGTATAAAAATATATAGATTTTTTAATGAACGTGAATCCGGGGAATCATTATCAAATATTAGAGATATTTTAACAAAAATAATTAAACCAATTCTTCGCAGTATGTGCTCCCCTCTTCCAAGTATGCCAAATATTTATAAATTTAAAGAACCAATTCTATTGCAAAAATTAATAAATTTACTTCATGCAAATGAATATGAAATAGAAAAACAAATATTAAACTATCAAAGCAAGGTTATTGGTATTTTTGCTAGTAAAAATGGATTATCTGGATATATACCTTGTTATCCATCTGCTATGGATCAAACATATTCTGAATTTGTTTTTATGAACGACTCGTCTTTATATTCAACTTATGAAAAAACAATAAAATTTTTAACTCTTCTGCACGATAATACAAATGGTGAGATACCATCAAAACCAGAATATAAAATAATAGAGGACGAATATATTGTTGGAATATTAACTGAAACAAATCAGTTTATACAATTATCTGAACCAAAATTAGAATCGGATACATTTGACAATATTAAACCTATACATGATGATAATTATATTCTTAATAAGAATAATAAACCTATGGTATCCGCCGATTTATACACATTAAATTCAAACGGTATTGACACTGAAAGATCAATATATATTAAAAAGATTAAATTAGAGACAAATTTTTATAATAGTTTCAGAAATACAATAAGAATATTATTAAACGATTATGAAAATATAAAATTAAGAGAATCAATTGAAAAAGAAATAAATGAAGCTTATTTGTTTTACTCATCAAAATTGAATAAAATAATTTCATTACTTAAAGAATTAGCAAAAAACGCTATTGTATTCGCAAATAATTATGATTATAAATTAGTTGACTCTGTTTCTACATGTATCAATTTGTCACAAGACAAATGTAATGCGAAACGACCCGTTTGTACATTTATAAATGGTAAAACTTGTCAATTAATATTACCAAAAAAAAATTTAATTAATGAGAAAAACGACAACGAAGAAATTTATTTTGGAAAAATGGCAGATGAAATGCTGCGATATAGTAGAATTAGAACATTTATTTTTCAGCCACAAACATATTTATCATTTGGAACATTAAATTATAATCTTAGAGATAATGAAATTATTGTTATTCATTCTTTATTGACAAAAGACTATTTTGAAGGATTGATACCAATTGAAATAAATAAATATGTTAAATATAATAACTATGATACAACTGAACCAAAAATTTCACAAGTTTATGAAAAAAATGTTGAAATAAATAATGAAAAACGTGAAGAAATGTTTAACGAAGATAAAAGATGTTCTCCAGATAAAGTTAATATATCATCAAAAATATGGAAAGATAGTTTTCCTAGTGGATTTAAAGAGCTTCATTACGATAAAACTAACTGTGGTTTTCTTTTAATATCTGATATTGTAAACAACATCAATAAAAATACTTTGAATAAAAATGATATTAAATCAATTCTTCTTGAAGAATATAGTAAATATTATTCTACTTATGGTAATCAAATTATAGATATATTAATGTTGGAAGGTAAAAAAACCCAAGGCATGCGCGTTAAAAAAAATACTTTATCATTTTCTAATTTTGTTTATTCTGATGACTATTTTATAACAAATTTAGATATATGGATGATATTGAACAAATTCAAAATACCTTCAATCATCATTTCTTCAAAACCAATTATTCTAACTAATCGTGAAAATAATAATTTAGTTTTATATGGAACTCCTGAAAATAAATTTGTATTCATATATGCTCCTGCATTACGTCCTGAAAACATTCCAAAATATAGCATTATAATTTCTTCATCTAATAGTATTGAACAAGAACTAAACATTATAAAAAATGAAACATCAAAAAATGAAATTATAAAGTCTTTTGATAAAAATATTACCTTAGAAAAAATGTTTCAGAACTTTAAAAAGGGTTCGTCTATAAACGCTGTAAAATATGAAAATAAAGCAATACCATCGCTTGTATCACTTAAAATATTAGAGGACTCTGACGATGAAACTGTTTTTGAAAAGAATAAAACAAAAAAACAAGTAAATAAAGCTGATTATTCAAAAACACAAAAAACAAACCCAAAATTAAATTAAATTTTGAATAACTTTTTACATATTGATACATTCTCTTTGCTCTAAAACGCATTATGTTTAACAAATAATGAATTTTTTATTTTCGTTTAAAATTTTTTATTTTGAAATAAATTAAAATATATAAAACAACTGTCATAAAATAAAAGATTTAAAATGGTATCGTTTATATATTATATATTATGTTACGCACATTACGCCCAAGCTTTTTCAAAAATTATAGTACAAATGCAAGTTTTAATATTGGAGGAAATAATGGAGGGAATAATGGTGGGAATGATAATAAATTATTCTTTATTTTTTTATTTGCTACAGGAATTTACGCTGCTATTAAAACTCGCAGATAAATTCCAAAGAAAAAACACAATTATACTGGTATTTATTTTATGAAAGAGACCCTTCTTCTTCTTCATCACTCATCTCATTGTTATCAATATTAAGTAGTGATAAATTATTAATATTTTCTACATATTGTTCTTCGTTTATAATAACACGATCATCTCCTATTTCATATCCTAATTCATATCCATTTTCATCATATTGATTATAATATTGCCCATTAGCATCATAATTTACGTTATCGTTATCTTCTTGTATATAATTATTCTGCAGGTCTAATGTTAACAAAGGTAAATTATACGCAACATAAGACAAAGATCTTTCTCTTTGTCTTTCTAAATTACCAAAACGAGAATTTTGCATGGTTTCTGTTAAAACCCTCAATATTTCTCTAATATTTCCCTCTTCCACACCCCCATCATGAATAGGTTCTACGCTAGTAGTTTCTTGACGAACATTATTTTCTTTATATGACGAATTATAAAAATTAATGTGTTTTAATTCATATTCTTCAATTCTCGTTCTTTTACCATAAATATCTTTTTTATAACGAATGTATTTTCTGCCAAATCTTGGGTTAAAATTTCTGAATCTCATTAATTTCTTTCTCAGTATATATTCTGCATTACATTGTTTAATGCTTCCATTTGTTGCGTATAAACTTGTATAATACAAGTGCAAATACGGTTTCATAATATTTATTAATTTGTCTCTTGGAAAACTACAATCAAATACTATTTTCTTTGTTATAGATTTATAGTGATCCCACATATCTTCAAAAATAGGATACAGTACATCGTGATGAGAGTTATAAATAAAATTTTTTATATACAAATTCACAATATTGAATTCATAATTGTGACTAAAATTATATATATTAAAATTACATATAAAATATCCATGAAATAATTCTGGTATTACGTAACCAGACCATCTTATAAAAAAATATATATTATATAAATTTGATTGAGTTAATTTTAAATTGTTGTATGGATTTTTTAAAATTATTGGGTCTGGAACAAAACTAATACAATTTGATAAATTCCGATTAATCATATTTATTAAATCTCTTATAGTAAAATAATATTTGCAATTATTTTGCAATAACACAAAAACATTTTTTGTTTTATTAGGATTTAATTCATTCATACACAAATCAGTATTTACTTGCACCTTTGCTTTTTTAAATTTATAAATATGTGCTAATCTAGAAAACCCATAATATGTTTTTTGAATTTTTGAAAATGCACATAACATTTCCTCATGGGATTCTTCGTTAATAAAAATGTTTGTCAAAAATTTACTTAAAGCTGTAAATTTCTTATGTACATAGTCGTTAGATTCTGATTCTTCTACTAATTGCATAAAATAATAATATAAGAAAAATGAAGTTTTAGTTTTTTCATTATATTTGTTAACTCTTATGTAGTTAAAAAAATCATAGTAGTTTTTTTTATTCATAATAAAAATTTTGTCTTGTCCATTATATTTCTGAATAATATATTGAAATGCATTCATTTATTTTAATTATATAGTTTTAATTATATAGTTCTAATACATTTATAAATTATATTATTGTACACGTTAAGTTATTAATAAAAATATAATTATTTTGTGCAATTATATTTTTTACAGGGTTTAACATGTTTTTCAAAATCAACAAATAACGCGAAACCACATGAAACCACATGAAACCACGTGAAACCACGTGAAACCACATGAAACCACATGAATGTTTAAAATCCTGGATTATATTCATTATCTTTACCCAAATCAGTCATTTTAATTGTGGAAACATTATTTTGAATGGTCAACTTATTGTTACTGCAAGCGTCATCAGGATCCTCTAACCCACCCATCATTTTCTCTATCATCAAATCATCATCCTGTTTCTCATATGTAATAACCTCATCTAACTTTCGCATTTCATCCAAATTTAACACAACCTGAAATGAATTAGTTCCATACAACCCTTCTTGACCACACATAACATTTGCAGAAACTCCGCGCATAGCATCCAACTCTGCGTGTCTTGCAGCTTTCAAGAACATTTCAGGAGTCTCCTCAAAAGAAGCCTTTGCGATAGGTCCAATATTATCATTATTAATACCATGTCTAAAAATGGATATAAGTTTATTTGTAAATGTCATTCTGTCACATAACATGCATAAATGATGATAATTAATGTAAGTACCATCAAACTCAATAACTTCCGCCAACTCATTATAAATAGTCTGTCTGGCAGCCTCAATTCCAAATACATCAAATACCTCAATAATATTGTTACTGAATGTTCGCTTAGAGTCAATATAATCAAGCGCCAAAACATCTAACATATTACTTCCAACCGTATCTAAAACCCAAATGTCTTGCTTATTATATGATCCCATAGTTTCAACTACGTTATCCTTAATTTTTCTAAGAATTACTTTGTCAATATTTTTAATACCACGAATTACTATATTTTGCAATAATTGTTCTTGAAAATTCTTTAGAATATAAATTTGATCTGATTGGTCAAGTGGGTTTACCTTTGCTTTTTTGGTAGCACCTTTTCCCATACTCTGTTTTAAAATATTATTCATGCGAATCCTGAAAATCAATTTATCTGCGTTATAGTCAGAATATACACATGATATTTCATCTCCATAACTATTTTTAAGAACAAAATTAACGTCATCCATCGTTATATTTTTTTCCAACATTACTTCTGGATTCATTTCCATTCTAACAATCCATTTAGATTTTTCATTTGTATCTTCACTAACATTTGCATCTATACATTCATCAATCATCGTTTCAAATGCGCGAAATTGTTGTAATGTAGATTCATCATCATTAATCATTGTATTTAAATCATCCGGATCAAAACAAATCTCAATTGAACTTACTAATTCTTGCAATTTTGTGTGTTCCAACATATACATAATAGCTTGTGCTTTTTCTCGCTCCTTTTCATCATCTGGTTTCAAGAAAACTGTTAGTGAAGGATTTTTAGGTTCAGCAGATAAAGATAAAATCTCTTCAATTCTAGGAACACCGCGAGTAACATTTGATTTTGATGCTACACCTGCAAAATGGAAAGTGTTTAATGTCATCTGTGTAGTTGGTTCACCAATACTTTGGGCGGCAATCATTCCAACCATTTCACCAGGAGCAACAATAGCACGTTTATACATTAATGTTATCGTTTCTAAAAGAAGTGTCAAAGATGCTCTATTAAAACGTTTAACTATTAATAAATCCTTTGGAGATAAATTGAAATAATACAAGGTTTTAAATAGATCGGTTGGAGGAGCACACCGGATTTTTTTCAAATTCTCATAATTATCTTCAATCATATTAAAAGCTTCCAAAGGAGTTATGTCAACAATTGAATTACCATTAATATTTTGTTGACCTATAATATTATTAATAATATAAACAAATGCAACCGGACAATTAACAACTCCATCACCTTTGTATTTAAAGACATTTTTAACGATATTATTGCGAAATTCAATCATCATATCTGTATAATGCTTGCATTTTTCTTGAGTTTCTTTAAGTTCCTTTTTGAATCGCGTCATAGTATTTTTTAAGAAGAATTGCGAAAGCATCTTAGTTTTACCAGTTTCATCTGGAATATTAAAATGCGCGTAAATATCTTGAATGCTCATAGAAACAAGTGGAATAGGTTGGTTCTCAACTTTAACAGGATCAATTCCGTCATCACCGTACGAAAATTCAACAATTTTACCTTTGTTAGTGCGAACTGTCATATCATATGACACCATCAAATCCTCCAATCCTTTAATCAATCTGCGTTGAATATAACCAGTTGTTGAAGTTTTGACAGCAGTATCAATAAGACCAACACGACCACCCATCGCGTGAAAGAATAATTCTTGAGGAGACAATCCATTAATATAAGAACTTTCTACAAATCCACGCGCGCCTGGTGTGTCATCAAACTTGGTGAAATGTGGTAGAGTTCTATGATCAAAACCATATGGAATGCGTTTACCATCAACATTCTGTTGACCTAAACATGATATCATAAATGAAATATTCAAGTCACTTCCTTTTGAACCAGCATTAACCATAGTAACAAAACGATTATCTTTATTCAAGCTCTTAAGGCCAATCTTTCCAGATTCTGATGTTGCTTGATTTAAAATATTATTTACTTGTGTCTCAAATTCTTCCTCATTTGTTTTTCCAGTATTATTCTCAAATACACCGATTTGCGTTTGATCAATAAGATTTTTGACATCATTTTTCTTCTTATCAATAACAGCAATTATTTCCTTATTAGTTTTTTCATCAGAAAGCAAATCACTAATTCCTACACTAAATGAGCTTGTTTTCAAATACTCTGTGATAATATTCTGCAAATCATCAATAAAATTTGCCGAAGCCATATTACCATAATCGTTACAAACTCTGTGAATAAGACCCTTTGTACCTGCTCCAAGAACACTCTTTTCCATTTGTCCTCGAACATAAGTACCGTTAACAATCTCTAAAATATTGTTAGATTCTGCTGGTTTTTCACTATCATTAAACAATTTTGTCTTGTACTTTAATGAAATCGGTGGAAGAATTTGTGAAAGAATGTCAAAATTAGAAATCATTCCATTACCATTCTGGGCTTTCTCTAAAATTTTATCCACATTTACTCTTTGAAACATCATAAGCAAATTCATCGCTTCGCGCGGTGTGAACTTAATGTTATCACGAGTAAATCTATAACATCCAAGCATAGAATCTTGGTAAATTCCAATAATTGATGAATTATTTGCAGGACTAATAATTTGAAAAGGTACTGCTGCTAAATTTTTCAATTCTGAATCTGACTCTGTATCTTGTGGCATATGTAGATTCATCTCATCTCCATCGAAATCAGCGTTGTATGGCTTCGTGTCAGCAACATTCATTCTAAAAGTATCACCAATTCGCATAACTTTTGCGATATGGCACATCATACTCATTCTATGTAGGGTAGGTTGTCTATTAAACAAAATAGGATCACCATCCATCATATGCCTATGAACTATATCACCATTTTCCAAAACTATTGACTTCTTATCTACATATCTTAAAGTTATTGAATCTCCATTTTTCTTTTCCAAAATCTTAGCACCTGGCCAAACATCTGGACCATTTTGTACTAATTTTATAAGAAATGCGCGATTTACATCATTTACAACAACCGGCTTCGTTATATTCTTCGCAATTTTCATAGGAATTCCTAGCTCTCTGATTGAAATATTTGGATCAGCTGTAATAACTGAACGTGCACTAAAGTCCACACGTTTTGCCATCAAATTTCCTCTCATGCGACCACCTTTTCCATTCAACCTATCCTTAATAGATTTAAGAGGTCGCCCAGATCTTTGTGCAACTGATGCTACACCTGGAATCTTATTATCAACCTGGGTTGCAACATAATATTGTAAAACTGTAGCCCAATCATCAATAACATTTGCAGGAGCATTATTCTGAATCTTTTCCTGCAATGTCTTATTTGTTTTTATGATATTTACTAAAATATGACTAAGATCATCTTCGCTTCTCTGTTGCGCATCGTGTTTTACAGACGGTCTAACTGCAGGAGGAGGAACCGCCATAACTTGACAAATCATCCAATCTGGTCTAGACCAAACAGGACTGAAACCCATAAATGATACATCTTCATCCGAAATTCTTTTGAAAATTTTAAGAACCATTTCGGGAGTAAGCTTAATTACAATATTTTGTGCTTGTTCGGATGAAGCATCATTTTTCCATTCAGCGTAAATAGTAGCTAGTCCTTCTTTTCTGATTTTGTTTGGCTGTAGACACCCACACCCATCTTCGGTATCTTCACCACATCTCTTAATTTTGCTAGCAAGTGAAAATACATACTTCCATCTAGCATCTCCGCCTAGTTTAAGAGCTTGCTTATATTTTTCCTTACTAATCATTAATTTACTGCACTTAAAACAGCAACAACGAAGAACTTTCAAAATAGTGCTAAGATACTGAATATAGAATACTGGTTTTGACAATTCAATATGACCAAAATAACCCGGGGTTTGCATATAATCTAAACCATCAGTTGGACATATTAGCCCAGGTTCAAGAACTCCCATTCTTGGATCAAAGAGACCACCTATAACCGGTTTATTATTCACATATGTATCTCTTGTATTTATTTCAGCAACAGAACCCTTGCGAATTTCATCAGGCGAAAGTATACTAAATTGAATTCCGATAATTTTAGAAGGATTAATATTGCTATTTTTCACGTTTCGGTTCATCTTCCTTATATTAACAAAATAATATTTAGATTGTTTAAAATCAATTTTATTTCTTTAACAATTTTAAAATGACGTAGATTATTATAACATTCTAGTATAAAACTACATGGAATTAACTAACAAACCTCATCGGGTTATAAAACATAGTGCAAATGCATCATTATTTATACAATTTATAACTGCAATTGCTGACATATATGTTTTAACATTAAAAATTCCTGTAAAATATCTTATTTTGAAACAATTATTAATTATAGAACTTGTAGTTCAAGTCGTAGAGGGTAGTTTTTACATTTGGTTAACTAGATCTTTTCATTCTATTGAAAATATAACACCTTACAGATATTATGACTGGTATATAACTACACCAACTATGTTGCTTACTTTTTCTATATATTTATTATATTTGAAAAGTATTGAAGAATTAAAAAACGAAGACGAAACAAAACACGAAGAACCTATAAAAGACGAAGGGGATATAAAACAAGATGACACTCTTTATTCAGTTATAAAAAAAAATTTATCAACATTTTCTTATATAATATTTTTTAATACACTTATGTTAACATTTGGATTATTAAATGAAAATCACATTTTAAATAAATTTGATGCTGTTTTTCTCGGATTTATATCATTTTTTATAGTATTTTATTTAATATATAATAATTATGCAAAATATTCTGAAAAAGGAAAAACATTATTTACATATTTCTCTGGTATATGGTCAATTTATGGTATATCCGCATTAATGCCATATCATTTAAAAAATATCTTTTATAATATTTTGGATCTTTTCTCAAAAAACTTTTTTGGTTTATACTTGGCATATATTTTATGGGGTGTATCTCATTAACAATAAATAATTATAACAAAATTCTTTATAATTATTTTACTGTAAACTCTTTATTATTATGAAATAAAAATTGATTTGAATTTAAAAAAATAAATTCAGAACAATATATACAATAATGACGCGCGACTCTCAAAGTAAATCTTCTAAGAAGGAAACTTCTAAAAAAATTAAAAAACAAGAAGAACTTTCTCGTCGCAAAAAATCAAACGAACAATCTGATGATGACGGGGAAGATTTTGTTACAAGCGACGACGAAGATGAAATGGATATGCACGAATATCATAAATTTCTAAAAAAAATGTTTCCATCAAAATTTATGGATAAAAAGGTGAAGATGGGAGATAAAGTTAAAAAAATTATTAAAAAATCTCTTGATGACGATGAAGCTTCTGATGATGAAAGTGATAATAATGTAACTGACTCTAAAATAGAAGATACACATTCAAAAAACAAGAAGTCCTCTAAAAAACTGTCAAATAGTAAAAGTAAATCTAATCTTCTATCTGATAAATCAAATAAAAATGGAAAAAAATCCAAAAAAGAAAAACAATCTAAAAAGAAGAAGGTTGTTACTGAAGAGTCAGAGGAAAACGATTCAGATGAGGAAGATGATGATGAGGAAGATGATGATTATGATGACGATGATGAAAATGAAAAACCTGGAAAATTTAATATTATTTTCACTATTGGACAACCGGTGGATGATGAAGACGAATGGGATGAAGATGATGAAGAATGGGAAGATTGTGATGACGACGATGTAACAGAAAATGAAGATGAAAGCGTTTCAACTGATGATGAAGATAATGACGAAGACGATGAAGATTGTGAAGATGATGATGATTGTGAAAATGAGATCATAAATACTCGTTCATCTAAAAAACAAAAAAATAAAAAAAATAATTGTGATAACGTTGAATTAGTAATTGATGAAGATGACGTTGATAGTTCTAAACCCAAAAAGACTTCCGAAAATAGTTTGGAAAACGATGAAGTTGTACTTAAACAATTGAAAGAAGTATTTGAGAAAAATCCTGAGAATAAAATGGTTGAACAATGCATAAAAGACTGCGAAGAGAAAATTAGAGAAAAGGAAAAGAAACGTGATAAGAAGTTGAAAAAACAAAAACAAAAAAATTCGCGAATTTTTAAAAGGATTATTCGCGACAAGAATTCTATGAACGATTCAAAATTCTTTGAAACCTTGTCTCATACAGAACAAATTAAGGTTATCAAAGAAGTTCGTGAAATTAACAAAATTACGCGAATTGAAGTTCCACATAGAATGGCACTTATTGATGCAAAAATTCCACCAATTTTCAAAGCTGCTGCTATGAAGAAAATAAATTCGTTGAGATATATGGAGCCTGGAAGCGGTGAGTATTATAAAATAAAGAATTGGGTTGACACTTTTATGCGCATACCATTTAATAATTACGAAAATCTTCCTATTAATATTTCAGATGGAGTTGAAGCTTGTCATGAATTTATGGCAAACGCCCAATCTACTCTGGATTCTGCTGTTTATGGTCTGAATGACGCCAAAATGCAAATAATGCAAATGCTCGGTCAACTTGTTACAAACCCTTCTGCTCTTGGAACTGCAATTGCTATAAAGGGTCCGATGGGAACTGGTAAAACTACACTAGTAAAAGAAGGAATTAGTAAAATTCTTAACCGACCTTTTGCATTTATTGCTCTTGGTGGTGCAACCGACAGCAGTTTCTTGGAGGGGCATTCATATACATATGAAGGAAGTGTGTGGGGAAAAATTGTTCAAATTCTAATTGATAGCAAATGCATGAATCCTGTCATATATTTTGACGAACTTGACAAAATTAGTGATACTCCTAAAGGTGAAGAAATCGCTGGAATATTAACTCATTTGACGGATACTACACAAAACAGCCAATTTCATGACAAATATTTTGCAGAGATTGATTTTGATTTGAGTAAGTGTTTGTTTATCTTTAGTTACAACGACGAGAGTAAGGTTAATCCAATATTGAGGGATCGTATGTATAGAATTCAGACAAAGGGTTACGATAAAAAGCAAAAGACCGTAATATCAAATGATTATTTGCTTCCTAAGATAAGAGAACAAGTAAAATTCTCATCAGAAGAAATTATTGTTCCAGAGGAATCTTTGCATTATATTATTGAAACCCACTGTGATAAGGAAGATGGTGTACGCAACTTAAAACGATGTCTAGAAATTATTTACACAAAACTCAACCTTTATAGATTGATGCGTCCTGGATCAAACCTATTTGAAGGTGAAATGACTCTAGAAGTTACATTTCCACTTACAGTTACAAAGGATGTTATTGACAAACTTATCAAAAAAGAACGTGATGATAATATGGCAATTCGCGGAATGTATGTATAAAACCATACCATACACAATAATAAGTAGCATATAATTTTTCCTGTATTTTTTATTTTTTTATCTAATTAGAATTATTCCTATGAATATCTATAATACTTGTAACATTATTTTGCAAGTTTGAAAATGTATCTATTATATCAGAAGTGACATTATCTGGATGTCTCCCTCTTAAATTTATTTCATTCCATAATATAGTTCGGTTATTATATAAATTTCTGCTAAGTTCTTGAATAAAATTTGAAATATTTTCACGATTTTGCAACCGCATTTGATAATCGTGTCTTCTATTATATTCCCCTCTACCAATAGTATACATTACATTATAAATAGAAAAATATTTAATAATTCTATATAAACAGATCATTATAATTATATTAATCATAATGAACGATTCGTGTATTGAAACTCTAATTTTTTTAAAAGACGCTTTATTAAATTACAAAACTTGTTTATCAAATGATTCGTGCAAAGAAATTTTAAAGCAAGTTGAAATTTTAATAAAATCACTAGAATTAAAAATTAAGACCGATTGCATACATGATTATGTTGACGATTATATTGACATACATCCAGAAAAATCTCAAAAAATTTGTTATTGCAGCATATGTTTTACAAGTTTTCCAACTAAATAAAAATAAAATAAAATTAGCTATCTCCACCGATCATCAGAAGCCTGTAGGCTTCCACATACCCCAAAAATCAAAATTTTAACGCATAGTAAGATGATTTATTTATAAGTTTACTAAAAACGGTTTTAAAGAGGGGTCTTAGCGAAGTAAAAGGGTCTGTAAATTCTTCAGATTTCTTATCATCTGGGTTCCGTACTAAAATAAAAAAGAAAAAAGAAAAATAATAAATAATTGTATAATATTATTTATTATTTTTCATAAAGGTATAACGTGCAATTAATATTCAGAATAAGGCACATTATTTCCACCTCTATTTATAAGATAATTATATTGACCAACGTCCATGCAAGCACACCCTGTAGAATTACTATAAGCATTTGGGCAACATTCTGGTTTAAATTGAGTATTGGCGAACATCAACATTTCGCCCTCAGGTAAAGGAATAGCTTGTTTTGGTCTATTCAATATATTTTGAACTCCTTTTCCACCATCTGTCCCCTTTTTATATGTGAGATTTGGTGTGAACCATTTTTTTGTATTTAATGAAGAATTATTTGACAAATTAAATCTTGCAGACTCACCATAATTAGTATTAGCACCAACAAATCCTTCAACAGCTGAAAGGCTTGGTAATTCTGGATTAATTGTTGCGGCTTGTTCTGTTTCACCTACAGTACCACTTGCTTCAAGAGGACCATCTATAATTTCCTTTGAATCCTTAGGGCAAACTATAATATTTCCTGCTGCATCTTTGCAAACTTTTTCATTTGACGCAGAATTTGTAATGTTTTCAAGACCTTCTAGTAATCCAACTCTTGAACAAGAACAAAGAACGTGACCCCACAAAACCCAAAATAATAAAACTAACAAAATTACAACACCGAGTTTAATTTTAATTCCAAATATTGAAATTTCCATATTTTTTACGGAAGCTGATAAAATTTCCATTTATTATACATATTTCATAGATAATAATTTTCATGATACCTGTCTAAAAGTAACTCTACATTTGAATCATAATGATAAAATTTAACATTATTAACATAAAAATAACGTTCCTTTGTTATTAAATGATGCAGTTTATCGTAATTTTTTTCCAATACTTTAATTCTCATTCTTTCTAAATTTTTATCGTCAATATTCAAATTTGGCCCCCCTTCAAAATATATATTTTCCCCTAAATTGTATTTATATTGTTGTCTTAAAGTATCCCCATTAATAGTAACAACACCAAATACACGTATATTTTTATCTAAAATGTCTCCAACTTTAACGTCTTCAATATTTTTTATAATTCCGTCATTCATTTTTATTTTAGTTTTTTCATTAAAACCACTGTCAAAAAATGAATGAATATCATGTGTGTTCAATTTATCATTTACAAGATCATTTGAATCATCATATTTTAAAATATCTATAATATCATCATCATACAATTCATCCCAATCCATGTATATTTCTCCATTTATTTGTATTCTCTTATCATAAGTGTTTAAACAATATAAAAATGGTTCGTTATAATTTTCTACGTATTTTTTTCTAGGGTGTTCCGAAATTTTTATCCATTTGCCGTTATATAATATTTTATGATTAGAGCTTACAATTGTACCATTAATTTCATACATAATCTCTCCAGATGCATCCAACATCATCTTTGAAGTAATCATATTACCTCCGAATAATACGTCTCCAGAATTTACATTCATTATAGTTTTATAAGAACCGTCATTCATCTTTAATTCTGTATATTTATCAAAACAAGCAGAAAGACTTGGGCGAGCCGGAGCTCCTGGTATTGAAAATGAAGTTTGTACATGTAAAACTTCCGTCATAAATGCTATCATTATTGCAAGAGGTATTGATATAGATATAAAAACGGCTGTCATTGAAATCGCAACTGGCCAAGTAAATGGAATTATCCACATTGCTATTACTAATGCTGCAAGTATTATTAATATTATTATTATAAATTGAGCAATTGCGCCCAACATAGCCTTAAGAGCATAATATGAACCTAAACTGGTATACAACCCAGCTGTTAATACACCTTTTACTTTTCCCATAGCATCTTTAAACGCTATAATTATTTGTTGAATTGGAACCATTATATTTGCGATCCTTCCTAAAATTTCCTGTGCAATATTACTCATATTTGCTCGTATTGAAGATAACATTATACGAATAAATTGTATTGATTCTCCAATCGCTTGAAATAATTCACGTATAGAATAGGTCATATATGAAATTGGTTGTAATGCATACCCTGTAATGCTAGTTAATATATTTTGAGTACAATATGCAAAATTTTTACTTGTAAAATCAATTGCGGACATATTATTCGGTTTATTAATAAGCCCCGCAAACGGGATTACTTGCGGTTTACATCTTTCGTTTGACCAATTATCCTTAATTGGTTGTATATTTCTCATTATTGTTACATAAGAAACAACAACAAATAAAATTATTAATAATACTATAAACATGACAACAGACCCACCGTATTGATCAAAATATGATAGATTTGAATATAATTCACTTATTTTATGTGCACTTTTTGAAATATTATCCATATTATAGTAAATGGATAATATTTATATTTAATTCTGTATATTTCGCCCGCGATTTTAATAAAAATAAACTATATCTTTAAAATATCATCTTCCCAATCCCAGAATAAAACATCTCCTATGTGTATTTTATGATCATCTGTTATTAAAGATGTGAAAAATTTATTAGTTTCGTCTGTAATTATAGCATCTTGATGGTCTTTTACTTCTATATACTTGTTTTCTTTTTCACTAAAAATCATGTGACTTCCAGTAACATATATATCAGATCCATGCAAACCTTTACCTGTAAATTTATAAAAACAATCATCAAATTTATTGTCTATTTTCATTATAACATCTACTCTGCTACCAGATTCCAATATATCTCCTAAATTTAATTCATTCATATTAACAACTGATCCATTTTTTAATTTTATTTTTGTATTTGGATGGAAACAATTTCCACCTAAAGCTCTAACCATCTGACCTGGAGGTCCATTCCATGTACTTTGCATCGTCTTAACACTACCATCAATCAAATACATAATTGTTACCATAACACCAACTATTTTTCCAACTAAATCCTTAATACTTATAGTTATCTTCTGAAATTCTATTATCAAATTTAAAAAAACACCGAAGATATTTTGAACAATTGATGTAAAAAATGTGCGGATATTGCTTATCATTGTTCTAATGAAATTTAATGAAATGTTAAAATTTCCACCCATATTTGATAACATACTAACGATGTAATTTATAGGTTGCAATAAATATCCCATATAATTTGTTTGCATCGTTTGTACACAATAAACAAAATCTTGCTGTAAATTATCTGATAATGGCATAAACATTGGATTACATCTATATTTTGGCCAATCCTTTTTAATTTCTGAAATTGCACTAAAATAATACATTACAAATACAAGTGCAAAAAAACCTAGATTTACATATAAAAAATTTATCCAATCTGCTCCTTTTGGCATTAACTTATATTACTAAGATATAATTATTGCACTAAATTTACTTTCTTCTAGTTTTTCTGCTTTTTCTTGTTTTTAGAGATTTTCTAGTTTTTTTTGTTTTTCGCAATTGTTTTTTTCCTCCACTTAAACATGGCCAAATAAATCCTCCACGTCTTTTTGTTCGTTTACCTCCAGTCTTTAACGGTTCTGCCAAAACAACCTTACTATCAAGAGCACCATCTGCTTGTTGCTTTAATTGTAAAATTTGAGAATTGGTAGTTTGATTTGTTTGGCTAAATGCAGTTCCTACACTAGGATCTTTTGCAATTATAGGAGGCCCTTGCGGTAAAACAACTGAACCACCCTGCCTTCTTCTTCTGTATCTTGAACCTCCTGCAACATTATTCAAAGCTTGCAATTTTGCATTATCTGCATTCATGGCATTAACCGCTTCAACTCGCGGCGGAGCAGAAGTTGTTGTCTGCCACAAAGATACACCTCCAGTTGTCTTCGGTGCTACAAGCAAATTATTAGTAGCCATTTATACAATAATTGTATATTATAATTCATAAATAATTCAAAAATATTTATTATAATTAATTCATATTAACAATAATTCATAATAACTATATTATTCGTAATAAAAATATAAAAAAAATATAACATTTTTTGTATATGGACGATAATTCTAGACTTCATTTGCAAAAAATGATTAAGGCGAATAACGTTGAAGATCAAACCGAATTAATACGAGAGTTAAAACATAGTCATTTGTTACAAGAAGACATAAATAATTTTCTTATGATTAAAAATAAATATAAAAACGATGCAGATAAAATAAATGAAGAAGGAATGAACGAATGTTCGTTTTTATTTACATACTATACTGATATTTACAATAAAATTAAAAAGGATGAAATTAACCTTACCATTTTGAATAAGTTTTTAAATGTATTGCGCAGAATAGAAGACGGAGAAATTGATCAACACGAAGGATCATATTTTGTTGGTCAATTCCTAAAAGAATTATATGTAGATAGTGCTCTTAAAAAGGCAGGTAAATTAGAAGAACAAAATAAAACTGAGATTCATGAAACAAAAAATTCTGGAATGAAAGTATCATGGAGTGAATTTAAGAAAATAAATCAAAACATATAAAAAAACATATAAAAACGTTTACATACATACATATCATGATAGAAACAGAAACAGAAACAGAAAATAAAAATTGTATTAAACCTAGAAATGTACTATTATTATCATTAGATCTTTTAAACATTATTCCTGAAAATCAGACAGAACTTTATAATGACATTAATAATTTAATTAAAAATGATTTCTTCTATAAAGACGAAGATCAATTGAAAACCCCTTATAATTGGAAAAAGTTACAAACAATAATGTATAAACATATTCCTATAGTGGATGAAAAATGGAAAGAAAAAGTTGTTGATGTTTATATCGGAAAATAACTAGTGTGTGCACTTAATAAAAAATTGAAAATTTGTCATATTTATTATAAATATAACAAATAATAGTTACCATGGAAGAACAGTTCAGTGTAATTCCTCTAATTATTGATGAAAGCAAAATGAATGAATATTTCATTTTATCAAACACAAAATTAGAAGATGTTCCTGAGGAACATAGAATCGCTTATAGAGTAGCAATGGAAAGTCTAAATTCAAACGAATGTAATGAACCATATGAGAGATTACTTTCTTCAGTTTTGGGATTAGTTAACGTTGAAGAAAAACATGGTTGGGATGGTATTGACAGTTTAGAAAATACAAAAGAAGTTTATGAATATAAACCTAGTTCAAAAAAAAATGCACCGTCTGGAACAATAAATGATGATAGTATTTCAAAAATAGAAAAATGTGAAAATTTGCATAAAGATGGGAAAAACGGATGGATGATTCTTGCCGGAATTGACAATGAAAAATTTAATTTCAAAGTAATTTATAAATTTCCAATCCACATTTACAATGAAGATAGAAGATTGTATCTTCAAAATATGATTGAAAAAAATAAAACAAAAGAAAAACAGACTAGAATAACATATTCTATTACTGTAGCCAAATCCATTAAATTATGCAATAAATTCAACATTTCATATTACATATGGAAAAATACTTAATATATGTTATACACTATCTATCAACATCATTATATAATTCAAAAATGTTACACCAAACCAAATTGTATACTTTGAAAATCCAATCCTTCTCATAATATATAATAAAGCCGCTATATAAAAAATGTTAAGGTTTTTATACTCTATATACCAAATATAATATGTCATTAGTAATTCTCCACTATAAACAAGACTCCAAATTGTTTTGTTTATCAGATTTTTTCTTATTAATGTCATACCAAACGCAGAAGTTTGAATTGGTGGTAACGTAGAAAATATCAATATAGGAGATGAGTTTAAACATATAAATGTAGCACCGAACTGACTAATACTGAAAAATGCACCAGTTATCTCTTTTACCAAGCTTCTCTTTCCGACTTTAGAGTGCTGCCCTCGCACAGTTGAAATATCTTTATTTCCATGATAATGTGTTGTTACATCAGCAGCAATCAAGGTTGCAAAACAAATTATGCTACTATAATTTTCAAATAAAATTGAGAAGCATGATCTCCATGCAAACAACAAAGAATGAATTCTTAATTCTTCCCAAATAAACATATTCAGTTTTGATTCAACTGGACGTTTTATCAAAACAGTAAAAATAAAAGACGATAAATGAAGAAAAATATGTGGTGAAATTGTATAAATATTTAAATAATACACATTATACGCAAAGTACATATAAAACTGAACAAAATAATTCGCCAAACAAATTAATCCGATTGATTTATGAATATAATATGGATCTTCATGGGTTACAAGCTTTTGAATAATTTCTTGTATCATATATTTTAATGTTGGTGAGCAGTATTTATTACCTTTTTCATAATTGTTTTTCGCGCGAAATGTGTAAAAATTTATTAGCAATAAAAAGTATATGAAATATTTAGGTGGAAAGCAGCGGCTTGGAAAACATTTATCACCAGTTCTTAAAGAATTATGGAATTATGTTTTAGAAATAACAGGTAAACAACTAGATGGATATTTGGAACCATTTTGCGGGTCACTAGGGGTCTTCAGAAATATGACAGATTTAAATACAAATAAATTAATAGCAAACGATTATCATCCAGATTTAATTCAAATGTGGAATGAAGTTAAATATGGAACTTTTATTTATCCAGATGCAGTATCAGAAGAAGAATATATTGCAGCAAAAAAACTGGAATCTCCGAACGCGTTAAAAGCATTTATCGGGTTTGGTATGAGTTTTGGAGGTCGTTTTTTTGGAGCATTTGCACATAAATATACAAATGATAAAAAGGAAGATTTTTGCAAGGAAATGACACACAGTTTAAAACGCGCCGGTCCTCTTATAAAAAATTCAGAATTTACAAATAAATCATACTTGGAGTTGAGCCCAAATAATATGTTTATTTATTGTGACCCTCCTTACAAGTATTCAAAATTCCCCATTAAATATAGAAGAGATGTAAAGAAATACGATGTTTTTGATAATGAATTATTCTGGAAAACTGTGCGCATATGGAGTGAAAATAACTTAGTTGTGGTCTCAGAGATGGATGCTCCTGATGATTTCATAGAAATTTGGAATTTGGAACGTTATCGTAGTGCAGCTCAAAGTAAAAAAACCAGATTTAAACCAGATATGCCAAATGAATTATCTTCGTCAGAAACTAATAAAACAGAAAAATTATTCGTATATTCCAAATGCATTTTCCCTTGGAAAAAAATATAATATAATTAATATATTTTAAAAGTAACTTAAAGAAAATACTCATAATTTCGAGTCCAAAAGTGTTTCCAAAAGTCAAAAATGGACAAAAAAAATGTCCAAAAACCGACTAGTGCCTTTTTTTAAGTGAAAATACCTTAAAAAAATCCATTATGACCTAAATGGTTTGAACCACAAAAAAAATAATTATAATTTTGTTACGGTAAAATTTTAATATTTTTAAAGAAAATAATTTAGGGGTTTTTTCTGCAGTCAGTATATACTGACAAATGACTGACAAAATGGGTGAAAAAACCCCTGTTATTTTTATTTGTAAAAAGTGTGATTTTATTACGAGTAATAAAAAAGATTATGCTCGTCATTTGTTGACACGTAAACACACTAATACTGACAAAAAACTTACTTTTACTGACAAACAAAACCCCAAAAAACCCCTTATGCCATTTGCATGTGAATGTGGAAATATATACAAACATCGGCAGAGTTTATTTAATCATAAGAAAAAATGTAATAATAAACCAGATGATACTGAGATATTAGAGATTTCATCAAATGAAATATCAACAGTTGATCCACCGAATACTGTTATTCTTGAATTACTTAAACAAAATCAAGAGTTTAAAGAACTCATTATAGAACAAAATAAACAGATAGTTGAATTAGCTGGAAAGGTCGGAAATACTATAAATAACACAACAAACAATACAACAAATAATAATACAAATAATTTTAATATGCAGTTTTTCTTGAATGAACAATGTAAAGATGCATTAAATATTATGGATTTCATAAACCAGCTTCAATTAAAATTAACAGATTTGGATATGGTTGGACGTTTGGGATATTCAGAAGGTATCTCAAAAATATTTATACGAGGTCTTAAGGAACTAGACATATTTAAACGCCCAGTTCATTGTAGTGATTTAAAGAGAGAAACATTATATGTTAAAGATAAAGACGCTTGGGAAAAGGATAACGAAGAAAAAAAGAAAATGAAAACAGCTATAAAATATATTGCCGCAAAAAATTTTAAACAAATAAATGATTGGAAAGAAGAAAATCCAGAATCTGAAGATATTGACACAAAAAAACATATGGAATATCATACAATAATCATAAATGCTGTTGGAGGATCAACAGATGAAGAAGACGAAAAGAATTATAATAAAATAATAAGAAATGTTGCAAAGGAAGTTGTTATTGATAAATCATCTACAGAATAATTGCAACATTATTGAAACTATTTAGACATTAATACATATATTATTAAATAATGTCTAACTTTAAAAATAAAATAACCACTAGTTTGGTGATTGTAGAATCTCCTGCAAAATGTAAGAAAATAGAATCATATTTAGGTCCAGGTTACAAATGTTTGGCATCGTTTGGACATCTCAGACAGTTAAAATCTCTAACAAATATTGATATAAAAAATAACTTTAAACCAACATTTGATTTGTGTGATGATGATAAAAAAAGAAAGCACATAGATTTTCTTAGAAAAGAAATTTCAAAAGCCGACGATATTATATTAGCTTCAGATGATGACAGAGAAGGTGAAGCGATTGCATGGCATATATGTGATTTATTTGGATTACCAGTACAAACTACTAAACGCATAGTATTTCATGAAATTACTGAAAATGCAATTCAATCTGCAATTGCACATCCAAAAACGATTGATATGCAAAAGGTTAATTCTCAAATTGCTAGGCAAATTTTAGACTTATTGGTAGGTTATAATATCTCTCCGATGTTATGGAAATTTATATCCAAAACTTCTGACAATAGTTTAAGTGCAGGTAGATGTCAAACCCCAGCTTTAAAACTAGTATATGAAAATCAGATGGATATAAATAATTCTCCAGCACAGAAGGTTTACAACACAATTGGTTATTTTACAAATAAATGTATAGTTTTTGATTTAAACAAACAATTTGAAAACGAAGAATTAATGACTGAATTTTTAGAGGAATCTGTTAATCATTCGCATATATATTCAAGATCAATTCCTGAAAGGGTATATAAACAACCACCAGAACCTTTGACTACATCTAGAATACAACAATTAGCTAGTAACGAACTTCATATTTCTCCAAAAGAAACCATGAAATATTGTCAAACCTTGTATGAGAGTGGATATATTACTTACATGAGGACAGATAGTAAAAAATATAGTGGAGAATTTTTAGATCAAGCTAGAAATTATATTATTAAAGAATATGTTTTAGAAAAATTTGTTAACCCTAAAATTGAATCATTATCAAATGTAAATTCGCAAAAAACAAATTCTGAAATAGAAGTAACAGTTAAAAAGAAAACTACAAAAAATAAATCAAATGCTCCACCACCACAAGAAGCACACGAAGCTATAAGACCAACAAATTTGGCTGTTAAAAATGTTCCGGATGAAATGGGTGTAAAAGAGAAAAAGTTGTATAAAATGATTTGGGAAACCACAATTGAAAGTTGTATGGCTCCCGCAGAATATTTTTCATTTACTAGTACTATTACATCACCACATGTTTCTGCAAAGTACTCATTAATAAACGAACTAATTGATTTCTTAGGCTGGAAAATTATAAAAAATAAAGAAACAAAAACAAATAAAGAAAAGGAATATAATTATCTTCTGCAATTACCAATTGAAAGAGAGATAAGTTTTAAGAAGATAACATCAAAGGTAACATTAAAAAATAATAAACAACATTATACAGAAGCAAAATTAGTTCAACTATTAGAAGATAACGGAATTGGTAGACCTTCTACTTTTTCTTCTCTTGTTGATAAGATTCAAGAAAGAGGTTATGTTAAAAAATGTGATGTAATTGGAAAAGAGATTATCTGTAAGGATTTTGAACTAGAAAATGATACCATAACCGAGTCTAGTACAGTTAGAGAGTTTGGTAATGAAAAAAACAAATTAATAATTCAGCCTCTGGGGATCATTGTGATTGATTTTTTAAATAAAAATTTTAATGAATTATTTGCGTATGATTATACAAAAAATATGGAAGACGATTTAGATAAAATTAGTAAAGGAGAAAAAGTTTGGCATACTCTATGCGAAAATTGTTTGATTGACATAAATAAATCATGTGATAAATTAGTTGATGAAAAAAAACTTGAAATTAGAATAGATGATGAGCATTTTTATATAATTGGTAAACATGGACCAGTCATAAAATGTATTAAATCGCAAAATATAGAAAAAACTGAAACTTCCAATAAAACAGAAAATAAAACAGCCAATAAAGGAAAAAAATATGAAAATGTAACGTTTATTCCAGTAAAAGATGGAATTGATTTAAAGAAATTAGAAAAAGGTGAATATAAGTTAGAAGATATTATAGCAACAACAAAACAAAATCAATTACAACTTGGAATATATAAAACAGAGCCATTAATTATTAAAAAGGGTAAATTTGGGTTATATGTAACATGGGGGCAGAATTCAAAATCTCTTTCTTGTTTCGGAAACAGACCAATTGAAAATGTTACATTAGAAGATGTTCTTGAGATTTTGGAAAAGTCTGAAAGAGATTCTTCTCAAGATACATCAATATCAACGTCATCACCAAGTTCGGGTGTTATAAGATTTATAACAAATGATATCAGCATTCGTAATGGTAAATATGGTCCATATGTTTTCTATAAGACAAAAAAAATGACAAAGCCTCTTTTTTATAAATTGACAAATTTTGAAGGAGATTATAAAACGTGCACAATATCAACATTTTTAGAATGGCTAAAAACAGAGCATGAATTAGCACCATAATAAAAGTTATTTCTTTTACAAGTATAATTATTATACTTTTTGAAATTTATGAAGATATAAATATTCTAACTGTATGACTCTGGCGTAAATGTGTTATATTCTCTCTTATTTTGAGGCCGCAATATCATAAATTCTAGTAATATAGTAAAATCAGTTGTACCAAAATCAACTAATAATCCGTTGTGATAACGAACTTTTATTTTTAATTTTCTAATTCTCTCTGCAGGAGGGTTATATATCTTCACTGGGGTTTGGTAGTTATCATACCATTGAGAAATGGGAGTTGTTGTTACAGGAATTTTTGCAAAAGCTGACTTAACAACTCCTGTTGTACCATTTGTAGTTGTAGTGAATCTATTAACAGCAAATGGAATAGTTTCATCAATAGTATTCATTCCTTCTATTTCTATATAAAAATGTGAAGGTCCCATCAAATTAATCTTATAAGGGGCTTCTAAATAATAAACAGGAATGCTAGAATTTCCTCCAAGATATTGTGTATCTGGTATAAGCCAAAACCCATTATCTCCTGGAATATTAGAATCTCCATAATAAAATCTTGGATATATGTCACCACTTGAGTTATTTGCATTTGCCGAAATTCTAGAAAATCCTAAATAAGACGGTAAAGCCCAATTTGAAAAATCCGGATATTGTTGTCTAAAACAATTCGCATCATTCAAAGAGTCAATAAAATATAATGATGAATTGTTAGCTATTATAAAATCTGAACTTTTATTTCCAAACCATAGTTTTTGACCTACTTCATTATAAGCAACAACGAATTGGTCATATCCAGTTTGATTGAATAGCGATAATAATGTTGGATCATTTAATGTATTTTTAATATAATCTGATATTACTATGGATACAGCATAATTCATTCTATTTGTTAATTCTGTTGCCATTTGAATTGGATTATAAAACCCTTCTTCAATTGTGGCTATAAATTGTTTACCTTTATAAGCCCACATAGCGTCTGACATAGCTATTAAAAGTGGATCATTTATCATATTGTCAGTTGGGTTATAAGGATTTGTTATTTCAAAAACTAAAGAAATATTATTTTGAGATCTTGAAAAAACGTAATAATTTGAAGGAAAAGACCAATTGTCAAGTTTAACTCCTTGAACGTTGCAATAATCTTGCGGTAACTCAATCTCAAAATCGCTAGCTGAAGGAAATTTTAGTACATTTCTATCCTCAGAATGTATAGAAACAAATTGTTTTTCATACATATATTCATTTGCATTTGGAATTAATGGATGATTTGTGGCAACATTAAATCGGCTCATATAATTTACTGTAATATTTTTTTAACTACTAATTTTTAGAAATTTAAATCTAATTTAACGTTAAGCATTAATTATTAAAAATGTTTCTATATTTATATTAAATAAAATGGCAAATTATCTAGGAAAATCTCCGCCACTAAGCGCTTATCAAAAGTTTTTTAATTATGGTTCCCAATCAACATGGAATTATTCAAATATAAATGGAGATTTGCAATTAAAACCGATTAATGCTAAAGCAAACGTTTATATAAGTGGAAATTTATTTGTTGGTGGAACAATTAACAACCCTTCGGATTTTCATCTAAAGGATAATATTGAAGATCTATCATTAAACATAACAGATAATTTAATGAATTTAGTTCCTAAAAAATATACATATAAAGATGATAAAAAATGTAAAATTCACTATGGATTAATAGCTCAAGAAGTGGAAGAGCATTTACCTACATTAGTAAATACAATTTCAACACAAATAGAGGAAGATGAAATTTCTATAAAGTCTGTTAATTATTTAGAAATGGTTCCGTTATTATTATTAAAAATTAAGGATCTTCAACGTCAAATAGACATGTTAAATATAAAGTTATCGGATAAATAATATACTCTATATTTATAGACAAATATGGAGAATAAATGGTATTCTATTATATATAATTCATTATTAATAGTTGGAATAATTATTACGTTAGTAACTGTAGGGTCATATTCTAAAGGTAATTTGACAGGAACAATAATTGGATATTCGTTTATTGTGACTGGAATTTTATTAATGATAGGTTATTTATTAAATAATATTAATAATTCTTCTGCATCTACATCTTTATCAATATCTAATTTTTCGTTCATTTCATCTCTAATAACAGTAGGACCATTTGTTTTATTAATTGGAATAATTTTGTATATGATATATCTTCTCAGTTATTATTTTAATCAGATTTCAAGTGGCCGCGTTCCAGGAGGATATTATACTTTTATGAATATTTTTATTATATTATTAATTGTTGAGTTTTATGTATTTTATAATGGAATGCAGGATAAAAATTTTAAGACTACTGGAACTATTGGAAAAGTAACAGGAATGATATTATATTTATTAGAGTTGATAAGTGTAGTTACTGTTGTAACTTTAGGAATAATATTACATTATTTCTCTACGGATGGGTAATTTTAGTAAATTTATATGTGATACCATAATGAAATTCTGTTTCCCAAATTCCAGATATTTTCAACATAAAAAAACCATTACTAATTTTTTCTATGTTTTCAGAAAAAATTTTTATATTACCATTTTTAAGCTGTTCAAAAATTTTGAATTGTGGAATTTTATTTTTAATATTAACATTTTTCAGTAAATTCTCTTCAATAATTTTTATGTTTTCAATTATTTCACGATGACTAATAGGGTTAAAAATACATTTATATTTGTTATAGTATTTCTCAATAACAATATCATTTAACATAATCAACAGATTTACTCCATTTAAAACAAACAATGGTGTTGAATACAAAATTCTAATGAATAATCCATCACTCATTACATTATTCTTGATTGGTTCACAAAAATAAATATTATTTTCATCATACTGTTCTATATTTTTGACAATGTTCATTGTTAACAATAATACGGAGAATCTTTTTAAGTTTGTGTAATTTGGAAACTTTAGTAGGGAACCCTCATTAAAATATTCTTTTTAGAAAACTTATAAATCTCATTCCACATATGCTAATGAGATTTATTCCTAAAGAATAAATAGTCTTACCATGCGTTAAAATTGAAATTTTTTGAGTCTGTAAGCCTACAGGTTTCTCATGATCGGTGGACATAGCTATCGTAATTATTCGTAATTGATCGTTATTATTTTTAAATAAGGAATATTGTTCTCTACTAAACAATAAGTTGTATAATAAAATAAAGAATATTTATAATGACTATATAATGAAATTTCACGAAACTCATTTTGAAGAATATATTACTTCAAGTCAAAAAGAAAATTTACATCCAAAATTAGATAAAGTATTTAATACATTTCCAAAGAAAATAACAGAATTGAGAAATCTTATATTTTATGGACCAAATGGAGTTGGAAAATATACTCAAATGTTAAAGGCTATAAAAAAATATAGTCCGTCAGAATTAAAGTATGAAAAGAAAATAAGTGTAACATTCAATAAACAACAATATTTTTTCAAAATAAGTGATATTCATTATGAGATAGATATGTCTTTATTGGGATGCAATTCTAAGTTATTGTGGCACGATATTTATTTGCAAATAGTTGATATCATTTCTGCGAAAGTTGAAAAATCTGGGATTATCGTATGTAAATATTTTAATGAAATTCACAGTGAATTGTTAGAAAACTTTTATAGTTATATGCAACAAAATAATACAAGTTCAATTGATCTTAAATTCATATTAATATCGGAACATATTAGTTTCATACCAGATAATATATTAAATTGTTGTGAAATAATTCATTTAGCTAGACCAAGTAAAAGTGCGTATTCAAAATGTACAAAAAATAAACTACCAGCATCATTAAAATTGGAAAATGTAACAAATTTAAAAAATGTTCATAGTGGAATTGATACGTTAATGACCCCATACAAGATTATTTGCGATAAAATAATAGAATCTATGATTAAGGTTGACGAATTAAAATTTTTAAAATTTAGAGATCTATTATATGATATATTTATTTATAATTTGGACATAACAGATTGCATATGGTACATCATATGTGAATTATCAGAGAGAAAAAAAATTAAAGATTCTGATGTTTCAGAGTTATTAATTAAAACATATACATTCTTTCAATATTACAATAATAACTATAGACCTATTTATCATTTGGAAAATTATTTATTTTATATAACAAGCATTATCCACGAGTTTTAACTTAGATATTCATTAATATTTATACATTATTGCATATTAATGAATCTAAAAGAAGCACTTGACATATTAGAAATAGAAAATTTATCAACATTAAAATTAGATTTACTTAAAAAAAAATATCATAGATTGGCTTTACAAAACCATCCAGATAAAAATGGAAATACAGAAAAGTCAACTCAAATGTTTCAAAAAATCCAAGAAGCTTATGAAGTATTGAAGAGAGAAATAATTATTATAAATGGAGATACTGCTGCTAGTGAAGAACAAAACTCGTCAATTTATAAAACAGAGTCTGCTTATTCTACAATTTTAAAATTATTTATTGATGGTATACTTAAAGGAAAATATAATGAGTTTATTTCAAATATTGTGAAGGATATTGTAAGTGGATGTAAAGAGATATCATTAAAGTTATTTGAAGATATGAACAAGGAACAATCTCTCACAATTTATAATTTTATTGTGAAATATAAGCAAGTATTAAATTTAAACGATACAATTATAGAAAAGGTTCAAGAGATATTACTCAATAAATTCAAGGATATGCAGATTTATATATTAAACCCTAGTATAAATGACCTTTTTCAAAATAACGTTTATAAATTAGAAATTGATAAAAAAATATATTTTGTTCCGTTGTGGCATAGTGAATTACATTTTGAATCTGATATAATAGTTAAATGTTACCCAGAATTACCAGAAAATGTTGAAATAGATGAGGATAACAATTTAGTAATAACAGAAAGAATTTCAATAACTTCTTCTCTCTTGGATGCTAGGGTGAAAGTCGTAATGGTTGGAGATTATTTATTTGAAGTGCCAATTGATAAGTTATATATAACGCGGTTTCAAAATTATACTTTAAGCAAAATGGGTATATCAAAAATAATTGAAGATGATATTTATAAAATAGAAAATAAAGCTGATATAATTATAAAAATAATATTGGAATAATATAATTACAAGTTAATTATGGAATATAGTATAATAGAAGATAGAGTTAAAACTATAATACAAACTCCAAATTTATCAAATGACAAATTAATGAGTTTATTTGGAGAGATTTTTCCTTTAGTTTATGAAACAGGAAGCAAAGGAACTTCTGGGTGTTGGGTTATAACTGGACATGGAAATGATTTAGATATTAGAGACCGGCCACAAATATTATATGAAATGGTAAAATTACATCCTGATTTTGATAATTCAAATGATATACGAAATCTAACAAATTACATTAAAAATAATGTTTCATTAACTATGGCTATGGGGTTACCAGGACCATCTGCACCTATGAGAGAAGAAGTTAAAGAAGGTAGATGGGCTGGATTAACAACATCAGAGATAGATGTGCAAATTATAAGAAATATTTATCAGTTATTTAATAAGTATATAGGCAACAAAATAGTAACAAATGATATGTTAGATGTATTAAATTATATCGTGAAACAACAATTACGTGCAAATTTTATTCAATTATGGGGACCAGATGGAGAATATAGACTTAAAACAAAAGGGCGGTGGGAGGCAGATATAGTAAGATTAATGCGATCTCATGAAATTTGGGTAACTAAAAAAATTAAACCAGATAGTGCTGATAGATATTATCAATTAAGACCAAATATAGGAGAAGATATAGAGTTTAGAGCAAAGGAAGGGTTACATTTAATTGATATGAGAGATTCGCATGGGATTGAGATAGCTAATTTAGTTTTGGCAGTTTCTGAGTATAATGATGCGTCGGGGAATTTTTTACCGATTCCTAACGAGTTTGATAAAAACAACATTCAATTTCCAGAGGCCAGATCAAGATTAGAACATTATTTTTATAATATTTTAAATGTAATTAGAGAGTCTAAAGAGGATATTGTATTTAAATTAATAATTGGCAATATATTTTCAAAAACAGAACCAAATGTTTATTTAAGTGAAATAATTATGTTGGGATATATTCTTCAAATAAATAAATTGCAAATTTATGATCCTTTATGTAGACCAATGGAAGATGAAAGTATAAAAGCTTCAACTAGATCCAAAGAAAATTATAGAGGACAAATTCCTGCAAAAGAAGCCGCAGAATTTGATACATTTCCAAGAGAGGGTAGTGAAAAAGTTTTACAAAGAATAAAAAAAAAATGTGTTAAGCCTGGTACATGTGCGGTTATGGGAGGAAAAATAAAATTAGTAAAAAAATCAAAATTAACAAAAAAAGTAAAATCAAAAAAATATAGAAAACGTAGTAGAAAAAATAGACACACTCGTAAATAAGCATTTCATTTTTACTTACTTTGCAAAAATGAAAAAAAACATTTTTTTATTTATGGATTACAGAGAATAAAACTATTTCTACCTTTTTATTATTGTTGTTTATAGTTTTTATTATTGTTTATATTTTAGGGCTCAGCAACCTTCTTCTTTACAACCTTCTTTACAACCTTCTTTGGCTCTTCAGTTGCGAGCGCTGCAGCTACTGCTTGCTTAACCTCAACTGGTGCTGGTGGAGGCACAACCGACTTTGATTGCGCTGGAACTGGGACTTCATCTTCATCATCGGAATCGGCTACAACTGTTCCACCAACATCGTCATCATCATCCGCATCTGGTGCAGGGGCTGCCTTAAGTCGCTCCTTGTCAGAAGGCTTAAGCTTAATAAAGCACTCATCTGTTAGAGATCCCTTAGGCCTTTGGACAACTGCTTGTGCGAGCTTCCAAGTAACACCAAACTTACCATTTGCAAACCATAGACCACCACATTGCATAATTACTGCGAGGTTCGTGCCCTTCTTAATAAAATCTAGCGGTGTCTTCGTTGGCTCACCTGGGAAAAGCTTGTTGCCATCCTCGTCGCAGATAAGACACTTCCAAACTCCCTCCCATAGAGGAAGTTTTACGCGCAGCGTAGGCGCCTTTGACAAATCCGGATTTCCACTAAGCTTATCCTTGCTGTACTTTAGCATAGGAGTGTAAAGCGCATCAATAACATCAGGACTAGTATGAACCTTACCAAACCAATCCTTTGAATTGGTAAGTGCATCGGCCTTAATCTTGCTTTCAAACTCCTGCATATTTCTCAAGAATGCACTCGTGTCGTCGTTTGCGTATTCATCCTTTGGAAATTGCAACGACATTTCCCATCGCCCATTTCCTTCAAATTCAGTCGCACCCCATGTAAGCATTAGGGGAGTAGAAAGTCTAACACCAGAATTAGTCTTAGTGTTGAGAATATTAACACTCTTTCCACCAGCAGCGTTTGCCTTTGGAGCGGAATAACGAATGCTATTAACATTAAATTGGGTACCGTCAACGATTGTATCTGCCATCCTGTAAGTATATACTTTATATATTAGTATTATCTTTAAATCAATTTTTTTTTAAAATCTGTAAAATATAAATTCATTTGTCGTAAGATGACACCATAATGGGTTTATAATAATTACATAATATTATTTATTTTCAAAATGATTCAAAAAGATTTCTTTAAGATATATATACAATAATATGGATGATACTAATTTCATATTTAAAAATGGTATGATTATAACAATTGTTACATTAGACGAATACACAAATAAATTATACTCAAAATGCGAGAAAAATATTCCACAAACAAAAAAAGTTGGAAAAATTTCAAACGACAACATGATAATTCCAACTTACTCAAATCCAAACATTTTATTTGAGAATAATTATAATGTTCAACAACTCAAACAAATTACGAAACATTTTAAATTAAAGGTTTCTGGAAATAAGACAGAATTGATAAATAGAATATATATATTTTTAAATTTGTCAAGAACAATTATTAAAATTCAAAAAGTTTTTAGAGGATATTTGCAGAGAAAATGCATGCTGCTTCATGGTCCTGCATTAAAAAATAGAAAATTATGTACAAATGATAGTGATTTTTTGACCGGTGATAACGTAAATGATATCCCATTTTCTCAGTTTTTTAGTTACACCGATGTAGATGGCTTTGTTTATGGTTTTGATGTAGTTTCTCTTCATAATTTAATTATTAAATCTGGAAAAAATGTTAAAAATCCATATAATCGGAATGATATAAATAAAGAAGTTATTCAAAGTATGAGAACACTAATAAGAGTTAGTAGAATACTGAATATAGCTATTGATGTTGATATTAAGGAAGACATATTTTCAAATGAAAAATCTGTAGATTTAAGAATTCTTGAATTGTTTCAAAATATAGATGCTTTAGGAAATTACACAGATCCAATATGGTTCAAATCTTTAAATAGAATAAAAATATCAAAATTTTTAAGAGAATTACTAGATATATGGTCTTATAGGGCTCAAATTACTAATGAAGTGAAAAGAAAAATATGCCCTCCAACTGGTGATCCATTCAGAGGGTTAAATTTTAATTATATAAATAGTGAAGAAAGTATAGATAATGTTAGAAAGGTAGTAATTTCAATTTTAGAAAAATTCGTAAATACCGGGGTAGACAATGATAGTAAATCTTTAGGCGCTTATTATGTACTAGGAGCATTAACATTAGTTAGTGAAAATGCTGCTTCATCTCTTCCCTGGCTTTTTCAATCTGTTGCGCATTTTAATTAAAGTGTAGTATAGTTTTATGATGAGAATCAATCACATATACTATCCAAATAATATATATAAGGCCTTAAATCACTTAAAAGGTACTCGCCTAGGTATAGTATAATATGGCAAAGGATAAGAAGACCACTAAGCCCGCGGCTGATGTCGCACCTGTTTCTGCTCCCGTTGTTGAGAAGGCTGCTAAGGCCCCTAAGACCCCCAAGGCTCCTAAGGAGGCTAAGGCTCCCGTTGATGCTGCTCCCGCTCCTGCGGTTGTTGCTTCTGATGCGGTTGCACCCGTTGATGGTGACTCCCTTGAGTCATCCCTCCTTGAGCAATCCACAGAGTTTAATGCCAAGCTTCAACAACTTGGTTCTATGATTTCTGCTCTTAAGACTGAGTACAAGTCCATGGAGAAGAAGTGGCAACGTGAGCTCAAGTCTGCTCAGAAGCAGAGCTCTAAGCGCAAGCGAAAGTCTGGCAACCGTCAGCCTTCTGGATTTGTTAAGCCCACTCGCATCAGTGATGAGCTTGCAGCCTTCCTTGGTAAGGATAAGGGTACCGAGATGGCTCGCACCGCCGTGACTCGCGATATTAACACCTACATTCGTACCAATAAGCTCCAAGACCAAGGTAACGGCCGCCAAATTAACCCTGACGCAAAGCTTGCGTCTCTTCTCAAGCTTAAGAAGGACGATGTACTTACTTACTTCAATCTCCAGCGTTACATGAGCCCCCACTTCGCTAAGTCCATTAAGGCTGAGACTGCTTAATTTAAATAATATAGATGTAGTTTTAAAAACAAACAAACAAATAAAACAAACAAATAAATAAAACAAACAAATACAAACAAACAAACAAATAAAAACAAATGAATAAAACAAACAAATAAAAACAAAAAATATAAATAAATATTATATTTATATTTTTTCAAATACTAATTGTAGTTAGTTTTTACAACATTGAAGATTAAAAATGGACAAAATGCGTATAATAATGTTTAATAATTGCGATTTCAAAAGTGTAAAGCTTCGTCGGTTTAAACATTAATAAATCCATCTTCTTGTAAAATAGGGCGCAATATTTCCTTTACAATCGGTGAATTTAAAATATTAATATCGTTGTATATTTTTATATGTTCATGATTATTTGATAAATCAAATATATTATATATACTTTGTAACAAATCATAACTTTCTATACATTCTGGATTATTTTTGATAATCCATTCATAGAAATCTTTTGTTTCTTTAGATTTCTTATATTTTTTGAAAAGTTTTATTGTTTTATGAAGATTCATACCATTTTTTTCATCTTGAAAAACATTATAGTCAGTACCAGATAGTACACATATTTGCCGAAACTCTTTTAATGTAATATCTAATGTAGATAATATTTCTTTAAAATTATAAAGAACTGCAGTACGATTTATTAAGCTAAAATATCTAAGAACTCTTGGACATCCATATACAAATAAATCCATATCTTCACTCATACACCCCCACACTTTTTTTTTAACAACTAACATCGCACATAATTCATCAGCTTCACCTTGAGCGTCGTAATACGTTGCACCAAAACCAATTATAAGCTGTTTTACTTTTTCTATATGTTGTTTATTTACATAAATAAACTGTTTTTTTAATGCATCCATATTTTCAATAATTTCTTGTTTCCCTGAATCATCTATAACCGTTTCCAAAGATGATTTTAAACGATTATACTCTTTTTCTGCATCTAGTTTATTTTCCCTGCGCATTTTTAATAGTGCTTTTTTTTCAGCAGGAGGTTTTCCATCAAATATAAAAATTGGCGTTATGTTATAATACTTGAATATTGATATCATTAAATACATATTTTCAATTAAAGAATTGTCACCTACGTATTTGTATAAATATATACTAATATCAACCGCTATTTTTTTTCCAGATAAATCTGCCATAGATATACATTTAATAGAATCAATACAGTTATCTCTTAGAAATCTATTAAGATATTTAATTCCCATTTTGAAGTTTAGGTTTGATTACGTTTAATAGTTTCAATTAAGGACTATTTAATTATTTCAATTTTCTTTATCTTTGTTCAGTTAAATAAAAAGATAATCAATTTATAAACAATTTATAAACAATTCATTTATATTAGAATAGTTTGGGTATTATGATAACTAGGAGTATGACTAGACATATAGAAGACTTTACAAAAACAAATTATAACGATAATTTATGTAATAATACAAATGAATATGAAGTAAACATAAATTTTGATGAAGCAAGTAAAGCTTGGATGGAAAATAAAAAATCAATTGGTGGTGGTTGTTATAAATATATTTGTAAAAGAAAACGGATAACAAAAAAGGATAAAGACACAATCTACTAAAATAATGATTTAATTTTTTGTTCTAAGCATAATATATATTTATAAAATGCGTTCTAAAAAATTTAGGAGAACAAAAAAAAATTATGGTGGTCAAAATAAAACAATTATAAATGGAAGAACAAGTCAAGAATTAATAGATATGGAAGAAGGTAGAAGTGCAACACCATTCTCAGATTCGTCATTACCAAAAATAACACAACCACAACCACAAAATGAAAAAAAAGACGACCAACGCAAAAGAGATATGTATTCTCAAATTAATAAATTGTATAGAACTGCCGTTCCTGACTATAATTTATTACAAAAACATGAATTTGCAAGAAATCAAGACAGAGCAGAATTTGCTGAAAGGTTAAAAAATGAACAAAAATGGAAACAACAAAAAGAAAATATAGAAAACCAAATAAAAGAAAGAGGTGAAGAGAGAATGGATGAACCAATTGGTTACGGAACAAGAGTTGTTAATCAAGAATATAAAGTTATACCAAAACTTAATGTAAAAGAAAAGGGCATTGGATTATTGGGTAAAGGTGTTGAATCTGAGTGGGATACATTTGATACCGATTTTAACGGTGGAGTTAAAAAAAAATCAAAAACAAATACAAAATCCAAAATAAAGACAAAATCCAAAATAAAGACAAAATCCAAAATAAATACAAAATCCAAAATAAATACAAAAACAAAATCCAAAAAATAAACTTAACCAAAACGGATGTAAATAACAATTATTATTAAATTAAAGTTTAATAATAATTTTATAAATGTTTAGTATATTGATAATAGAATGTACGACGAAAAAAAGATGCACGATTCTGCGATTGAACGTTATAATAAAAAAGATTATGAAACTGCAATTATAATTTTTAAAAATTTAGTTGAGAATACTTCAAGTCCTATTAATATTGTTAAATATTTTCATCAAATGGGTGTAGTTTATGAATGCATGTCTAAGTATTTAGAAGCCATAACTGAATGTTATATTAAAATTATAAAAATAGACAATAATAATGGTTCAATACTTAATCAAATTGGAACTTGTTATTTTAAACTCAATCAATTTAAATTAGCAGTGCATTACTTCAATAAAGTTTTAAAAATTAAGGAATTGCCTGATGTATATTGTAATATTGGAAATTGTTACATTAGTACCAAAGAATATTCTTTAGCTGAAAAAAACTTTTTATTGGCTTATAAAATTAACAATAAAAGTGATTTAATAAACGGATCATTAGGATGTTTATATTATTATACAAAAAAATATGACAAATCTATAGAATATTACACAAAAATAGAAAGAGCAAAAGATTCTGATATATACAATCTGTGTTTTCCATATTTAGCAAAAAAAGAATTTGAAAAAGGATTTGAATTATATGAATCTAGATTGAATATAAAAAGTACAACAAATAACCAAGGTATGCATGACAGGTTAGAACTTCCACAATTACAAAATTGGGACGGGATTAAAAGATGCGACAGTTTACTTATAATTGCAGAGCAAGGATTGGGTGATATGATTCAGTTTTATAGATTTATTATTGAATTAGCAGATGCGCACCCTGAAATAAAAATAATGTTTTTTTGTAAACAAGAGTTATCCGATTTGTTCAACACATATAATAAATTTGAGATTGTGAAAAGTTTTACTCTGTTTTCAATAAATTTGTATGAATATAAGACATATTTAATGTCATTACCAAGACTTTTAAGAGTAAAAGAAATTCTACCTAATTCTATGGAGTATTTAAAAATAAATCCTATAAAATTGAATGAATGGAAAAATAAATTAAATGAAATTTCTACTACAAGACCAAAGGTAGGGTTTGTGTATAATGGGTTATTAAGTTCTTTTATAGAGAAACATATACCTCTTGAAGAATTTATACAATTATGTGATTTTGAAATAGATTTAATTTGTATTCATAGAAAAAAAGAAATTAAATCTGATATTGAGAATTATGATAAAAAATATTCTTCGGAAATGAATAAAAAGATTCATTTTTTTGATATAGATAAAGATGCTCCTTTTGAGGATACAATACACATTATAAAAAATTTAGATTTACTTATTACAGTTGATACGATAACTGTTCATTTAGCAGGAGTTTTAAATGTTAAAACATGGCTTTTATTGGGTCATTCAGAATGGAGATGGTCCGACGATCCAACTTCAACATATTGGTATAATTCAGTTGAATTAATTAGAACAAGCGGAGAGGCGTTTAAAGATATAATAAACGTAAAAGTAAAAGATAAGTTAGCCCAGTTCACACAGAGTCATTCTCATGTTATTTAATATATAATCAATTTTAACTGATGCAGCTTTAGATGCTTTAATATTTTTTTTATCATTTTTTATAGAAGCAAGAAAGTTTTGCATACATTCTACAGATTCAATAAGAGATCTCGTTTTATAATTTTTCTCAATAAAATTACAAAATTCGTCAATATTGTTAGTTGTTTTTTTGAATTGTAATAATGACAAATTATTTGTGTTACACCAAGATAAAAAACCTTGATAGTTATTTATGAGAATTGTTGTTATAATGTAATAAGCTAATACATTTGATTCTTCTTTATATAATGTTTCTCTCGTTGATTGAGCTGTAGGATTATTAGAAATTAGATCTAAATATGTTAACCCCATAAAATCTAGGGTTTTTATCATTTGAAAAAATTTGTAGGTTCTTTCAAAATTTACAAAAAAATCAAAATTTTTAAGAAATTCTTTGAAAATAAAATTATCATCTTTGGTATCTGTATATTTTATTAAATAAAAACTACAAAATGCAGCATTCATTATTTCTGCCCAAAATTCTGTGTATGCTTCAAATAAATTTACATCTGAGTTAACTTTAAAAATAGATAAAATTTTATCTTTGCAATCTATAACATTCATATCCGAAAAATCTAAAGAAAAATTATGAAAACTTTCATGCATTAATACTTTGAACCATTCTTCTTTTCTAAAAACAACAATTTCTGAATCAACTGGACAAGTATAAGTAAACGCCGTATTTACATTATTCTCATTTAATATAGTAATTTTACTTGCCGGGAGCATTTTTTTGAGAGACGTAAAATACATATATAAAACCAAACGTTTGGAACATTTTTTAGATGCATATTCATTAACTATATGTAACCACACTAAAATTTTTTCAATATATTCGTTATATATTTCAATCTGGTGTTCTACAGAAGGATCCTCCACAACAAAGTGCACAACAATTTCTCTTTCAAAGAGAGAAAACGTGTATGATAAATCATACAACATTTCAGTATCAATATGTTCGCGTATTTCTTGTGGAAAACTACTGGGTTTAAATGATTTAGGTTTAGGAATTTGAGAAACACTTTGTATTTTTACAATGTTTAATTTATAAAATTTATCACCATCTTTTATTTTTTTATTTTTAATAAAGGAATCTGCGCATGTTATATCTCTATATAAATGTTTTAATATTTTTTCTGTTTTAGAGGTTTGTTTTATATGATTTATACATTTTTTATCCAAAAAAAAAGACATCAATATCTCACTATTTTTAGTAAGTTTCATCATATCTTATATTATTATCTGTTATTTTTATATATTTTGTCATTATAATTTATAAAATGATAGGATTGGAAATTATGATAATCATTTTGCTTGTTGTTATATTATTTATATTTTTGACTGGACATATATATGTTGTTGCTCAAAGAATAGAACATCCAATACCGTTACAAAATGAACCAAAATATCATATTGTAAAAAATCGCGCGAATTATGCTCCAAAAAATAAATTAGAAAAAAAAACAAAAACAAATGGATGCGACGGAACTAGATATGGTTGTTGTCCTTATTCTGAAATACCAAAACTGAATGAAATTGGTACTAACTGTAGATTTCATAATTTAAAATAATAATAAAAGTAAAAATAAAAGTAAAAATAAACGTAAAAATAAAAAGCTATAATTATAATTAAATATATTTACTTAAATTATAATTAGTTATGGAAAATCAATCAAAACCTCAAAAAAAAGGTAGAAAGACTAAAACAACAAAATCAGAAAAACCTGTAGAAAATTTAGACGCAACATCTGAAACAATTAAAGAAATAAAAAATGAAGAATCTGTAGTTGCAGTTGAAAGTAAAGAAAATGATACTGAAGAAATTATAGAAGAAGATAATAAAAATGATATTTGCGTAGAAACTATTGAATCTGTGAATGAATCTGTGAATGAAATAGTTAGTGAAATTGTTCACGATTCTTCAGTTACCGTTCTTGAAAAAATTATAGAATTAGATAATGTTGTTAATAATTTTATTAAGATAGTTGATGAAGATGTAACTAGTTTGCAAGATAAAAATGATAATATATTAAATAGTTCAATTTCAGAAGAAATAATAACAGTTACAGCAGATGAAAAAGAAATAGATAACACACTTAATATTAAATCATTACTAAATTTGCTTATTATTATTTCAGTTAGACAAGAAATGCAGGAAAAGTATAAGTTAAATGGAGATTTAGTGAAAGTATTAACACTTATATTACAAATTGCACCTACATTTTTCTTAAAGATTGAAGATTCGTTTAAGAAGATTGTATCTGATAATAAAATAGATTCAGATGATGTTCCAGAATTAATGAATATTTTCTCTAAGATGTATGAATTAATGGTATCTTTAAAATCACAAAACAACTCTCTTCAACTAAGCAATCTTTGTGGAGATTTAATTAAACTAACGTTTAATATTATGTTAACTGAAGGCTTAATTATATTTGAATCTTCAACACCAGAATTATCTAAATCAACATTTAATGCGCTTGTAGATTCAAGTGTTGAATTAATTAAATTAAATAATAAAATAAAATTATCAAATAAATGTTGTTTTTTTTGGTAAATGCATTATTTATTGTAATAACATAATTTTATTACAATAGATAAGTAACTTTAAATAGAAAGAGTTGGTCCGCGAATTTTGTCTCTCACTATTATCAATTGTTCTGCTAATTCTGGTTCTTTTCCTTTTAAATAATGCATTAGTTTTGCATTCTTTGTCTCTAATAAAACGCGTTTTAAATCTTCTATTTGAGTAAATTTTGCACAAATCGCGTCAAATAGTTCCTTTTCTTTACGTTTTCCATAAAATGTAGGATCAATTGATACTTCTGTAGGTCTTAATAAAGTTCCTTTATATTTACCAGATGAACTAGCTGCGGCTTTAGCCATTTCTGGACTTTTTGATAATTCTGTTCCAGATTCTGCGGAAAATGACAAATAAAATTCTGGGTTAGATTCTTTAAATTTTGATCCTTGATAATAATGCTCTACGCTATTCCATCTATGTCCGTCTAATACAAATTGTTTATCTGGTTCAACCCAAAAATCATCTAATTTTCTTCTCCATTCATTAATTGCATGTAAGTTTGAAAAATTAATGATTGATTCTTTAGGAATATTTTCTCCAGATCCTTTTCCAGGAAGTCTTTCATTTGATGACTTTTCATAGAATTGGAAAACAATTGATTCTTCATATAGACCTCTAATTTTTGCATCTGATAATTCTTCAAATTTACATGTTTTAGTTAGTCCTGATTTTGAATTAATATGTTCTTTAAATTTAATGAAATCCGGAATAAGTGAAAATGCGCCGCTATTTTTCTCCATGCATTTATCAACAATTAATTTTTTTATATCATATGGTAGTTCTGTAAACGTGAATATATGTTTCTTCTTATAAGTAATTAATTTATAATGCCATCCAAGGAAATCAACCATAATGTATAAATCAGGAGTAAATTCCCCCCGAGATTCTAAAATGGTATCATTTAGTTGTCCACAATTTAAAATATTCGCATAATCTTTATCTTTATATGCCTCGCTTGATAATAATATAAATTTAATGTTCAATATACGTTCAAGAGTACTTAAAGCCCAAGTTTCTGCCCAAAATTCGCAAGTTTGTATTTTACGTTTAAACTTTTCTAATGTATCAACATCCTTCATAAATTTATATTCATTTAACATTCCTTGCGATACTTTTTTTTGATTAACAAGTTGATCTCTTTGCTCTTTAATTTTTTTTGCAGCATCTGTAAAATGTTTTTTTTGACTTCTATCCAAGGTTTCACTATACATTTTTTTATATTTTTCATATTCTATTTCCAATTCTTTAATATCTTTGGTTGTGCCGACAACTGCTGCGCTATACATGTCATACTGTTCTCTGTAATTTAAGAATATTTCTTGCGTTGCTTCTTCTGATAGTTTTTTTCTCAATTTTTGAACTGTAGTAGTTTGACCAATTTGATCAAAAGCATCTCTTATTGTTGCAAATAAACAATCACCATTTCCTTCATTATCAATTATACCGTATTTATTATTTTTCATATGAATTTCAATCCATGTGTTTGACGATGATGGGTTATATTTATCTTTTAAAGCGTCTGCTTCTTTTTTTGTCTCTTCATTTAATTGAGGGACAAATTGAACAAAGTTTTCTCTTTGTGAAAATACATCTTCTCTTATTTTTGGTATCTTATCTACAATATAATTTTGAGTTTCATTATTTTTTATTTCGTAGTTAGAATCGTCATCAAATTTATCTGACAATTCTTCGGCCTCATTTTCAATAATTTCATTATTATTATCTCCTTCAATAACTAGTCGTAAATTTTCTAACATTTTTTTTGTAACGAATGTATATATTAGAGGTTCTTCAAGTTTCTCAACCTCTAAATTTCCGTCTTCATCCATATAATTGAGTAAATCTGTTGTAAATATCTCATAAACACCAATCTGTATAACCTTGTTATTTGTTTTTACTAAATAAACTGGAAAGAATGTGATATTTTTTTCCTCATATGTTTTTTTTGCGTTACCAACTGCAATTATAACATTTATGTCTTTTATTTCAATTTCATATAAGTTTGCTTCTTTTTTAAAATCATCTGGATCAACATTTTTTAATTCAACATAGCTTGTTCCTTTATCTAATTTTGATAATACCATTTTTATTTTATATATATAAATAATACTATTTAATTTCATTTATCCCCAAATAACAAATCTTTTCATCATTTTATCATTTTTCAGTTCATCAATATAATGCCACAATTCTTTTCGTTTATTTACTATTTCTATATTATCTGGCTCTATCTCAAATAATACGATTTGTTCAATAATATCCTGTTTTTTTAATTTGTTCGCTTTTATATCTTTAATGTTATAATACTCGCATATCAACATTAATTGTTTTACACTAAAATTAAGTTCATAGTTTTTTATTTCTGTAAATATATAATCATTTTGAGTGTTATTTATAATTTCTATTTCATTTAAATCATTTTCAAGCTTACAAAGATCTAAACAATTGTCTTGAAAATCTTCATTTAAAAAAATAGTTATATTTTCTGAATTTTCAGTCATTTAATAATAAAGGTAAAATCTTTTAATATCATTATTATAATAATTAATACAAATAATCATGATATATAATTTACATTTCAACGAGATCCATAAATTTGAATATTGACTTGTTTGATAAACTTGCATGAGTTTTTGCTTTGCAGTTTGCCAATTTTTCAATAACTTCACAAAAACTTAACCCGGAAAATTTGTTTTCACACAAACAATATAATTCCTTATTGTATGAATATAATATTGCAATATTTTCTGTTATTTCATCAACTTCATTTTTCTTGTTTTCTTCAGATATAAATGATAATAGTTTGTTCATTAATGTGCATGCCATTTCAAGTAATTTTTCTTCTTCAATAATTTTATTTGTTGTTAAATTAACAAAAAACAAACTTAATGCTTTTCTACGTTCGTTGTCTTTATTAATTTTACAGAATTTATCATAATTTTCTTCAGAGTCAACATATTCAACGCTGTTAAATAATTCCATAAATGATTCTAAATTTTCGTTAAATATATTTCTCATTATCTGATAATTTTCAATTAACTTACTATATAAATCTGCGTACAATTTTGAATAAAACCTATTATTTGATGCAATTTCAAATATAGCAGTTCCGACACGTAACATATCTTCTTCTGAGGTCCCATCTTGAATAAGTTGATTAAGGATTTCCATAATTTTTTCACAAGGTTCAACGTACATTTTGTCAGACATTTTATTCAGCCACGATCTCATTAAATCTATTTGTGCTTCAACACCAACTTTTTGCTCCATTTTAGTTGCTTGAAATGTCCGAATAGTTTCCCAATCTTCATCATTAATAACTTCAATTGATCTATTTTTCTTTTTTCTTTTAAAATCACTTGACCCATTTCCATCACACCCATTCATCTTTAATATATTTTCACGTTTTTGAAAGTTAGGAGTTTTAATATAAGTTGGAGATCCAACTTGTTGAGATAGTTCTGTAATAATAATTAGAGTATCATCTGGGAGATCAATATCAAATCCATTAAATGTAATATCTGTAAAATCTTTTAGAGTATATCTCATAGTCATTGTCATGTAATATTAATAATTATTTGCATTTATATCAATTTCTTTGAATATAATAATATAAATGACAAATATGCTTAAACATAAAGTAAATATAATATATTATGTCACTAGATAGCAGCTCCCCCCCTGAAATTAATAATACCGAAGAGGAAACATATGATACTTCATACGAAATAAATAATTGGGAAGAACTTGAAATTGGTACAAATTTGTTGCGAGGAATTTTTGCTTATGGGTTTGAAAAACCAAGTCCTATTCAAAGAAAAGCAATTAAACCAATTATTCAGAAGAAGGACATAATTGCTCAAGCACAGTCTGGAACTGGTAAAACTGCGACGTTTACGATTGGTGCGTTGTCTCATGTAAATACAGACGAAAATACAACTCAGATTTTATGTATGTCGCCAACTAGAGAACTAAGCATTCAAACTGCAAATGTTATGCGAGGAATTGGATCAATGATGAAAGATTTGAGGATCCAAGTTTTGGTTGGAGGTTCATCAATTGATGATGATATTGGAAATTTAAAGTCTAATATTCCACATGTAATTACTGGATGTCCTGGTCGTGTATACGATATGATGCGTCGTAATCATATCGGGTCTAAAAATATTAAACTTGTTATTCTTGATGAAGCTGACGAAATGTTGTCAAGTGGTTTTAAGGAGCAAGTATATAATATATTTCAGTATTTTAACAATAATATTCAAGTTGCTTTATTTAGTGCAACTTTGCCTGAACATATTCAAGGAATTACTAGTAAATTTATGAGGGATCCAGTAAAAATTCAAGTTAAGGCCGAGCAACTTACTTTAGAAGGGATTTCGCAATATTATGTAGCTATTGACGATGATAGGCAAAAATATTTAACGTTGAAGGATTTATATAGTTTTATGTCAGTTTCTCAATGTATTATTTATGCGAATAGTGTGAAGAGAGTGTCTGCTCTGTATGATGCTATGATGGAAGACGGATTTCCAGTTTGTAGAATTCATAGTGGAATGGATAAATTGGAAAGAGATAGAGCATTTACTGAATTTAGAAATGGTACTTATCGCGTATTAATTTCTTCAAATGTAACAGCGCGTGGTATAGACATACAACAAGTAAGCGTTGTTATAAATTTTGACATACCAAAGGATGTTCACACTTATTTGCATAGGATTGGACGAAGTGGGCGTTGGGGTAGGAAAGGCGTTGGAATTAATATGATTACTCGTAGAGACATGGCAAAACTCAAGGAAATAGAACAGTATTATTCTACACAAATTAAAGAAATGCCATCTAGTTTTGATACTTTAACAAAATAATTTACATTACAGATTGCAAAAATGCGTAAAACGTATAAAATATAACTCTATATTTGATATAATATAATAAAATGTCAATATCAAATATAGAAAAAATAAATAATCATTTTAAACTTCCAATTATTTATAATGAAAAGGTATGTGAATTAAAAAAAAATATTACAGATGATTTAGAATTAATAAAAACTACAGATGCATCAGCGTGTAATCCTTTGTATCATTATGCTTTTCAGCCTAAAAATGATTTTGCAATTAAAGTAATTGACCAAATATCAAAGTATTATACAACAGATACAGTATTTTTGAAAGAAACTCAAAAATTATTATCTTTTTATTCGGAAGAAGACGATAATTATAATACATATAATAATTCTGAAATTATTAATATATGGAATGAAATTAAAAATGATAACGGATTTAAAGAGAGATATCATTTTATTGATTGGCCTGCATGGGAATATTTGAATAAATCAGATTATTTTTTACAAATAATGAGTGTATATAATCTAGCAGCTCCTGTTTTATCTTTATGTGTACCATTTATAATACTTATAATACCATTTTTTGTAATTCAAGCAAAAGGGCTAACAATAACTATTAATGAATATATTGAAATTCTTAAAAAAATTGCTGCTAATCATGCAATTGGTAAATTGTTTACTAAGTTCAATAGTGTGAAATTAGATGAAAAAATATATATTGTTATGTCTGCTGCATTTTATATATTTTCTATTTATCAAAATATATTAACGTGTTGGAGATTTAATGATAATATGACAAAAATTCATTCTCATTTATATGAAATAAAACAATACATAGAAGATACAGAAAAAACTATAAAACAATTCCTATTATATACTGAAAATTTAAAAACATATGATAAATTTAATAAAATTCTAAATGAAAAATTAGATACACTGATTGAGGTAAAAGTAGATTTGCAAAAAATTTCACCTTATAAATTATCTTATAATAAAGTTGGTGAATTGGGACATGTTTTGAAATGTTTTTATAGTATATATAGCGATTCAAAATATAACGATGCTTTCTTATTTTCATTTGGGTTCAGAGGATATATTGAGAATTTAAGAGGAATTGGTCAACACATTAAAAATGGAAAAATAAATTTAACAAAATTTACAAAAAAGACAAAATCTATGAATTTTAAACACGCTTATTATCCAGCACTTATTAATAATAATCCTATTAAAAACTCTTTCAAATTAAATAAAAACATTATTATAACCGGACCAAATGCTTCTGGAAAAACAACTATGTTAAAAACTGCATTAATTAATGTCATTATAAGCCAACAGTTTGGTTGTGGATTTTATAAAAGTGCTACAATTAAACCATATAAACACATTCATTGTTATTTGAACATACCAGATACATCTGGTAGAGATAGTTTATTTCAAGCTGAGGCTCGTAGGTGTAAAGAAATAATAGATTCAATTCAAGATAATGGAATTAAGGAATCTCATATGTGCGGTTTTGATGAATTGTACTCTGGTACAAACCCAGATGAAGCCGTATTAAGTGCGCATGCATTTATGAAATACTTAATAAAAAAAGAAAATGTTAGTTGTATATTAACAACGCATTTTATTGATTTGTGTAAAAAATTAGATGATAACCCGTATATAGAAAATTATCACATGAAAACCATAAAAAACGAAAAAGATTTTTATTATACTTATATTTTAGAAAAAGGAGTGTCAAGTGTAAATGGGGGGATTAAAGTTTTAAATGATATGAATTATCCAAAAGAAATAATTGATTGTACTTTTAATGATATATAATAACATTTTCTATAACAAATATTGCAAATGTTATTCGTTTACTCAAGAATATTAATATATAAACTTTTGTTAATAATGGCTTTATCCGATATATTAACAGTCCCCTTTTTAATATCTTTAGGAATTACTTTATTGCTTGTAGGTATTATTGGCATGTTTTTTGCTCAAAGAATGCAAGAACAAAATCATAAAATAGCATCCATGTTAGGATTAGTTACAACTATGGCTGAAGAAATGAATTTTATTAGAGGTAAGTTACAAATGCTTACTTATCAAGAGTCCCCACAAAATATGCAAATGATGGGAGGAATTATAGGAGGTGAAAATTTAGTAAAAAATTATACAAATGATAATAAATTAATTTCTGTTTCTGATGATGAAAAATCTGACGATGAATCTGATAGTGAAGTTGAGTTAGATGATAGTGATAATGATAGTGATAGTGATGATAGTGGTGATAGTGATGATAATGCTGATAGTGAAGATGATCATGGTAAGGATAGTACCGAAAAGATTAACAATACAAATGAAATACTTTTGCAATCTAAAAATGTTAAAGTGATAAATTTTGGTGAAATACTAAATACGTTGAATGATGCAAATGATGATGAAAATAACTCAGAAGATTTTGATGAATTAGATGATTTGGATGATGTAGAAGATTTAGATGATGATAATAGCAGTAATGAAAATAACAACGAACAAAATGAACAAAATGAAGAAACCTGTCATTCAGAGAAGATTGAATTAAATAAGAACGAACTTGAGTTTATTAAAAGTATTGATATTTCTAATTTAGAAGAATCATCGGTAAAATACAATATTGATTATAAAAAAATGTCTCTTAATAAACTTAAAGATATTGCAGTCTCAAAAGGATTAATTTCTGACAATTCAAAAGTGACCAAATCTTCATTATTAAAAATGTTAGATTTTACTTCTGAATAATAAGATAATTAATAATATTTTTCTCCAATCATAGTATATTATGTCTTGGGCGACTTGCTATAGCGGTTCTAATAATATTCACTTTGATTTTCCACCAATTATGGCCGATGGTAGAAATTTTGCATCTTGGCAGCCAGAAGCTGTTGTAAATGACCGTATCAGACATCAAGAGAATATATCTACTAGTTGGCAATATAGACAGTATTTAACTAATAATGCCACAGAAATTATGAAAATGAATAGTTATCAAGCATGCGATGAATTGGGGCTTCCTTCACATTTAAATACAAATGCAAATCCGTCTTCAAATGTTCCATATACTTTTAAATCTACTTTTGACACAAATACTCCTGGATTTGGTTATTGCAATAGTAATTTAAAACAACCTTATATGTCAAGAGAACAATTGCAAGCTAGAATGATTTCACCTTCAATATCCTATAAAGAAAATATGAATTAGTAGAGAAATAATACTTATGTATTTTTAAGTATTATACAATTTAAACCCTTGAAGATTTAAAATCGCACCCTTTAAAACAATTTAAAGAAAATGAATAAAATTCTTATTTTATTATATGAAATATGACTAAACATAAGACAGAAGATTATAAATTTTCTGCTGTTAAATATTACTTAAACAACGATAAAGGAGATGGATACAAACGAACTTGTAAAATATTTGATTGTAAGAAATCTACATTACGAGATTGGATTAAAAGATACCAAACTTCTAAAAATCTTACAAGAAAAAACCGAAAACCATACAGAACTGGAAACATTATTGTTCATGGACTGATTTGTTGTAAGAACGGATGCGGTTATTGGAACAGAGATGTGAATGGTGCTACAAATATTTATAAGATTGCTTATAATACGATAAATAACAAAGCAAGACCAAATTATTTATCAAGAAGCAAGAATTTATCAACTGGTTTAGACGAACCAGTAAAACCAAAATTTACACGCTTTGTGAAGGGCAAACCTTGTTAATTTTTAATTTCACCGAAAGGTGCGATTTTAAATCTTCAAGGGTGTAAAATAACTTTCACATTCTATTATAGTAAATAGAATATGAAGATTCTAAGTATAGACGTTGGCATTAAAAACTTGGCTTTTTGTTTATTTGAAAAATCATCAGGTGATAATGAATATAAAATTGCAAAATGGGATGTGGTTAATATTAGTTGTGATATGGAGGCTAAATGTTGTGAAATTGAAAAACTAAAATACTGTGATAAACCTGCAAAATTTTCAAAGAATGGTAAATGTTATTGTCTTAAACATAGTAAAAAACAACCTTTTCAGGTTCCATCATCTGACTTAAAACCAAATTACATTAATAAGCAAAAAATAAAAAACCTATACGAGTTGGCCGAAAAATATAACATTAAGTATGAAGATCCAATTAAAAAAACAGCCTTAACTGCTCTTATAAATAATTATGTTTTTGAAAAATGTTTTGAACCTATTAATGATATAAATGCTTCAAAAATTGATTTAATTACAATTGGTAGAAATATTAAAACTAAATTAGACACTATTTTGTGTGAGTATATAAATACACTAACTCATGTTGTTATTGAAAATCAGATTAGTCCAATAGCAAATCGTATGAAAACAATACAGGGGATGATAGCTCAATATTTTATAATGAAAAATAGTAATACCAGAATAGAATTTGTATCCTCTTTAAATAAACTAAAAGATAGTCAACAAGAAAATAAAACTAGTTATAGTGATAGAAAAAAATTAGGAGTTCAAAAATGTCTAGATGCAATTTCAACGAATTTAAGTTATAATTCATGGGAATGTTTTTTTAAAAGTCATACCAAAAAAGACGATTTGGCAGATTCATTTTTGCAAGGAACGTGGTTTATATCTAATAAATTAATATAAATATATAATGGTATAAAAACATAAGGCAATTATTATTTAATGCAAAATATGTTCCAAAGTATTATGCAAAATGCGTATCAACATGTGTTACAAAACCTAACTACGCGCACTACAAAATTTTTAAATTTAATTAAAACAAATGTAAATGACGATAATAAAATTACTAATAAAATTACTAATGATATTAAGTTAGATTTTTCAAATGTTCTTATTGTTCCAAAGATAAGCACATTAAATTCTAGAAGTGATGTAGACTTAGAGAGAAAAATTGTTTTTGAACATAGTAAACGTAGTTGGAAGGGTATTCCTATTATGATAGCAAATATGGACACAACTGGAACAATTGAAATGGCAAGAATATGCCAACAACATCATATTATTACTTGCTTACATAAGTTTTATAAGGCCGAAGAAATCCCTGAAGATCTTGATAGAAATTATTTTATGGTATCAATTGGTACAAGAAAAGATGATTTAGATAATTTAGACATAATTATGGAAAAGGTAAAACCGTATTTTATATGTTTGGATATTGCAAATGGTTATTCAACTCATATATTTAATACAATTGATGCAATTCGTTCAAAGTATCCAGAGGTTACATTAGTTGCCGGAAATGTGGTTACTTATGAAATGGTTGAAAAATATTATAATAGAGGAGTTGACATTATTAAGATGGGAATTGGATCTGGAAGTGTATGCACGACTCGTCTGCAAACAGGAATAGGTTATCCTCAGTTTAGTTGTATATATGATACAAAAGTTCAAATAAAGAATCCTAACATTCACATTATTTCAGATGGAGGAATTCAATATGCTGGAGATTTTAGCAAGGCTTTTGGTGCAGGTGCAGATTTTGTTATGTGTGGAGGTTTATTTGCGGGACACGAGGAATGCTCTGGTGAGACTATTATAGAAGATTCTATTAAATATAAGGTATTTTATGGTATGAGTTCTTCAAATGCGATGGTAAAACATTATGGTGGGGTTGCAAATTATAGAGTTGCTGAAGGTAAGTGTGTTAAATTAAAACATCGCGGAAATGTAGAAAAAACTATATTAGATATTCTTGGAGGAATCCGGTCTACATTAACATATATTGGTGCAACGCACATGAAAGAGGTTTTTGATAAAGCGACATTTATTAGGGTAAATAATGTTGCAAATACAATTTATAATGGAAGAGAGATATAATAAAAATCCACTATTTAGAAGGTTATTTATAGTTTTTATTTGCAAACTGTATAATAAATAAGATAGATGTATTTTATAAGTTTATAAAATATATTATTTATAATTCGTATTACTTAAAATTATATGTTCTTACTAATTCATAATGGACAGTGGAATTATTGATATTACTTCATTAAATTTAGGTGAAAGTGGATCGGGTTCTAGCAGATCATCAAATTTTGGTTCAGGAATTGAATTATTAATGAATGATAAAAAGTCTTCAGGAGGTCGTCCATCAAGTGACATTCATATAGATGATTTGAATAATTTGGAAGATGAATTGAATGAATTGGTAGAAGAAACTGGTCCTGAAATGAATTTTTTTGAGGGCAAATCTGATATGTTTAGCAAAAGTGTGTCCTTAAATTTTGATGATGATAAAACGCACTCTAGTGTAAGGTTTAGTGAGCCTGTGCCAAGTATAGGTCAAGCAACTGCAGAGGGGTCTCCCGAAAATAAAACTTGGGACGGATTCACAAAATTTAATAATGTTCCCATTAATCCCGACAAACCTATGTCAAGCCAGCCTCAAATGAGTAAGGAAGAACTCCTAAGAGAGAAGTTTAAGTATTTAAGAAAACTTGAAGCGTTGGAGCAAAAAGGAGTTAATTTAACAAAGAAGTATAGTATGGACTCACCTCTTGCAGAAATGCAAGGGGAATATGAAATGATAATGGAAGAAAAAACAAAACAAAACTCAGTTAAATTTCAAGGAAATATGCTTATGGCGTGTATAAATGGTATTGAATTTTTAAACAATAGATTTGACCCATTTGACATTAAATTAGATGGGTGGAGTGAACAGATAAATGAAAACATGACAGATTATGATGATGTATTCGGAGAATTGTATGAGAAGTATAAAAGTAGAGCATCTATGGCTCCTGAGTTGAAGTTGTTATTTCAACTCGGTGGAAGCGCTATGATGGTTCACATGACAAATACTATGTTCAAATCTGCCATGCCTGGAATGGATGATATCTTGCGCCAAAATCCTGATTTAATGAGACAGTTTCAAACTGCAGCAGTTAATTCAATGAGTCAACAAAGTCCGGGATTTTCTGGATTTATGAATAATATGATGAACCCTGAACCTCAAGTGACTATGAATGGACCACCCCCGCCACCGATGGCAACGCAGGGAATGAATGTTCCACCTAGCCGTCCAGGAAATAATAGTAGTTTTAACAACAGACCAGATTTAAATGCTAGTATGGGTCGCAATAGTTTTAATCCGAATCAGAGTGATGGAATTAATATCAGAGAGAATTTTGCAGGGGCTTCCGATGGAGAAAGAAGTAATAGACGTGGTGGAGGACCTCGCGCTGAAATGAAAGGACCAAGTGATATTTCAGATATTTTATCAGGATTGAAAACTAAGACTATAAATATTCAAGAAGCTCCTTCTCAAAATAACATTAACATTAATGATAGTAGCACTATTAGCATTTCAGACTTGAAGGAGTTGCAATCAGATGGTAATATGCCAAAGCGAAGTAAGAGACGCCAAAAGTCAGATAAAAACACTGTCAGTTTGGACATATAAAAAATTGAAGTAAATTTTTGCAACAATTTATTGTAAAGATGGTCGGATACCAATTTGCATTTATATTTATTATTAGCTGTTTTGTTATTACGACATCAGACTTTCATAAAGAACGGGTATCAAAAATTTTTGACGGTATATTCTATAATTTTAATGAAACAACCCCTATATGGAATTTAAGTATAAGCAATAATTGCATTCATTGTTGGAATGATGATGTAATACACATGCAAAATGTTGGTATTGATATTAAAAACGCTGTGCATATTGTTGATTAAAATAAAAATATGGTTGTAAAAAATAAAAATAAAAAAAACATATATAATAACAATAAGTTATGTATGAAAATGGTTTATTTATATTTCGTAGAGACTATAGAATTGTAGATAATAATGGTCTTAATTTGATAAATTCTAAATGTAAAAATGTTTACACTATTTTTATTTTTACTCCAGAACAGGTGGGAAATGGAAATGATTATAAATCAAATAATGCAATTCAATTCATGATTGAAAGTTTAGGTGATTTGGCAGAAGAAATTCATAAGAATGGAGGTAGATTATATTTTTTTTATGGATCCAACAATAAAGTAGTTTCGGATTGCGTTGAATCACTAAAAATTAACTATGTTTGTTTTAATTCAGATTATACTCCATATGCAATGGAGAGAGACACTAATATATTTAATATTTGTAAGAAAAATAATATAGAATGTGAATCAGTTCACGATTATTATTTGCATGAACCTGGTGCTATTTTAAGTGGAAGTGGAACACCTTATAAGAAATTTACTCCATATTATAATGCTGCATTAAAAATGCATGTTCAGAAACCTAGTAAATTTCATAAAATTAAATTTAAAACAAGCAGTGTACATCTTTCAAATACTATTTCTTTAGAAAATGCATTTTCAAAATTCACAAAAAATAACAACCAAATACTTGTACGTGGAGGTAGAGCAGAAGCTATAAGAACTTTAAAAATTGCATTAAAAACCCAAAAACATTATTCGGAAACTAGAGATGAAGTATATAAACCAACAACTCTGTTGTCTGCATATATTAAATTCGGATGCATAAGTATTCGTGAAGTATATAAAACCTTTAATGGAAATCATGATCTTATAAGACAATTGTTCTGGAGAGATTTTTACATGAATATTCTTTTTTCATATCCATATGTGATTGATAAACCGATGAAACCCGCTTATTCTAAGATAAAATGGCACAACAACAATAGATGGTTAAATGCTTGGACAAAAGGTGAAACAGGATTCCCTATTGTAGATGCTGCTATGAGAGAGTTAAACGCTACAGGATATATGCATAACAGAGCAAGACTTATTGTTGCTTCATTTTTAACAAAGACATTATTATTAAATTGGAAACTTGGTGAAAAATATTTTGCAACAAAATTAACAGACTATGATGTTGCAAGTAATAATGGAAATTGGCAGTGGATATCATCAAGTGGTGCAGATTCACAACCATATTTCAGAATTTTTAATCCTTGGTCACAGGGAAAAGAATGCGACCCAGAGTGTATTTATATAAAAAAATGGGTACCAGAACTAGAAAATGTTTCTGTAAAAGATATACATAATTGGAATACTGAATGGGAGAATTATAAAAATAAAGATATAAAATATTCAAAACCGATTTGTAATTACGAAGAACAAAAAGAAAAAGCGTTAACTATGTTTAGAGCAATTTATTAAAAAATAAATTGTATTATTGTATTATTGTATTATTGTATTATTGTATATTGTATATTTTGTGTCAAGTTATAATTCATTTATTAAATTATATGGTAAATATAATAGTAGTATAATAAATGAATTCAATTGAAAATGAATCAAAAATAATTATTGAAAAAAAAGATTATAAAATAGAAAAAATAAATAACTTAAATTATTTGTTTGAGTGTAGTATAGTAAATTATAAAATTTTATTGAATAAGATTTTTACTTTGGATATTATAAAACTTATAAATGAAATAAATAAAGTTGATATATTTGAAGATTTTGGCTTTGAAATGCATGATAATAATAATTGTACGTTTTTTATTTTATTTAAACATTTTTATGCAGATTTTGGAATATCACAAAAATATATACATTTAAATGTTACAATTGAAAATAATAATAAACATATAATTTATAAGGCTTTTTTAAATTCTAGTTATCCTACAAAATTATATCAATCATCAAATTTTAAATCAATTGAAAGTATTCCCATACAAGATATAATAGCAACTTGTGATTTTATAAGTGATCATGAAGTTAGAATAAAAAATATTACAAATTTAAAAAAAAGCAATATTATTAGTGATTTACCAGAATTAATTGAAAAAATGGCAATAACTATAATGTGTAAAATATTTTTAAGAACAAAACAATTTATAGAGAAAATAAGTATAAATAACACAGCAATTTAAATTAAATGTATTATGTATTTTATATAATTAATTTATTTATAACATATATTTCAAATATACATTTTGTATTTGATGTAGCATTTATTTTTTTATATGAATACAGTATTTTTCTTAAAACTGAAAATTATACAGACTTCATACGTAACGTCGCAAAGAAGTTATCAGTAAAAAATATACTATATGTTAAAATGTTTCAAGCAATTTCATTAAACAATAATTTAATTGATGGTGCAATAAATTCTGAATTAATAAAATATACAGATTCTGCGCCTTATTGTGAAGATGATATTGATGTAGATTTATTTCAAACTATCATTAAAAAATATTATTTAACTAGTGAAAATGATACAATACCTATTAATTCTGGAATGATTTCACTTGTTTATAAAATGAAAACTTCTCATGATAAAGAAGTTATTATTAAAATTAAGAGAAAGGATATTGATCTAAAGTTAGATGATGCAATTGGGAAATTATTATTTTTAATAAACATACTATCATTTGTTCCACAATTTAATTTACTTGATATTCCAAATGTAATTAAAAAAAATATTTATTTATTGAGACAACAATTAGATTTTAACGAGGAGGTTAAAAATACACTTGAGATGGAATATAACTGTAAAAATTTACAATATATAAAAATTCCAAAAGTATATGCAGATGTTACTAGTGATTTTTCAAGTGTTATTATGATGGAATACATAAAAGGGGTTCATATATCAAAACTGAATGAAACCGATTATGATAATTTTGCTAAATTGATAATGAAGTATGGATTTGTTTCAATAATAAACAACAGCGTAACTCATGGAGATCTTCATGCTGGAAATGTTATTTTCATTAAAAATAAAGAACCCCCATTTTACCAGTTAGGATTAATAGATTTTGGTATTGTTACTAGGGTAAATAAAGATACAACAAAATTATTTTTAGATGTAGTTACAAATATGTTTTCAGAATCTGGAAATGTTTTGGCAAAATCTATATTAGATTCAATAATTGAACCGAAAGAAGTGTTTCAGATTATAAATTTGGAACATAGAGAGAATTTATATTTAGAAGCAAGTAAAATAATAGACGATTCTTTGAATTGTTCCAAGACTGCAAATCAAATAAAAATATATGATTTTATTAGAAAATTTAATACATATTTGCACAATAATAATTTAAAAAAACATGGTTTGTATATTTGTGACGATTTTGTTAAACTTCAAATGGCTCTGGCTATGTCTCATGGTGTAAGTTTGTGTTTATGTAGAAATGATTTCGTTCCTTTTGCGAATGAAGTATTGACAGAGTTATTCCATATAGATTTATTATTTATTGAAAATAATTAATAGTGTTGTGGATTTTACAATTCTTAATTTAAAAATTGAAACAAGATATAAAAGATTTGTATGTAAATGTAAATTAATAAAACAAATGCAATCAGTATTAAAAGAAATAGGGGAAGAAATGCCAGGGTCGTTTATATTTATTGACGGTAGTTATTTTTGTTTCTATCGTTACCATTCCATTATGAGATGGTGGAAAAGCGCTTATCCTGAAATTGTTATTGAAGATCCTTCAAAAAATGATAAAATTGTTGAGAAGTTTAAAAAAACATTTGTAGACACTTTAAAAAATCTTCGTAAGAACTTGAAAATTGTAGACGATAACCCTTATATAATTGTTTGTAAAGATTGTAAGCGGGATAATATTTGGAGAAATGAAATTTATGATAAGTATAAAGCAACTAGAACAAATGCTGATGGTTTTATGGGAGGTCCATTTTTCAAAATGGTTTATGAAGAAAACTTATTTCAAGAAGGCGGTGCGAAATGTATATTAAAACATCCAAAACTAGAGGCCGATGATTGTGTTGCTATTTCTGTAAAGCATATTTTACAGAAATATCCAAATTCAAATATATATATTATTACAAGTGATAAGGATTATTTACAATTAGCTGGACCAACAGTTCGAATTTTCAATCTTGGATATAAAGAAATATCAGAAAAAACACTTGGTGGTAGTGCAGAAGCAGATTTATTTTGTAAAATTGTAATGGGAGATACTAGTGATAATATAAAATCTGTATTGAGTAAATGTGGCCCCAAAACAGTTTTAAAGTGTTACAATGATAAACAATATTTTGACGATAGAATGAAAAAGGAAAATGCATATGAAAAATTTGAATTAAATCAGAGAATTATAGATTTTAATTTTATTCCTCAGAATTTAATTGACGAATTTATTATTTCAGATGGTTATACGTCTAATTGATAAAAATGAATATAAAATATATAATAAATAATATAAAATATATATTAGATGTCTAATATATATTTTATTAGTTTCAATTGTGTTATTTTTAATTTTTATTTTACTTTATTTTACTTTATTTTATTTTATTTTATTTTTCCAAACATTTAATTTACTTAATTTAATTTATTTTTTCTAGTTTTTTTCCCACCATAATAAGAGACATTAAACCGTCTTGTATTATAATTTGGTTGTTGTAAAGGATAATATCTTACTTTTGATTTATTTTCCCTTGATTCATCTTCCTTTCTATATTTTACTGTAGAAGGTGCAACATCACCTGTCTTATAAAAATCGGTTGGTTGATAAAGTAATCCAAACATATCAGCAAAAGCTTGCCTTATTTTTTCATACCGCAAATGACATGCAATTACTGGTTGTTTAATAAGAGGAATGGAGTCACCTGGATATAATTCAAGATCTATAATAATATAGTAGCTTAATTTTGAATCATCTGTTCTAACAGTATTTGAGTTGTTAATATTAATATACTTATTTGCAAGTTGCATTTGACCTCCGTATAAATTGTTGACTGGTTCTTCAATATGACCGCCCCCTTTTTTTGGAATTCTACGAATTCTTCCCTTTTTTATGTTATTGCGATTGTACTTATCTGTTAATGTGTTTAAGTAATCTCGGAAGATATTGTTGTTTCCATACCATCCATTACGTCTTCCATCAGGTGTTAAATACTTCCATTGAGTTTTAAAAACTAAATATTTCAAGTAATCTGGTATTTCATCAAATTTATAAATAAATTTATTATCTAAATTGCTGTGCATAATTTCAAAGTGTTGTGCACCTGATTCGGTTATTGTTGTTAAAAGTAAAAAAGCATAATTAGAAAATTCGTTGGCATTAGAATTATCCGCACCTAATGATACCACTCTATAATAACCGTCTTCTGATAAAGTTACGTTATTATTTATTGAAGATATACCTGTATGAATTATATTTGCAGAATTTGAAACTTCTGCAATTTCATATAAATATTCGTTTGTACCTGCTACTTTATGATTTTTTGTTACAACCCCAAACATTTCTTTCCCATTTGAATTCAAAAACCTTACATCTGTTCCTTTAGGAAATACTTTAGGGCGTGTTGTATCAATTATTATGAATTTAACTTTAAAAATGCGTTCTAAAATAAAAAGCGCAGTTTGATCCCCCCAATATTTAGAGTTTTCTCTTATAACTTTTCTTACTGTAGATTCGTTGTTGCCTATCCATCTTCCTTGATCATCTAACAAGAAAGAAAAATCTCTTTTTAGTCTAATTTCATCTTCTGATGTATTTGGATCACTATCATCAATATTTTCTATATTTCTGTGAATGTCCCATAATGAAATTTCTTGGTTAGTTATACCATATGTTTCATCTGCAACAGCATTTCGCAAAGATGTTTTTGAAAAATACCCGTTTGAATCTGCAAATGGGTTATTTGAATTATTGTTATTATTTATTAATTCTCCATTAAAAATCATAGCAATCGCTAAAAATAAACAATCCCCTCCACCTTTATTATTAATAACAGCCCAATTTTTAATTGTATTATTTATTTCATCTTCATTAATTTGTTGAATTACACCATCAGAAACACCAGAATTGTATAAGTTTGCGATGTGTTTTTGTAATATTATTGTGTTGTCTTGATCAAAATATTTTTCTATTATTTTCTGATATCCTCTTTTAATTTTTTCACCTGGTGTTAAGACTTCGGTTGCGTCATCTTCATAAATTGATTCAACATCTGAATTTGAGTCATCTTCATAATCGTCTAATATCTCTTCACATTTTTGTAAAATTCCCAATTTTGTTATTTCTGGTATAAGTATATCAATTGCATCATTATATTTTTTTCTAAGAGAACGCATAACAATTTTATATCCTGAATTTTTATTCTTATTTATAAATTGGGCGTTGGTATTAATTTTAATGCTATTTTGTAAGGCTTCATGCGTTTTATATGAATCTCCAGTTAAATATACATAATTTGGAATCAACTGTATAACCGATTCGCTTTCTTTTAAAATTTCTTCATAAGATTTATTCATTCTTTTGTAAATTTTATCAAGAACATAACAAAGATTTTGTCTTGCTGCTACTAGTGAAATTTCTCTAGAGTATTTAATTGCTGATATTCTAGAATAAACTGTAATTAAATCATAACATAATCTAATAGCATTTTGATATTTTACATAATCGTTTTGTTGAGTTTTTATAATTTCTGAATCAGGGAAAGCAAAATCTAACATACTCGGATTTATTTTTTGAATTGGTGTTTTTAATTTTACTACATTTTCATGAAAAATATCTCGTTGCTGCTGTGTATATTTTTCGTTGTATTGATCTATTAAAATTTTTGCTAGTGAAATTTTACCTTCAATCGTGTCATTTCCAATAATATAATCTTTAATGCTAGATAAAAATACATCAGTTTGTCTATATAAAATTTTCCACATTCCAAGATCAATAGTAAAATCATATTTTAATACAGAAAACATATATACATCAAACTGATATCTATTTAATTGTAATAATATAGGATGTTCGTAATAATTTTGTAACATTTCAACGTAATTTTTTGGTATTGCATATTCTTTTTTGATAAAATTATCTATATAAGAAATCATTTTATTGATAGACTGTAACGTATTAGATAATGGACGATCTTCAATTGTTTCAATATTGTTTAATATACTTTTATAACATTGTACATCAAATTTGATAATATTTAGTTTTAAAATATTTTGATATTCCTTTTCGGATTTATTTAATTTATAATCACGTTCTTTTACTATATATAATTGAGAATAAAATGCATACAAAGCTTTAATGTAATTTATTTGTGAATATATCTTATTAACCAATAATTTTAATGATTCAAGAAATGAATTTAAAAAATGCACCTTGTATTTTTCAAGCAATACAATTATTTTTATAACATCGTTTTTTAAATTAATATTATTAATAAGATTTTCATAAGTTATACCATTTGTTTTATTGTTATTTATTATTACGTTTATTTGTTTAACAGTTTCATCATACATTTTTTTATTCTTAAAAATGTTATTTTTAGAGGATTCATTTACTTCTTCTTGATGACTTGTAACTTCAGATAGAGGTTCATTTGAAAAATCTACGGGAATTGCTACAGGGTTTGTTTTTTTTGCATTTATTAATGAAAAATATTCCCCTACGGATTTATCGTAGATTTCTTTTTTTTGTTTATATATTTTCCCTTTTTTTAATAATGATTGATAAAGTGGGTCTAGAACCTTATTGTTTAATTTTATATCATCAGAATAATTTCTATTTATTGAATATAAAAGATTTATAGATACTGGATCGTTTGATAAATTTGCATCCTCATCTAAATTAATAATATTTTGATATACTAATTTTTTGGTAGCCAAATTACGAGCAATTTTAGGTATTTCTGTTTTAGAATCTTCTTCATATGGATATTTTAAAGATTCTTCTATAGTTTTTGGTTTAATAATCAATCCTCTTGCAACATCCCTATTATTATTTAATCCATAATCGTCTTTAAATTTACTAATATCGCTAGATATAGCAAACCCAGAAATAGAATCAGAGTGTTCTTTTTGAAATTTTATAAATTCATCGTCCGCTAATTTATTTTGAAGTAACATATTTTGTTGAATATTATACATTCCTTGCCCATAAGATGATTCCATTAATTGTTTTTCAAAGCTTTTTTTGTTTACTTGCCAGTCCCCATTAATCCACTCGTGTGAAAAAATAGTATACGGTTTACCTTTAATATAAAAACGATTGTTTTTCTTGAATAAAATATCCAACGTAACTTTAATGTTATTGTCAATAATTCCATATTTTTTTGCATCTTCTATTGACATTTTTTTTTGAAAACCAGATGCGACATTTCTAGAAACAAGGCTATTAAAATCACTTTTATTAAAAAATTGTGTAAATTTCTCTTCATCGGGATAACCTGGTGGAATTTTAAGAGAGATAGATCTATTAAGTTTTATTAAAGGATTAAAAAAAACAGTTTCACTTTTAATATTAGGAACAGTCATATCTGGTTCATATTTTATTTTAGAAAATCCTCTAATTCGTGTGTTTATAAATATTGTTAATGTATTAGGGTATGACATACTTATAATACATTAAGAATATTAAAATCCGTTTTTAATTATTTTGAACAACTTCTTTAAATTTTGAATATATATTTTCTTGTTGTTTTTTTTGTTTTTCCTTTTTTGCCTTTTCTAATGTAGAAATTGCAGCGTTTATTTCATCATCTGTTACAACTCCATCATTATTTGAATCAATTGTTGATTCCAATCTACTTAATACTCTATAATTTTGGGGAACTATACAAAATGTACTTTCCTCATTAAATAAGTGGTCAGAAAGTATTACAAATACAGCAGTTAATCCCAACGCTGCATATATATCTCTCGTACCCATCCAAGCCATAGCAAAAACTAATATTTGTTTTGTTACTGTCATTTTAAGATATTCTTCCGTTGATTTGCTAAATTGAATGGTAATAAATTTGGATCCTACGTTAAGTAATATCATGACACATCCAGCGAAAAATTTGCTATTATTCAAATATAATATGTGATTGTGCATATAATTCAACGCGTCCATAAAAAAATTTGAATGTGTAACAAAAGGATGTTTTTTAATATTAATATTTGATGTACGTTTGGTCATATATTTAATAAATATAAAAAATATAACAAAAATATAACTGTGGATAAAAAACTAATTATAATTAATATTTTTTATAATAATCTAAATTTTTTAAGGAAAACTCTTCCATTCGTTGAAAACGTTTCAATTGTATCATTTGTATAATTACGCATTTTTCTTAAACATGGTTTATATATTTCATTTATAACTGGAACAAAACTTTCACGATTATAATCATTATTTATCATTTCAAATGCAATTGCTAAAATAATTATAATTAATAAAAAAGTAATATTTTTGGAAAATAAATTTTTATTCATTTAGAAATAATTATATTATAACAAAATATAATTATTTTACAACTAGTATTATGCTGTTGCTGTTATTGAGGGTTTTAATGTTGATATAGTAGATTTTGGAGCTCCTGTTGGTTCGGATGGGCTCACACTTGTTGATGAAGATGCTGTGTATAATAATTTTTTTGAATCTTCTGGTTTAGTTATTTCTTTTGCATTAAGCATTAATTCTGTTTGATTTGTACCGGATGAATTTTTATTTTGTGTTACAACTTGAGGAATATTAATTGGGCGTTCTTGTGATTCAGGTTTAATTAATGAATCTGTTGAATTTTCAACTGAAGCAGGCTGAGATGCAATTGGTTTTCCATTTTTTACATCTTCAGATTTAGGAATAATATCAGAAGGTGTTTCGGTTTGTTTATTTTCAAACCCTTCATTATTTACTTCAACAAAATACACATAATTAATTAAAATAATAGCAGTAACAATTAATCCAACTACAGTATTATAATTAGTTAATAAAATAACTAGTAATAGTAATATTGCTTTTCCAAAAATTGTGTTAAAAGATTTACTAAATATAGTAGGATATAATGACACTAATGCAATTAGCAAAATAAAAACAATAGGAATCCAGTTAGACTTATTCGTAATGTATAATTGTTTAGGTATAAACTTATTAATTTTGTTAAACATGGTCATCTTATAAATATTATTAATATTATTTTTTATATAGATGAAAAAAAACGTGCCTATTATTCCCTTATTATATTTCACTTATTCTAAAATCTTAAATTTAAAATGATAAAATAATAATTTAAGTCTGTTTTCCAAATTATTATCTTATTTTTTAATAAGAGAATGTCTTTAGCAATGTATGCAGCACCATTTGATAATGAAAATAATCAAATAAATAGTAAAGATAATGATAACCCAATTGCTAGAAAAAGAATGTCAAATAATAGAACTCAAAAAAGAATTCCTAAAGAAAATGCACATTCAGAAAAAGTTGCTTCTGTTTTACAGAGTATTCACAACCTTCCAGATGATTCAGAAAATTCAAATGAATTAGCAGATTTTAATCCTTTACCACCACCTACTTCTGTTGGAGTTGAACAAACTAGAATTAGAGACCATGAAGAACAACAAGAGCAATATCAAGATGATAGTAAACATAATGATAGACAACAAATAAATCAAGATTATTATAAAAGATTTATACCAAACTACGAAAAGTTATATAAGAATTCAAACGCTAATATGCCTTATTATACTCAAACCCAACCTCAACAATATAAGTCTTATGGAACAGGAATGTCTGGTGAAAATAGTATTTTGCTTGAAAAGTTAAATTATATGATTCATCTTTTAGAAGAACAACAAGATGAAAGAACAGGTAACGTAACTGAGGAGGTTATATTATATTGTTTTTTAGGAATATTTATCATTTTTATAGTTGATTCTTTTGTGAGAGTTGGTAAATACGTGCGTTAATGCAAAATTAAAACCTTATTAGGTTTAAAAGTGTGATACGCAAAATTATAAAAGAAGTAAGCAGTTGGACTTACAATTACTGGTTTAGTTTTCATCTTTAATGCGTTAACGATTAAGTGGTTATCAGATATTTCTTCTACAACTGCAAATTTGAACTTATCTAGTTCGCAAATCTTCCATAATGCTACTTTATATCCTTGAATAAAAATGTCTGTTTCTCTCTTTGAAAAACAATTAATAGATGCAAAACAACATAAAGCTTCGCAATTTTCTCTAATAAATGTGCATGTTTTTCTATAGAAATATGCACTTTTTACCTCACCATGTTCAATTATCATATAAATGTAAATATTTCTACTCTTTATAAGTTCTAAAATATTGGATACTTCTGGTTGAATGCATATATCAAATTTTGATACTGAGTTTTCTCTCATGAAATCAAATAAATGGTGTATATTTGATTTACCACATTCAACAAGATTTAGTCGTGCCATCAAATCAAATGGTTTGTTCCATCCAAACATATCAAACCCATATGTATTATAAAGACACAACGGAACTATACCAGTTAATTCATCTTCTCTCTTGAATAATGACACAACAATTTGTCGGTTATGATGTCTTTGGTTATAATGGTGTGTTTGAATTATCTGAGAGGCTATGCCTTTCTTGCGATACATTTTATCTACACATAAATGGTCAACGTAGTATACATCAAATCTTGTATCATTTCTATTTGATTGTTTTGTCTTATTTATTGTAACGTTTAGAGGTCGTGTAGTCATTATACCAACAAGTCTTGTGGATGGCGTTGTAGTGCCTTTTTTTAAGTTCATTAGAAGTTCATCTTCATAGTAAAAAGAGAAAAAACTAATTGCATTATGCCCTTCAAAATATGCCAAAATATTTTGTTTTTCAGGTAAATAGCAATTATCATTATTTTGTAAATAGTTTTCTCTAATAAACCTTATAAATTTATTAATTCTTAATTCGCTTACAGATTCGTATTTAATTGTTTCAATTGAGTTAAAATTGCAATACTTGTTTTTCTCTGGAAGTTCGGAGTTAATAATTCCTGATGAAAACAAGTAATAATGGAAATCATAAAAGTGGAAAACCGGTTGTAAAGTCCAAAATCTATATTTTATTTTTATATATGCTGTAATTAATATAAGAATTATAAATATTAATAATGTTATGTATGGAAGATAATACATAATATAATTATAAATTTAATTAAAAAAATAATAACGCGTTCAATATTTATGATGGTTTTTGGAAAATATATAAATATTGATACTCATAACCCACTTTAATAAGGTCAATTTTGCCTTGAACAATAAATCCGGCGTTTTTTGCCATTGTTAAAATATCTTTTTCAGATTCCATATACATATTATGTTCTTGTTTTCTGAATACTTTACCATTCTCTTTATTTTGAAATTTTTCAACGAATTTAGCTGAATTTTTCTTATTATCTAAGTCAAAATTAGCGCTGTATTTAAAATCTTGGAAAGTAACATTACTTTTTGTTATTCTTTCTTTCGCATATCGTTGAGGAGTTAACATCAATAATGGATTTGCAGGAGGTAAAATTGGATCAAACATATCTCTGTTAACAACGTGGACTACTAAACTTCCTCCAGGCATTAACCAATTCATACAATTATTGAAAAACTGCATCTTATCTTTGATGTAATATAATGTAAAGTACAGACATAAAATATGTGTAAAACTTTGAGGTTGAAATTGCATAGCATTTAAAACATCTCCTTCAACAAAATCGTAATCTGGGTAATTTTCCTTGGATTTTTCAATCATAGAATGAGAGTTATCTAGTCCAACTGCTTTGAACCCCTTCTTATTAAATAATCCTACGTGATGTCCTGTTCCTGACCCGACATCTAAAATAATACTCTCTTGAGTTGGTTTTGTTGAATTTACAATTTGTCCAACCTCATAATCGTCTTTTAAATTACTGAATACTAATGAATCGTATATATCGCTGTAAAAATCATCATATACGTCTTCACCAGTTTTAAACATAAATTTATCGGTTTGCTCAAAACCTTCTATGTTATTTTTACTTGAACGAAAAATTGCAATAACTATTAATAATAATATTATAAAAAATAACACCTTTCCCCATGTGGAAGTTTTTTTATAAATTGTAGAAATAGATTGTAGTGGTTTTGTAATAATTTTTAACGACATTTCTTCTATATGTATTGTTGTGATTTTTTTTGTTTTCATATAAATTATAAATGTCTGATTCAGAAATAAATGATTTGAGAGAACAAAAAGATTTTAAAGGAATTACATTTTCTGAATTTAAAAAAACGGATGTTAAAAAAGAATTACTAAATAATTTAACAAAATCAAAAATAGAACCAGCATGTTATTGGAGTGCAGAGTTTATTTGTTCAGGCCATTATTCAGAATTATGGGAGATAATTCTTTATTTTTACAGCAAGTATATTCATTTAGGAAATCCTAAATTAGCAATTTATCTTGATTTAAGAATTCAAACATTTAAGGAAATTATTACAAATGGATATTCTGGAAATGAAATAAAGATGAGAAATAGTGACAAAATAAGAAAATTATTTTGTGAGATCATTTGCATTCTTTGTTATGCAAAACGAAAACATAGTTTTGATGAAATTAAAATAAAAAAAGATGATTTTGATATGATTCATATTGCAGATAGATTAAAGGCACCAAATGCAGCATATGCAACAAATATTATATTGCCTGGAGATCCAAAAGAGTTATATATTGCTGTTAATGAATTCGCATATAATATTTCTAAAGATGGAAAGAATAGTATAAATGCTTGTTATTGGATTGAATGGTTATCTGAATATGAATTAATGTGTAAAAATAAAAAAGAAGTTTGTAAGTGTGAACGGAGGTCAAATATACCAGTAAATATTAAAGATCAGTTGGATATTATATGGATAATATGGGATTCTTTATTAAAAGAATCCGAAAATCGCAACAAATTAATTAAAAAAATAATGAAAAGTCTTTTAAATTTATTTACGTTAAAGTATTCAAATGGATGCAGCAGAAAAAGACGATATATATTATATTATGCAGTTGCTCTTCTTACAGAGCCTGTTAATTTGGATGAAGATTTACTAAAAGAAAAAGACATCATAAATATAGTTACAAGTAAGATTGATAACATATACAAACAAATTAAAAAAAACGAGAAATCTCCCCAAACAGATTATTTATTTGCAAATTTGAATAAAAGTAATTTAGACAAAACAATAGCCAAACTTGAAAAAATGAATAATTTTGGGGAAACTTTTATTCCGCGTTTATAAAAATATAACAATATTATATTATATAAATTATGACAAAAACTAGAAGAATTGGGTTAAAGAATGGAACTCGTAAAAATCGCGGACCACACAGTTTACAAAAATTTGAACAAGAAGTAATAGTTAAATTTTTAGAAGTGTTAAATTTAATTAAGCTTTATCACTGGAAAACTCACAGTTATGCTACACATAAAGCCACTGATGACTTAAATTCTAAATTGCATGAAAATGTTGATTCGTTTGTTGAGGTTCTCTTAGGAAAGCGAGGTGATAGAGTTAATTTGACTCATAAAAAAAATATTTCACTCAAAGATTACACCTCGGTTCAAGAATTTAAGAGAGAACTTGAAAAGTTTAAGAATTATTTAGTTGGTTTAGATAATTGCATCGCTTTAAAAACTATGTCAAATAGTGATTTATATAATATTCGCGATGAAATGTTGGCAAATGTAAACCAATTTTTATATTTATTAACTTTCAAATAACGTATTATAATAAAAATTTAATATATACATTTTTATTATAAATGAATAACGCCCCGAATACATATTCCGCTCCTGTCCCTTTATCTACAAGTTACACTCCAACAACATATGGAACAAATGCTGCTGACAGCGGTTTCAAATTTCTTAACATGTCGCTAATGACATGGTTTATAATAATTTTGATTCTAGCAATTTTAGGATTTAACATTTTTGTTTATTTAGCAAAAGGTACCCAAACTTTTTCAGATGTTGTTGGTCCCTATATAAAATATTTTGTAGGGTTGATTGGTTATACTTCTGCAGAGGTTACAAAAACAGTTACTGAAACTGCAGCTACTGGAACAAAAGCTGGTGTAGATTTAGCTTCAGGAACTATTACTAGTGGGGTTGATATTATTCAAGAAACTTCGGAAGCTGCGGTAACTGGTGCAAATGCTAAATCGTCCCTATTTGGAAGTCAAAAAACAAATGCAAGTGTTCCACGCGAAGATTCAAGTCAAGATACACGATTAAATTCAGCTTTAAAGAATTCAAATTCTAATTCGGCATCATCATATAAATATCAACAAACGTTTAATGCAGATGATGCTACAAGTGAGATTCAATCTAATAAATCTTCTAGTAAATCTGGATGGTGTTATATAGGAGAAAGTAGAGGGTTGCGAAGTTGTGTTCAAGTTGGCGAAAATGATAGATGTATGTCAGGAGATATTTTTCCAAGTCAAGAAATTTGTGTTAATCCTAGATTGAGGGCTTAGGTAATAGGTAATTTTTAGTATGGAACCCAGGTCATCAGAAATTTGAAGAATTTCCAAACCCGTTTTCTTCTCTAAGACCCCTCCTTAAAACCTTCTTTTTAGAAAACTTATAAATCTTCTTACCATGTGTTAAAATTGCGATTTTTGGGGTCTTGGAAATTCTTCAGATTTCTTATAATCGGTTGAAATAGCTAAGTCTTTTCAACCTTTTTACACATTTAGACAATTAAAATGCCGATTTTTTTTATAAAGAATATATATACACAAATGGAAAACGGACGAACAATGGTATTGCATTCTGCTATAATTGGTGTTTTGTTATACCTATTTATGATTTTTATACTTGGCCAAAATCAAATCGTTGCTGAAAACAGAAGCATCTTATTGGCCGCGGTGATATTAATGTATATGATTTTATTTGGTCACGGTTTGCCAACATCAATAAATAAAAATTTATTTTAAGTATATTATTACATTTATTATAATAATATAGGCGTTTCAAATGTCCAATGGTGTAAAATAATCGTTTTTTTTTATAATATATTATAGAATTATTATAATATAAATAATGCTCATTAGTTTTGAAGAAATTAATAAAATTTTAGTATCAAATAACATAAATATTATTGGCAGTTTTCATATAGGTGCTCACGAGTGCGAAGAGATGCAGTTTTATAATTATTTAGGATTAAAAAATGAGGATGTTATATGGATTGATGCTATTCCTTCAAAAGTAAGTGAAGCACAAAATAGAGGAATTCCAAACGTGTATAATGCTGTAATAACAAATAGAGATGACGAAGAAATTACATTTAATGTATCAAATAACGTTCAATCTTCAAGTGTATTAGAATTTGGCACACATTCTCAAGAACACCCCTGGGTTGTATACATAGGTAAAATACAACAAAAAAGTATTACAATTGACACTTTTTTTGAAAGAAATCATATTGACGCATCTAAATATAATTTTTGGAATTTTGACATTCAAGGTGCGGAACTTATGGCATTAAAAGGTGCTACTCAATCTATCAAATATGCGAAAGCATTATATTTAGAAGTTAATGAACGAGAATTATATAAAAATTGTGGACTAATTACTGAAATTGATACATTTTTATCACAATACAATTTTAAACGAGTTTTAACTAATATGACGTGCCATGGGTGGGGAGACGCTTTATATATTTTAGATAATTAAAATATATGCTTTTACACCTTTTTTTATTTCAAACGCCCATTATATATTATTTATAATGTATTATATATAATGTATTATATATAATGGTTGAATATATATATTACGATGGAATTGGAGCAAAAAAAAAATGGTAAACATAATGTAAAAGAGTTTGTAAAAATAATGAATGAACATTTTAATATAGAATGTTCTGAGTATTTACATGATTTAGATTATAACCCATGTTATGAATATAAAGAAATGAACCGAAAAGCAATTGAACGTAATGTGAAACATAACAAACCATTATTTAATTATAACAGGAGTAAAAAAACAGAAAAAAAATATAAAAAACTACTAAATAAATGCAACAAATATAAAAAAACAGCAAAAAAAAGAAAATGTAATTTAGACGAATACATCAAATTTAGTGGTGCTGAAACAAAAAATCAGGCGTTTTAAATGTGCAAAAGTGTAAAGGTGTAAAAATCTCCAAAATGTGTATTAACGAGAATAAATTTAAATTTGCGAAGGTGTAAAAACAAACGTAATAAGACCTGTGATGTATTCCCCAGTTTTAGGATTTATTACAGGATCGCATTCACTATATAAACAATTAAAAATATGCGGCCACTCCATGAATGAATATTCTTCATTTATATAACTATTAGATCTAAATTTTCCAATATTAACATACCATTTTAATCCCAGATTTATCCATATACTATAATCAGCGTCGTCTTCAAGCATAGAGTTTATATGCCATTCTCCAAATTTGCTATGAATAATTAATTTTTCACCTGGAGAAACCTTTAACATATTTAAATAGTTTGACCCATCTACCCAAGAATCAATCATGATTGGAAGTTCTGTATTATTATGAAAATTAATATATTTTTTTGTTTTGAATAATGAAGACATGTTTATTGATTATATATACATTATAATGATGTATTTATACTCATATTTTATATGTTTTATTTTTATACCTTTTTCAATTTACAGGTTTAATAGAATTTGCAGAGAATATTAGTTTTTCTCCTTGAGGCCATTTATTACCACCAGCAGAAAAGGTTCTACGTTCTCTGGGGTAGTAAGTTGGAAGACTGTCATCATAACATAGAGGAACAATTGGTCCTGGGACATCGGAATCTGATGTTGGGTTGCATGGTTTTCCTGTACCTGTTCTATAAATTTGACCAGTACAAATATTTTCGCTAATATTGCAATTAAGTGAACCACCATCTGGTATTATTATTGTTTCTGGAACTGGAGTTTGGTTGACAATAACATCGCTATTTGTGGAACCAATTGAAGGAACTACTTGTGGAATTTCTATACTTTTATCACTTGTAATAGGTGGTAAATAAAGTGGAGGAATCACTAAAGGAAAAAATGGTATATCTGCAATTATGTAATCATTTGTAGGTGGTAATGCGTTGTAAACAGGAACAATATTATTTTTTACTGGACAGGTTATTTCTTTAAATGTTTCTTGATATGAAAAAAATGCGCCATTATTTACATCATTTTGTCGTCTACCAGTTAGATTTAACAGAGGTGTTGGATTATTTATGTTTATATTTATATATCCTTCTCGTTTTAAACTACCTGTATTAGGATTCGTGTACGTTTGAGTTTGAGTTGCCCAACTTGTTGTGCGATTTGTCCACATTCCTCTTGCAATTTGAGCATATCGTTGTTGTTTTGTTATGTTTGCGCTATTTTTTTTAAATTGTAAAATGTTTCCTTTCTTTAAAACTGCTGATTTATATGCTTCTGCTTTTTGATAGTTAATTGGGCTATTATTATAAGCGCAAACATTTTGAAAACGGAACCATTCTCTTGTTGGATTTGGATTATATTTTGGTCCTAGACATGACATTTTATATATTTTATATATTTTATTAAATATATAAAATATAATTTATACCAGAGAATATTTAATAAGCTCTAGTTCCAATAGGGTTAAATTGATCTCCTGTGCCTGTAAAAAACCACCTTAATGATAAGTAGTTTGCAGTTTTGTCTCCAATTGATGACAAATTTGCCATTTTTGTATTAGGACCACTTTTAACTAAATTATAAATAGAAGAAGTTCCAAGCGCATAATCATAATACCACAAATTAGAAATATATCCGGAAAACCCACCATTCAAAGCTATATTTACGTCTCCGTAATTTTGTTTTGGAACACTTGTAAGCTTTAAACTTTTAGTAATAACACCGTTAATGTAAACGTCAATATTTGTATTTCTGCATCTAATAATAACGTTCACCCATTTATTTAATGGGATGTCATTAACCACTATTTCTTCATTTATATTATTATATGTGTTCATTATTATCTTAAATGCATTAGTATTTGGCATAATGTATAGTCCTGGCGCATTATTTGGAAAATTTAATCCAGTTTCCGCAACATTTGCATTACCTTTGCTAAAAATGTGTCTATATCTTGATGATTGGGTGTCGTCAATAAAAACCCAAACAGACCAAGTAAATTCTATTCCATTTGGTCCATTAACAGAGCGATTTATAGGTTTAGCATTTTTAATAGACGGATCTTGTGGTATTACCAATAATTGTTTTGCATCAATCATACCATCTATTAAATGTGGTGAATTATTTGGTCCAAAAAACCAAGACAATATTCCTATAGAAAAATGTAAAATAAGTATAAATACTAAAAGTGTCAATAATAAAAATGAGACTCGTGCTATTAAACTACTTGAATTCATAAAGTCTTTTAAACCACTTCCTCTTCCTGTATTTTGTGAAATAGTACTACCGTTGTCCATTCTATATATATTATAATATAAGAAAAACCTTGTTAAATTGTTAAACTACCTGTTTCAGCTCCATTATTTGAAAAAGACACCTTAACTTGATATTTTCCAAATATATTTGATAACCAACTGCCTCCATATCCGCGTTTATAAATATTCCAAGCAGCCTGTGGATCTGTTGAATTTGGGAAATATTGGAACTTAGATGTCCAACCAGAGAATCCACCAGCTGGTGTTACAAACACATCAGCATTTTGGTTTATTTTTGCAACCCCTGGTAAAACACATGTCTTAACTAATTTTCCATCTAAATAAACGTCCAACGTTCTTCCATATGTACTTATTAACAAATTCACCCATTTTTGAATTGGTATATTACTTACTGTGCAAGTGTGTATAATAGTTCCGTCTGTTGCCTTAACAGAATCGCTAGACAAGTCTTGACTGGACCCAGGATAACAAGATACTAATATTGAAAGATTGTTTTCAATATTTCCTAAAGTAACTACCGGACAAGGATTGTTTCCTGAAACCCCAGTTACTGATACCCCTCTAGTATCAGTTAATGCTCCCATGCGTCCGAATAATACTTTATTCTCACCATATTTATAATTCCAGTCATTTATGTAAAACCAAATAGAATATGTAAAATTGCTGGAATTTGGTACCGCGCCGGTTGCTAAATTGCTAGCGTTTATTGTTTGCATAGTTGTTCCTGATGCTAAATTGCTTAATGTGTTTATGTCTGCAAACACGTATTTAATTACAATGTACAACAAGACAACTATTATAATTATAAGAAGTACGTTCTTAATCTCCATAATATATTCATAGAAATTATCTAAATATAAATGATGAATATATTATGCAAATAACTTATTACATTTGTGTTTAGTATTTAATTTACCTTATAAGTTTTACTATTACTATTATCTTAGTAGGGAACCCAGGTTCCCCTACGACCCCTCCTTAAAACCTTCTTTTTAGCAAACTTATAAATAAATCTCATCCAACATATGCTAATGAGATTTATTCTTTAGGAATAAATAATCTTACCATCCGTTAAAATTGCGATTTTTGGGGTCTGGAAGCCTACAGGCTTCTGATGATCGGTGGAAATAGCTATATTATCTATATTCCATTAAATATATCGTTGTTTGCATTTGCAAACCATTTAAATGATAAATAATCAGTAATAGTATTATTAGTATCTGATTTAACAGGTTGATCTGGTGTAACTTCTGATTTTGGTGTTTTACTTTTAATGTCAATATTTATTGGAATTGTTAATATTTGTGGATTATATTTTAAATTTGAACCCTTTGAAACGTTTTCAACGATTGATTCTTTTGATGAATTAGCAACAGGTGGATTTTTATTTTTAACAGAGTTGTATAAATAATATACTTGTGATGAGTTAATGCTAGTATTAAAATATGTTACGTTGCATATAACTCCATTCACCCCATTATTTGAACCAATTGTTAATACATCTTTTGACATTTTTGGAACAGCTTCATTAACTGATTTTACAAGTTCTCCATTATAAAAAACATCTAATGTACCGTTGCTATAATTAATAATAAAGTTATTCCATTTTTGAAGTAATACATTTTGCATTTTATAAACAATAATATTTCCATTTGAATCTAGTTCTTGTGGATTTTTTAACTTACTATCGCTTCCAAATCCAGGTTCTCCATCATTTGCAAGTGTTATCATAATAATATTATCGGATGCATTATAAAGAATATTTGGCTTATTTCCGTAATTTAATATTGAAGTATATTTATTTAAAGAACTCTTTGCGTTTGGACTTATTGCGTCAATAAATACCCAAAAGGATATTGCATAACTATAATCATACAGATTTTCGGTATCAGTGCCATTTAAATTATCATATAACCCGATGGTGTTTTCTGTATTAGTGTATACTGGATTGTTTAATAATATACTACCACCTTGTTTTGCTAAATTTGTTTGCATTTGTGGTCCAATAAAAAAATATGAAGCATACAATAAAATTATAATAAATAAAATTACATAATATGTATACGGGGTATTTTTAGTTTCATCAATTGTTTTAGACATCCAGCTATTAAATCCGCTTATTGCAGATTTTCCAACTTCTGTGCCTGCCTTTCTAATTGTTGATGAGCCAAACCCAAGGATATTTAAAACTACTTCAATAACGTTAACTAAAATGCAAGGAATGTATAAAAATGTGTTCACAATTAGTCTAAAAAATGGACTTTTCTTGTAATAAACTCCCCCAGTTATTAATTTAAATACAAGTGCCAATACTGAAACAACAACAATTAAATTTATTACAAACGATACAACCCCTGATTTATTAGATAATCCTTCAACTCCAGTAACTAACCATCCTATTAATAATCCTGAAAAAGTAAGACCAAATAACAACATAAAAACTTGACGAGCTATTTTAGTTATATTAGATATATCTCCGCTATTGTTTTTAAGTTTAACGTCAGAAAATGATAAAATTCCAAAAAATAATATCCATAGTATAAAAATTATAATTAATAAAATAACAATACCAGAAACCTTGTTTGTTTTATCAGAACCGAATAAGTCTGTGTCTCTTGTAAACCCTCCTGGATAAGAAAGAATTCCTACAACAATTAAAATTAAAAATAAGATAAAAGACACTCCACTAAATAGACCCATTTTTGAAACGCCTTTAAAAAAACCACCCGTAGACGAATCAGTACCTACTAATCCTGGAACTCCGGGACCAGATAATGTTGGAAGCGTCATCAATGTTATTAAATAAAGAAATCCAAATATAGCCAACAAAATAGTTAATATAAGAGATGGTCCAAAATAAGTTTTTAAATACCCTCCTGGATCAACTGTATAAAATAATAACATAAAAACTATAAGACAAAAATAAATAATAGAATACTTTACACGCTCATAATTAATATCAAATCCATAAAGCTGTCCTTTTTCCATAGCTAAATAAAATATAAAAACTCCAATTAATAGTGTTGCTGGGAATAATAAAAAAGCATAAGCATCTACAATTCCACGAGGAATATTTCTGTAAAGAATAATAAGCCCAATTATATACGTTACTAATAATAATACGAATTTTAGTCTAGTAATAAAATTTAATATTTCTTTATAATTTGGAATAGTTAAAAAAATGATAAGTAATATAGCAGTCATAAATGAAATTATCATCATAGCAGTATTATTTTCATCTTGAGTTAAATTTTTTATACCAGTTTGTATTGTTGATGAAGATTTTGAGTATATTAAATTAATAACAACCCCCATAAGAACAATTAATATTATAAAAAATGTAGCATATATTAGAGGTGTTTTTAATTTTGAATAATCATAGTTCTTTATAGATTCTACATTTATAGCATTAATTGTATTAATTATAGGAATTGGTTTTGCTTTTGGAATGTCCATAATATAATATAATAAAATAAAATACTTTATAAAAAAGTGCGAAAAGAAATAGAACTATAACTAGATATAACGTAATTTTCTAATTTTCTAGTTTGGAAATGCAATGCAACTAATTATGTGGTAGTTAGTATTAGTATTATAGAATTGTCATTATTTTCACATATTTTCCATGGCAGTTTTTTTCCCGTGACAATCTCTACATAATGCAACTAGATTACTAACTTCATTTGTCCCTCCATATTCAAGTCGTTTAATATGATCAACTTCAAACCATGCATTTAACTGTGATTTACAATCTCCACACTTCCAATCTTGTTGAGAAGCTACATATTTTTTTTTTGTTTCACTTACGGAACGTTTTGTGCTTTTACCACCAGATTGTAAAATTCTTTTTTCAGCATTTACATTTCCAACGTTTGATGAATTTAACCCCATTTCGTTGTTCATGTCTCCCATAAAGTGAGAGTTGCTAGATGTTGTTGTAAAATCTATTAATGGTGTAAGCATATCCATTGATGATTTATCAATCGGCATGTATTTAACAACATTATTTGCGTGTAGAAGAATATTTTTACATCTTGAAGGATTTCTCTTTACCATTATATAAAAAATTATACCTAAAAATATGAAAAATGCTATCTGAAAATATTTCTTATTTTTCATTATCATCTTTGTATATTTTCCATCATAATAAGTGTTGTATGCAAAAAAAACAGTAATTGCAATAATAAATAATTCTAATTTCATAAATAATATATATATTATTATATTATATTATTTTGTAGTAGTGCTTGTATTTCGTCTTGTTTTTGACTTGTTATTATTATTTGATGATGAAGATGTTGAACTTTTACGAGTTTTTTTTGTTGATGTTGAATTTGATTTTGAAGATGAAGATGAAGATGAAGCTGTTTTGGTTGTTTTATTTGACTTTGTAAAAGACGTAGAACTTTTTTCTTTAAAATCAACAGTTGATTTTTTATCAGCCTGTAAAAATAATTCGTTTAACTCTTCTAGTTTTGGTATTAATTTATTAATATCAATTGGAATATAACTACACTCAATAACATATAAAATAATGTTTTTAATATTTTCTATAATTTCAATTTCACAATTGCATAGATCGTCGTAATACTTTTCTAAATATTCTAAAATCGGCAAATACGTCATGGTAAATCCCCACACATCCAAATTTTTTAGGAATACTTGTGTAAAATATCCCATTTTATCAAATTTACCATTTTTTGTAAATTTAAAAATTACATAAGAAATGTATTCAAATATAAAATAAAACGTGTATTCAAATTCAATTATATCTTTTTTAAATTGTTCTTCAATATTAATTAACCCACGGTTAAAAAATTCTTTAAAAATGTTATTTAATGATCTTAAATGTCCTGGACCTCTTTCATTTATCCAAGTAATAACATAATTAATTGTAAAAGAACGAGTTGCAAAATATGTAGGTTCGGGGGTTTTCTTTAAAAATGTAGAATACATTTTAGTGAATGTATCATTAAAAAGAACTACCGAAAATGGAACATTAAATTGAAATGGTCTGTTTGTAAGTTGTTTTGGAATAATATTTACATTTTTAAAAGTTGTTGATAATCCCCAATCTATTACTCTTGTTTTAATATTATCATCATTATCATCTTTTACTAATATATTAGAATCTTTTAAATCACAATGATATATGCCTTTTTCATTCATCGGTATTATACCATTTTTAAGTAGAGTTATTAATGAGTCATTCATTTTAATCAGTTTTTTATAATTCATCCTCGTGTTTTCAATATAATTTCCAATATCTACGCCACCATATGGCATATTTAATGCAGTTAATTTATTTAAAGATGAATTTATATTTGTTACTGTTATTTTCATTTTTTTTAATGCGCTACATTTTTTATTAAATCTGTCTAAGTCTTCTTCACTTAATTTATCTGGCTCGCATGTTGAAAATCCGTCTATTAAAAAATATTCACTATAATTTGGTATATCTTTTAACATTTCTTTGTACTTTTGAATACCTTTAAATTCTGCATTTGCGTATTTTTTTTTCATTAATTTTGTAATATCTTTATCATTTCTTTTTTGGTTTTTGCATTTAATTGCAGGTTTGAAAACGCATCCAAATCCACCCGAACCAATCACTTTCCCACCTTTTAAATCATTAATCATTTTATTATCTTTAAAATAAGACAATATAATAATTATATTTATTCATCTTCCTTTCTATCTCTAAAATAAGTCATAATATCCTCTTTAAATTCCTGCGTAAAGTCTTGTGTTGGAATTAGAATACCAGAGCTGTCATAGGTTAAATGTTGTATTGGCGAATACTGATGATTTATTAGAATTTGCCATCTTTCTGTATATTTTCTATTTTTTTTTGAACCATGGTAATAATGTCTAATAATTCCAGGAGTGTAACCGATTCGTAGAGTCTTCGCGTTATTTTGAAAGTCTAACATACTATTATTATAATCTTCGTGATATTCATCTTTCATTATATGCTGACATTTATTAATAAATGCGGTTGCCATAATATTGTCTCCTGAACCTAAAACACCTTTATCGTACAGGCCTCCTATTTTTTCATATGCTTTTCTTGTTATTGCCCATGCATATCCAGGGTGCCAATAATCGCTTCCATTTGTGGTATATTTTTTATTTTTTGAAAAACAATACCCAAAACTATTAAATATATTTAAATTGTTTTTGTTTTTATTCATATCAATACAATGACTAAAAAGTTGAACAACGTCTTTACAACCATTTAATATTTTTAAGGTATCTAGAGCCCACGAATTATTTTCAAATTCTACATCTGCGTCTACCCAAGCAAATGCTTTCCAGTTTTTAGGAAGAAGATATTTAACTCCTAAATTTATCATATTTTCTTTATGCCATATAGGAACTTCTGTTCTAATTTGCAAATGTTTTTTATTTTTTTTATCAGTAACTAAAAATTTTTGATTAGAATAAGCCAACTCTACAACAAATAAATTAATATGTTCTTCCTCTTCTTCAATTCGTTTTACAAATTCTTTAAGTAAAATATATCTAGTTGCATATAAACATGGGTTAGATATAACAATAATTAGGTTTAATTTGTTTTCAATCGGTTCGTTATTTTTTATAGCGTACTTAATATCGTTTACTTTATAATCTATAAAATCAATCTCAATTCCATTTATAATTGTCATTTATATTATAAACCATATATTTTTATTATCTTTAATTGACTAATATTTTTTATAATTGTATAGTTTTATAAAATTTTCACTATTGACTATTGACTATTGACTATTGACTATTGACTATTGACTATTGACTATTGAGTATTGACTATTGACTATTGAGTATTGACTATTGACTATTGACTATTGACTATTGACTATTGATTATTTATTATAAAAATAAAAAATGCATCCTATAAAAATAGTTATCATTACAAAATAAATAATTTTGCTTTTCATTCTATAATATTCTCTGAGTTTTAGATCATTTGGTTTATATTGTTCATAATAATATTCATAAAATTTGCTTAAAGATATAGAGGGTTTTTCTAGACGTTGATTTATTTTGTTATGTATAAAATGCATCCAACGTATGAATGAATCTCGTGAATCTAAATAAGGAGATACAGGATATTGATCTAATAATTGGCTAAAATAAGTAGCCATATTTTCAATAGGTATAAACATCGGTATATTATGAATGAAATCATAATATTTTTTTTTTGTAATTGTATTTGGTCTATGTGGATAACACATCGCAACTGTGTGTAAAAAAAACCAATAATGAGGCCCCCATACTTTTGGATCTAATCCCATTTGAATAAAATAATATTAAAAGATAATTGTTTAAACATAAAGTATCGTTTAATATTAATCATAGAATTGTTAAATGAATAAACCAAATGTATGTAATAATTGTGGAAAACATGGCCACGCATTTCATCAATGTAAACTACCAATAACAAGTTACGGTATAATATTATTTAGACCAAGTGATAAAGGTATTCAATATTTAATGATACGCCGAAAAGATAGTTTTGGATATATTGATTTAATAAGAGGGAAATATTCATCTTATAATATTGAGCAAATACAAAAAAGTGTTGATGAAATGTCGGTTATTGAAAAAGAACGTTTGAAAACAGAGTCTTTTGATAATTTATGGAAAATGTTGTGGGGAGATAATAATGGGATTCAATATAGAGGAGAGGAATTGGCATCATCAAAAAAATTTGATATAATAAAAAATGGTATACATATTATTAATAACAATAATGATGATATTGATAATACTTTTGAAAATTTTGAAAACACTAAAATAACTTTATCAGATATAATTGAGAATAGTAAAACATCTTGGAGTGAAACAGAGTGGGAATTTCCAAAGGGTCGCCGAAATTTTCAAGAGAAGGATTTAGAATGCGCCCTCAGGGAATTTGAAGAAGAGACAGGTTATTCAAGTAAAGATATAATAGTAGTTGACAATTTGTTGCCATTTGAAGAAATATTTATTGGTTCTAATCATAAATCTTACAAACATAAATATTTTTTGGCGTATATGAATGAGACTGTTGATATTTTGCAAAATTATCAAAAAACAGAAGTTAGTAAATTAGAGTGGAAAACAATAGACGAATGTTTAGATTCCATAAGACCTTATAATTTAGAGAAAAAGAAATTAATAACAAATATAAATAAAGTGTTGCAAGAATATAGATTATATTCGTAATATATAATATGCTAACACGAAATAAAGAAAAAAAAACCGAATCAAGAAAAAATAATAAAAAAACTAATATTAAAAATACGCATACGCAAAATGTATTTGAAAAAGATAATAATGAAAAAGAAATATCATTTTTAAAGAATGAATACGAAACAAATGATTGTGGTTCTCCTGAAAAAAAATATGACAAAGAATGTAACAAATTTATTCTTAAGAAAGAATTAATTGAAAGAAATGAATTAGAGAAACACCCACAAGAAAATGATTATTTATATCCTAGTTTAAATGATCCAAATTTTATAGTTAAAATTGCTGAAAAGAAAGAGTTTAGTGATGCAAGATATGATGGAAAAATACATGAGATTAAGAAACAAGCTGAACTATTAGATGACGCAGAATTTGAATTAGCTCCTCAACAAGCATTTGTAAGAAATTTCTTGTCTTTTCAGACTCCTTATAATAGTCTTTTACTTTTTCATATGTTAGGGTCTGGAAAAACGTGCACTGCAATTGGTGTTTGTGAAGAACAAAGAGATTATTTAAAACAAATGGGAATTTCAAAAAGAATTATAGTTGTTGCGTCGCCGAATGTTCAAGATAATTTTCGTTTACAGCTATTTGATGAGAGAAAACTAAAATTAGTTGATGGTTTGTGGAATATACGTGGATGTGTTGGTAATAAATTTTTAAAGGAAATTAATCCAATGAGTATGAAAGGGCTAACAAAAGAAAGGGTTGTATCCCAAGTAAAAAATATAATAAATACTTCTTATTTGTTTTTAGGCTATATTGAATTTGCTAACTATATTGAAAAAACAAAGGAGGTAAAAGGTTCATTCAGAGATGAAAATGATAAACGTGTTAAAATGATACGTAATTTGAAATACGAATTTGATAATAGATTAATTGTTATAGATGAAATACATAATATTAGAATTGCAGATGAGAATAAAAATAAAAAGGTAGCCATTCAATTATTAGATTTAGTAAAATCTGCTTCTAATATGCGTTTATTGTTATTATCTGCAACTCCCATGTATAACAGCTATAAAGAAATTATTTGGTTGTTGAATTTAATGAATTTAAATGATCGTAGGGCAACTATTGAAATTAAAGATGTATTTGACAAAGAAGGAAATTTTAAAAAAGGGCCGAATGGAGAAGAAGACGGAAAAGAATTATTAATAAGAAAAGCAACAGGATATATTTCTTTTGTTAGAGGCGAAAACCCATATACATTTCCTTTTAGGGTATATCCGTCTGTTTTTTCAAAAGATTCAACTCTTGAAAATTTATCATATCCAAAATATCAAATGAATGGTAAGAAAATTAATCCAAATGATGCTATTAATGTTCTTAAAACAACCATTTATTTAACTGAAATTGGTAAATATCAATCACTTGGTTACAAATTTGTAATTGATAGTTTGAGAAAACGTAAAATCACCACAACAACCAAAACTGGGGTTGTTAGAGAAATGCCAAATTTTGAAAATATGGAAGCGTTTGGTTACACGTTATTACAGGTACCGTTGGAAGCTTTGAATATTGTATATCCTATAGAAGGATTAGAAAGTGTCGTTGAAAAAATAACTCCAATATCTAGATTGTCTGAAGAAAATATCTCAAAAAACAGCGAATCGCTTGAAAAAGATATTTCTTTGAAAAAAATACCGGAAAAACGTGGAAAAAAATTATTAACGTTATTAGAATCCGAAGAAGAACCAGTTCAAAAGATTGAATTAACAAGAAAACCATCTAGCGAAAAATCAATAACTTCATATAAAGGGGGGAACTCTGAATCAGATGATGATGAATCAAATGAAGATTCTGAAAATAATTTATATATATCTGCAAATGATTTAACTGGAAAGAAAGGGTTAGATAGAATAATGGAGTTTATTGACAGAAAAACTCCTCCAGAAAAAGGGTCATTTGAATATAAGAAATGGCTAGTAGATAAAGATTTGCGAATTTTTTCTCCGGATAAAATTGGAAATTATAGTTCTAAGATAAAATCTATTTGCAATAATATTGTTTCAAAAGACGGAAGTGTTTCAGATGGGATAATATTAATCTATTCGCAATACATTGACGGTGGATTAATACCTGTAGCATTAGCTCTAGAAGAAATGGGATTTACTAGATATGGTGATGGTGCAAAATCGTTATTTAAAACACCACCAACTGAGGCGGTTGATTCTAGAACTATGAAACCTAGATCTTCTAAAAAAGAAGGGTTCATTCCAGCAAAATATATTATGATAACAGGTGATCCTAGATTGTCTCCAAATAATGATTTTGAAGTAAAGGCTGTTACAAATGATGACAATAAAGATGGACATAAAATAAAAGTGATACTTATATCTCAAGCCGGTTCAGAAGGGGTTGATTTTAAATGTTTGAGACAAGTACATATTATTGATCCATGGTATAATATGAACAGAATAGAACAAATAATTGGTCGTGGAGTTCGCAATTCAAGTCATAAAAATTTAGAATTTGAAAAAAGAAATGTTGAACTGTTTATTTATGGTACTATTTTGGAAAATAATGAGGAAGAAGCTGCAGATTTATATGTTTATAGACTTGCTGAATATAAAGCAATTCAAATGGGTAAAGTTAGTCGTGTATTAAAAGAAACTGCAGTTGATTGTCTTATTAATCATGATCAAACCAATTTTACTCAAGAAAATATTGAAGCAAATACAGAAAAAAAAGTAAAGCAGGTATTGTCAAATGGAATGATATTAAATGATTTTAAGGTAGGAGATGTTCCATTTTCAGCTACATGTGATTATATGTCATATTGTGAGTATAAGTGCACACCCACTCCAAATAAGGATGTATTAGAAGTTGATGCAAGACAGGATACGTATAACGAAACTTTTATAATGATGAATTTAGAAAAAATATTTCAAAAAATTAGAAAATTATTTAGTGATAAGGTTGATGGTAAATTTTTTTATAAGAAGTCTGATTTAATGCATAGAATAAATACACCGAAGACTTATCCGATTGTTCAAATATATGCCGCTCTTACTCAATTAATAGATGACGCAAATGAGCAAATAATTGATAAATATGGTAGAGTTGGTCATTTAATTAATATTGGAGACTACTATTTGTTTCAACCGAGCGAGTTAAATAATCCTGGAATTTCTATATTTGAAAGATCAGTTCCTTTAAATTATAAACATAGTATGGTTAATTTTGAAATTAAAAATAACTTATTAAAACCTCCAAAAGACATTAAAGATACAAATAAGGGATTAATTCAAAAAACAGATGTTTTTAAAACATTACCAAAAGAAAATATAGAAAATATAGAGGATAAGAAAGAAGACTCATTAAACGCTCCTTCACAAGAAAATAATGTATTAAATGAGATTAGAGAAAAATTTGACTTGGCTATGAGTTTTGCAAATAGCGATGATAATGTGCCAAGAGGAGATGATAATTGGTATAAACACTGTGGTGTTACTATTAGAAAAATGATAAAAAATGAAATATTTACAAAACAGTATGCAACACAATGTTTAGTAGAACATCTAGTTGACATGTTAATGTATGATGAAAAAATTTTACTAATAAATTATTTATACTCTTTGTCAGAATTTCAAGAGAATACATTTGAATATTACGTGAAGAAGTATATAGATTCAAAAATTGTAAAGACAAAAAGCTTAACAAGCATAATATTATTTTCAGCTAATAAAATGCACGTAATGCTATTTAAAAATAAAAAATGGCATCAAGCAGAAGCAGAAGATGAAAGAGAAGTATCAATTGCGATAATACAACAATCAGATTTTAAAAATTTTTCTTTGAATAATTATATTGGATTTATTGGTTTTGATAACAAAAATAGATATATTGTATTTAAAGTAAAAGACATGGAAGCGAAAAGAAATACTGGTGCTCGTTGCGATGAAGCGCTTAAATCAAAAAAAATAGTAATATTGAAATCAATTATGGGTGAAGATCTATTTGATAAATATACAGAAGGAACAACAAAAGGAATGGTTCAACCCGAATTGTGTTCACTTGAAGAGTTTTTGTTTAGATATTTTAATAAAATAAAAAAAAATAAAAAATTATGGTTTTTTGATTTTGAGACGGCAATAATATACAAAAGTGAACTTAAAATTTAATATATTTAATTTTATTTGTAAAACTACGTTTAATTATATCTTTAGTAACTAGTAAAAACTCGTATTTGTGTAAAAGATTATCATTTTTTAAAATAAAATTGAAAAAAGAATAATAAAAAGATATTATTATTATATAATATGGAAGCTTTCGCAAAACCTAGGTATAAAAAGAAACAACAGGTTGAAAATAATATTTATACAAGGTCACTTATAACGCGTAGCATATCCATACCTATTGTTAGCGTGGGAAAGAATATTCAGGAAACTATTGAAAAATATGTGGCACTTAATTATGAAGGTAAATGTTCAGTTGAAGGATTTATAAAGCCAGAATCTTGTAAGATTGTTACTCATTCAAGTGGATTAGTGAGGGGTGTAAATATTGTCTTTGAAGTTGTATTTGAATGTCAAGTTTGCTGCCCAGTTGAAGGGATGCTCATTCAATGTGTTGCAAAAAATATTACTAAAGCAGGAATCCGAGCAGAAAGTTCAGACGAAACACCATCTCCTATTATTGTATTTATAGCAAGAGATCATCATTATATGATTCAACATTTTTCTACAATTGAGGAGGGTACAAAATTTGTTGCTCGTGTAATTGGTCAACGTTTTGAATTAAATGATAAATATGTTTCTATCATAGCAGAATTAGTTGAACCAAAAAAGGATTATGGTAGTGAAGGAGTTTTTAAAGAAAATTTAGTAAGACCAAAGTTAGTAATAGAATCTGATTAATTTCATTATAAATTTATTTATGAAATTATTTTATTTCGGGAATATGGATTTCTTATATTTTTTGTCATTCTCTTATTTTTTGTCATTCTCTTATTTTTTGTCATTCTCTTATTTTTTGTCATTCTCTTATTTTTTGTCATTCTCTTATTTTTTGTCATTCTCTTATTTTTTGTCATTC